TTGCAGGCATCGCTACCGCCACATTTCGTGCTGTCACGGAGCCACAGGCGAACATCCTTGTGGGACTGACCGTGGAGATGCGGGACAACCTAACATTGATCGAGCGGAACACACGGATGACCGCAGAAATTCTCGGCGGTGACGTTCTAGGTGCCTTGGCTGCGCAGGGAGCCAACGCACAGAATCAGGCGGCGGGGGCTCCCTCAGCCCAGCAAGCGTCTGTGAACGACCGAGAACTGCTGGACGAGGGCTTTGCTGCTGATGGGAACCTCTAAGACTATACTCACATAGGCACGAGACCCAGGAGGACAGCATGGCAAACCAAGACGTACGGCACTACCCACAGGTCTTCAATGTTGCTGCGGCCGCAGACGCCGACTAGGCAAAGGAACCTTTCGGGAACACCTGTCGGTACATCCCTCCCGGCGGGCCGACTCGTCACTGTACTATGAACGAAGGGGCATATTATGGCTCAGCCGGACGAACGTGACATTCTACTATCGCAGACTACGGTGCCCACGTTTACAGCGAACGTGTACACCTCGTCTTGGGTCCGAGGGGCAGACTGGGAACGAGTGGTTGGTGTGATCTATTCCAACCAGGCCAGCATCGCGTCTGGGTTCAAGATAGAGCAGTCTATTGACCGGTCAACGATCTTGGACACGCAAACCTACACCATAGCTGCGTCAACAGGTACCCGAGTTGAGGCCCAGGTCGTTGCCTCGTGGTTCCGGGTATCGTTCGAGCATGGTGGTGTAGCCCCCACAACCTTCCAGCTAGAGGCGTACGGCAGCATTGCGGTTGTTGCCAGTTCCTTGCTAGGAAGCTCTGTAACTGTTGCAGGAGCCGCTGCCGAAGACGCTGCGGTAGTTGGTGATCCGGTACTTACTGGTGGTCGTTATGATTCCAGTGACAGATCGCTAGACGATGGTGACGTAGGCGCACTTGCGGTCACTGCGGCTGGCGAGGTCAAGATTTCAAGCGGCATAGGCGCTACGGGTCTTGGCAAAGCAGTCGATGGTGTCGGTGGTGCAACAGATACTGGAATCGCCGTTCTCGCCCTGCGGGATGATGCCCTTACAGCATTGACGCCGGTTGACGGTGACTACGTGCGGTTGCGCGTGGATGCTAACGGCGCATTGTGGACACGCGACGACATTCTCGAAGCGGTCGTATCGGGATCGGAACTGCAAGTTGATGTTGTTACCCTACCAGGTGTAAGTGCCGAAAATGAGACTCCGGGAAGCGGCATGCTTATCCAGGGGGATGATGGTGGCGCAATGGGGGGCAACGTCAGGAATATAGCAATCAATACTGCTGGACACCTACAGGTCGATACCACCGATGTTGTTCCGGGTACTGGCGCAACCAACTTGGGTAAAGCCGAGGATGCTGCGCACACTAGTGGCGACGTAGGTGTGATGGCGTTGGCCGTCCGTAACACCATCTTGGCTTCGTTGAGTGGCGCTGATGGCGATTATAGTGCGCTGCAAGTCGACGACAACGGCGCGCTGTATCAGGTTCCAGGCGATCATATCGACATGGTATCGGTTGCCGGGACACAGGCGACTGCTGCGAGTACTTCCGTGATTTCTGCTCCGGGCGTGGGCAAAGCGGTCAAGATTCTGGGCGGGAACTTCCAACAGAACGCGGCCAGTCCTACCAATCCGCAACGCATCGCAATCGAAAATGGAACGGGCGGCGCAGAGAAATTCGTGGCGCGTCTCTCGGCGAATGATGGCGCAGGAATCGGCTTCTCGCATCCTGTCATCATGTCCGCGAATAACGCTGTGCATCTGGATTCCGACCAAGCCGATTCGTTCATCTGGTCGTTGACCTACACCATCGTGGATATGTAAATGGCTACGCATCGAGACTATAAGATCGTCCGGTTCTCGGTGGATCGGGCGGCCGTGCGATTCTTCGAGGGTGAATACCAAACACCGGTCGATGATCCTAATATCGGGGAGTTGGCGACTGATCCGGTGTATGTGCGTACTAGTGGGGGTGATCTAGTCTCATACGACTTCGCCTCGGATTGCACATACGAACGACTGGTGGATTTCCTGAACGACAAGCTGTCATCCATAGGCTCGTTGGATAGCATCCCTGAACAGGTCCGGGTGCGTGAGCCGGACCTGATAGAGAAGACTTGATGCGCCATCTTAGCGACGAACATTTCGATCAGCCTCTCATGCAGACGCTAGTGCAGGCGCACGCTAATACTGCGCGTGGCCGGGAGCAGCTTTGCATCGCGGACGACGTTCCCGAGGGCCGCAGCATCATTGGGCTGCACCGCAACCGCATGATTTGGCTTGCGGATCAGCAATATCCTGGCTGGCTTGGGGCGCAGCGACAACTATGGGAGGAACGACGCGCGGGGCGGCCGCACAGGCTGGTCGCAGACATACGGTGCGGCAACAAATTCACGGCGCGACTGCACGCATTGCAGCAGCAGGACGATCTGCACCCCTCTCTGCTCAGATCGTATCTGCGCTGGCGTCAGCACGGACTTCCGTATATCCCCGGCATCAGCGTGCGCACGGCCTACGCAGACTCAGCGACCCACTACCCTGACCCGAATCCAGAAACCACGAGCGTAGACGGATACGTATATCGCTACGTGCCGGGGTCTACGTGGGCGAGTCTCCGCGACGGTGCCGGGAATGCGGTCAATGCTGGCTATGGATGGTTCTACCCGACCTACCTGGACCCTGGCTCATCCTCCGGCCTGTGGGATTTGATACTACGGTCATTCTTTCTGTTCGACACGAGCGCTATAGGTGCAGGGTACTCCATCGACGCGGCCACGTGTAGCCTGTACGGCATGAGCGGGACAGACGGCGGGGGCCTCGCGCCAAGCGGGAATATCTATGCTTCCAACCCGGCCAGTAATACGACCCTCGTCAACGCAGATTACGCGGCTGTCTCTAGGGTGCCATTTTCCGATGCCATCACCTACGCCGCATGGGATATATCAGCCTACAACGACTTCGCCTTCAACGCAGCCGGGCTGGCGGCCATTGATCCCGAGGGTATCAGTAAATTCTCGGGGCAGAGCATCGCTGACGCGACTGACACAGAGCCGACGTGGAGCGTTAACGCTAATTCCTACACGCGGGCACGAAGCGCCGAATACACCGGCACCACGCAAGACCCCAAATTGGTGGTGACTTACACCGTCAGTAGTAGCTATCGCGGCTTCATTGATCGGCTTCTTCTAGGGGTGGGCTGATCTCGGATCGCTGGAGTGGACATACACGACATGATTAGTGCTACGGAAATAGCCCGTGATAAGGTTCTGGAACTTCTTGGTGATGAGTACGGTGAAGGGTACGGACTCAGGGTTAGGGTAAGTGGTGGTGGATGTAGTGGTATGCAATATCAGTTAGGATTTGATACACCACAAGATGGAGATAGAGTTGTTGACGAAGGTGGTCTACTTTTGATGGTAGATATGAAGTCATTGATTTATCTCAATGGTTCCGTAGTAGATTATGCAGAAGGTCTTATGGGTGCAGGTTTCACAGTAGACAATCCCAACGTAAGGTCTTCGTGTGGGTGTGGTGAGTCTTTCAGTGTCTGAACGCGTGGGCGATATAGGAGCGTGCGGTGCCTCGGCACACCGTATGCGTAGTCGGTCTCGGTCATGTCAGGCCTCCAGAATGCTGTAGTCGCCCATGCGGTCCATCTCGTCGAGGTGGAACCAGTACCAGGCCCCTGACTTGGTGGACTCGTTCTTCTTCCGGCGCGTGTCGATGAGATGATGGATAGGGGCCTGGTAGACGCCAGTCGGGTATGCGTCGGGCGGCGGCGGCTGGCGGTACTTCCGGGCGCGTGCACGATCCACCTCTGTAGGTTCTCCAGATTCGACTGCCAGAACCAGCTTCACAGGGATTTGGAAGTAGTCCCCGTAGATACGGTAGTCCTCGGAGCGTTTGCCCTCCACGCTGAATCCGAACACATGCCCGTAGATGTCCCAGCTCACGGTGTGCTCGTATTTGACCTCGACCGCGACCGGACCTCGGGGGCCCACCACCTGGATGTCGGGCCTGCAGACCCTGACGCCCCCTGCGTCGACGTAGTGGTGCGTCCCGATGCGTAGAGAGGTATGCCCCAAGCGGTTGCTGAGAGCCATGAAGAGGTCCTCGTGGCGTTCCCCCTGGTCCCTCTGGCGTTCCCAGTCCGCGTCCTTGGTGCGGGCGTCCCTCATGTCGGACTCCCCTAGTCGCGACGGCTGTCGGCAAGGTAGTAGACCGCGAACAAGCCGAGAAACACCAGGACGCCCACGACGAGCACAAGGAGTTTGGCCCCCAGCGGCAAGGGCACCAGCGTTTCGAGCGGTGCGACGGTCACTGCGGTACTCATGTCAGTCCTTCTCCCGAGATGAACGTATGAGGTGACGGGCAGCCCAGGATATGAGCACGGCGTACACGGAAATGACGATCCAGCAGCCAGCGGCTTGGTACCAGGTCATGCGGGGGTATCCTCGCACTTCGAGACTCTGTCCGATATGGAGCTCGTCAGGGAGTGGCAGGCGGGACACTTCACGTGGAGGACGTAGTCTTCCCCGTGGCCGAACACCATCACCGCAGAGGGTTCGCGTTTGGGCGGCAGTAGGAAGGAGGGATCGGTGCCCTCGATCTCCCACAGTGTGTGGCAGGTCTTACAGAAGGCTTGGAACCCAGCGTAGTCGGGTCCGATGGGCTTGCGAGTCGTCTTGATGAGCTTCGCCAACGTGGAGCCTCCAGATTGTGTGGGAATGATACCACACCCGCCGCGTCTTGGGGTATCATCTTGGCATACGAAAGGGGGCCGACATGCCGGTTATGACTGACTGCGATGGTGTGGGCTGCACGGCGCGGGAACACACACAGGAGAGATGAACATGTCGAGTGAGAGATACGTTCAGGCGAGAGACTACACCGGGAAGGCCACGGGCTTGGTGCGGCTGGGGTCCATCACGGCTCTGGACAACGCCCCGCTGCCGGATCGTCGGGCGGGAGAGTACCGACTCCACACGGTTAAGGCGGAGCCGCCCGACTGGCACTGGGAGGTGCACGGCGTCGACCAGAAGTTCCCCGACCAAGGCTACACGGCTCGCGGGACGCTGACGATCTTCCGGGTGAACTGTGGCAAAACCGATGGCGTGGGTTGGGGCAAGAACCCAGGTAACGCGGCCCTGGCGGCGCTGGAGCAGGCGGCAAAGCTGTCGAGACTAGGCATCGACGACCTTCTCGCGAAGGCCGCCGTCACGCTCTAGAGGTTCTTGACCTGTTGCGCAAGCTGCTCGCGTATAGTCACGTGCGTGCCTCCCCGGAGCCGACAGCGTAGCCCAGCATGTAGCCGCCACACCAACGCCGATGCCTCTTCCCCTTCCGCCCCTTCGGGCAGAGCGTGAGCGCCTGGATGAGTAGAGCCTCCGTGCCCATGAACGCGTTGCGCCCGTGAGCGTTCGCGTGCTTTCGCCCCAGCTTGTACCCCTTACCCATCTGTCTCCTCCTCCGAGTCCGCCTCGACGTAACACGTGGCCTCAAGAATCGCTCCCCACTCGTGGGGCACTAGGTATCGTGTCATCCTCCGTCCACCTCACTGTGTATTCGCTTGGGTCTGCCACGACGTCGAGCGCCTCCTCCGTAGGGAAGCACTGGATTCCGTGGAGGTGTGCGTTCTTGTCGTGCCATTCGACGATCACCCACATGGCGGTCCTTTCTTACCCCTATAGTATACCCCAAGCGGACCCGTCCGGGCGGTAACTGTGGCACAGCTCGTTCTCATCAGGGTACCAGGGCATCGGTTATCTCCAGTCACCGGGGTTGTGCGGCCATTTGAGCGCTAGGTGGTCCGCGATCACCTTCGTCGGCGTCACGATGTAGGGCGGGACCGGCGATCTCCACCCGGTTTGCAGCACCTTCCGCGTGTGCGACACGACGTACATCCTCATGTCACAGGTCCCTTCGCCACGACTGGGGGAGACTAGCGGGGTGGTTGTGCGTGTAGGGGATGTGGAACTCGAACGTCGAACTGATCCAGCTCGGGAGGTAGAAGCGGGCACCGTAGAGGGACACGTATCGTTCGCCCTTGTCCCTGAAAACCCGCAGCGTCCATACGTGGTGGTCCCTGACCTTCTCCGACCGTATGTAAGGCGCGCCCTGGCTCATTCCCTCATCTCCTCAAACAGTAGAATCTCGGCAGTGAACGCCAGGTTGATGGTTCCCAGCGCGCCGTTCCGGTGTTTCCGTATGATGATCTCGGTCATACCCGCGTCGGGGGAGTGCTCGTCGTAGTAATCGTCGCGGTAGAGGAACATGACGATGTCCGCGTCCTGCTCGATGGCCCCTGACTCGCGTAAATCGGACAACATGGGTCGTTTATCGCCTCGGCCCTCCACAGCGCGGTTCAACTGCGACAAAGCGACCACACAGACGTCCAATTCACGTGCCAGTTCCTTCAGAGTGCGACTATACTCGGAGATTTCCTGCTCTCTGGACCGATTCGCGTTCACTCCACCCGACAGAAGCTGCATGTAGTCGAGAATGATGACCCCGAGCTTCGGATGTCGCAGCTTTAGCCGCCGCGCCTCGGCGCAGACCTCCAGAATCGTGATCCCTGGGGTGTCGTTGATGTGCATTCGCGAGTTTTCGAGGTATCCCGCCGCCTGGGACATCCGTTTCCAGTCTTCCTGGGCTAGATGGCCTGTTCTGAGCTTCCCCATCGGGATTCTGCCCGCAGTAGAGAGCAAACGGGTCATTATCTGCTCCCTACCCATCTCCAGGGTGAACAATGCGACCTCAACTGCGTCTTCGTCGTCCCTAGCGGCGATATTCATGGCGATGTTATGTGCAAACGCGCTTTTGCCCATCGAGGGACGCGCAGCGACGATTATGAGGTCGCTCTTGTTCAATCCGTAGATATGATCGTCGATGGAGGGGATTCCGGTCGGGATTCCGACCAGTTTGCCCTTTCTCTTGTACACTTCCTCGATATAGGCGAAAGTGCTGGCTAAAACGTCGTTGAAGCCCGCAAAACCGCGATCTCGGAGGTAACTGGCGTCAAAAAGCGCCTTTTGGGCGTTTGCGACGACTTGGGGCAGTTCTATGTCCAAAGAGCCCGCATCTGCGAGAATATCGGACGCAGCGGCGACTAAAGCGCGTCTAGTCGCCCTATCCCGCACTATTTCGGCGTAATACTCGCAATTCGCCGCAGATGGGACCGATTCCTGAATATTGTAGAGATACATCGTCCCGCCGACTCTGGCGAGATCGTCGCTGGCTTTAAGCTCCTCAGCGAGCGTTAGAAGGTCAATCGGGTTTCCCTTCGCGGTCAGCCGCAGTGCGGCGGCATATAGGAGCTGATTCTTCCCAGCGAAGAAAACCGTCCTCACCTCACCCAAAATCGGGATTACGGCGTGAATCGCGTCCGGGCGCTGCATTAGCGCCCCTAAGACGTGAGTTTCCGCGTCTAGCGCGTGTGGGGACGCATCTGGGGCGTTAGTCGCCATTTACCAGTCTCCCGCCCTTGATTGCGTCGATGTTGACGTAGCCCTCCCTGTAGTCCAACCCGCACCCAAAGTGCTAGCTCTATCCACGGTCCAGCCTCCGTTGCTCTTTCCGGTCGGCCCGCTTCTGGATGCGCTCCGCCTCGCGCCTCTTGGCACGGCAGGGGGTTCTGTGCGACACGATGACCCGCCCCGGTGTCCCCTTCTCCTGGTAGCAGGGGAGCGACCTATCGACGCTGTGCTGCGTGATCGGCGACTGGAGGTGGTCCATCTCCGCGATACGTTTCGCCCACGTCTGTCCTGGCTTCATAACGGCTTCCTCAATCGGCTTGCTGGTCCTACGAGGTAGTGAAACGACTCCCAGAGGGCGAGCTTCTTGTCGACCGCGCCCCAGTCTCCGCATCGGAACCGGGCGTCGGAGTTTCGGTTCCAGGGCTGGTCCATGGCGATACACGGGAACCCCTCGGCGTCGAACACGGCGATCTCTGTGGGACGGTCCTCGATGTGGCACTGGACGCCCAGCTCGGTCGCCTTCGCCATCTTGGTGCCGCCCTTTGCGTGGTGGACCTCCGGGTCCGGGAACCACCGCGAGAGCCACCCCACGCTGTCGATGTCTGGGTTGCGTGACGTGATGAAGACGACCTCCCGATCCGTCAGGACCTCGACAGCGCCTGGGATGGGCATTACCATGTCCCACTCCATCCGATGCCACACAGCGGACACCTCGTCGTCGGTGAAGCCGAGAGCCGCGCCCAGGTCCCACTCGGTCAGGTCCTTGTGCCGGTAGCGCGTCCCGTGCAGCCGGTTCGCCTGCTTGAGCCACTCGCCCATCGCGTCGCCGACGACACCGTCGATGTCGCAGGAAATCCTCATGCCTTTTTCTTTCTGTGAGAGGCTCCTCGTTGAGCATGGCCCACACTACGGGAGCAGATCAAACGCTCGGTTCACCCAGCCATTGATGAACGTGAGTTGTGACGGGTCTCGCTTCACGATCCCTGCATAGTAGAGCATCTGCCCATGTGCTAGGGATACGACTGCCGCCTGGACGAAGCTCTCGTTTCGTCCATCAGCATCCATGGTTGTGTACGAGTTGACTCTGGCGGCTGTGCCGGGGCCATACGTACCGTCCGCTGACGTACCTACAAGTGCTTGTAGCTTTCGCACGCCTGCCTTCAGAAGTCCTGTCCCGCCGTTGACTTTGAGGTCATAGAGTTTGCGTGCCACTCGCAGGCTGCTCACGTCGGTGACGTGTACTCGCCGTGAGGGGTCTGCCGGTTTGTAGAGCCATCCGAAGTCGCCGTAGAAGCTGGTCACGCCGTCTTGGATGGCCTGCATAGGCTCATACAGGCTGAGGTCTATCGGACCCTCACCCCAGTCCGAGCGTGATATAGCATCCACGTCTGCCCACCACCTCAGCTTGGGGTGGTGCACCCGACTCACCCCACCCACAGTCTCACCTCCGCGATCTCTTGGGTTGTTCGTCCATGTGAGCAGCCCACCTTCGGATTCGATGGTAGGCTCGAATATCTCTCGCATCCGTGAAGCGTTCATTCCGTTTGCTCCTTTCCTAGCCACTCCCAGGTTCCGAGCGCCGGGCGCTTGCCTCCGGTGTAGAGGTTGGCATGGCCGGACGTAACCATGGCGCGGTTGATGTCTGTCATGGTTCCGTCCTCTGCTGAAGATAGTGGATCGGTCCACAGAGAGACCATGTACCTCCCGTATTTCCCGGTACGCTCATCAATGTCTCCCGAGCGTCTACGGATTTTGTGGGTTTGAACGATGATCTTCTCGGGGCGGTGTGTAGAGGAGTTGTGTAGGAACGCACTGAGCGCATTCTTGGCCGCGATCCCCTTCGACTTCTCCGGCTCTGGAGTCCGTGAGTGGGACTCCGGCGTATTGATCCCGTACAATCGCACTCGCCGTTCGATCAGGACGCCAAACCCGAGGTCCATCGTCATGTCCAACGTATCTCCGTCGATGACTCGGAAGGATTTGACACCGTAGTAGAACAGGTTCATTGGAACGAATCTCCCATTCGTCGTAGCATGTGCGCTTTCGCCTCCTGTTTGATTTCTCCCCACTCCCCGTTACCGGATGTTTCCAGGCGTTCGAGTATTTTGGCAGGGACGTGTGTTTTTTCAGCGGCGGCTTCTATCCCGAACCCCATCGCCAATAGGTTTGCCGCTTCCGCCAGTTGTTCGCGCACCGCATCTTCCGGTGGGGGAGCTACGGGTGGTGGTGGCGGGGGCGGAGAAGTCTCTACTTCCAAGCTCGCGCGGGCCGTCTCGACGGATTGTGTCAGAGTATCAGCGGATTCTTTGAATGCGTCCACCTCCCCTGTCTTCACGGTGTCTATCTGTTCAGCCATCGCCATCATGTCCTGCGCGACCGATCCTAGACTTTTTTGCCCAGCTAGGACAAGTGGGATCGTCTTGTAGAGGTACACTGTCAGTGCTGTGGCGGCGGCGGAAGCGGTAATGAGCGCGGTGACCCCTCCCATATCGGTGGTATGTAGGAGTGCAAGCCAGATCACCAGAGTCCCGAGGAGTTTCCCAGCCACGAGCAGCGTCGTCTGCGCCGTCCTCGTATCGGGGGTCGCGAAGGGCACGTCCGGCTTTTCTACGGGGACCGTGCGGGCAGTGCTGTAAGATGGGTGTGCCATCAGACCGCCTCCCGTAGCTTCTTCACCGCGTTCCCGTAAGCCTGGTGGACTGCCTGTCGACTAACGCCGCCTTCCCGCTTCGCTACGGCCAGCGGCTTGTGGCCCTCCGCCTGCGCCCAGGCACGCCTCCACATCAGGTCGGGGATGTCCGCGCGCGCAAGGAGCTGTTCGAGTTCTACCCGCGCGGTCCCCTCGCCCTCGGCCCAGAACTCGGGGAACTGATCGGCTCCGAGTATCTCGTCGTCCGTGTTGGTGAAGTCGACGTCGACGTGCTTCGGGAGCGTCGCTTCCCCCCGGAGGACCTTACGCCAGAACCTGTCGCCCAGGATGAACCCGCCACGGTTGCTGCGGGCGGCCTGTACGGCGGCCCACTTGATGTAGGGGTGGAGATAGGCGGTGAGCGGCACCCCGAGGGAGGGGTCGTACCGCTCGTACATCTTCAGAACTATCTCCCAGACATCCTGGATTGTGTCGTCGATCTGGTCCTGCCGGTTGCGGTTACGCAGAATGCGGGCCACGACCGGCTCCAGATACGCCCTGAGTTCTTCACAGACTTCCGCCGTCATGCACGCCCCCCGCATGGTGGGTGTCCACCATAAGTATGCCATGCCTCCGGCCCACGGTCAAGTCGGTTCCCGCGTTATGCGGGGCGGGGACGGTCGTCGAATGTCGCCCCCCGGTTCGTCCGCCAGGGGGTCGGTGAAGGTACCGTTCTCGACCATGAGCGCGATCAGCGCGTAGCCCAGTATGTCCATCCACGTGTCGCGTAGTGCTTCCCCGATGACCTTCGTCTCACCGCCGTTCTTGAATCCCTCGTAGAGACGCGCGATCTTGTCGTTGAGGCGGACGTAGATTCCTAGCTGAGGTCCCGCCACCTTCGGGTCAATTCCAGGGACCCCCCACGCCTCCGCGAGATGGGCGATGGGCGTCTCCATGATGTTAGTCGGGCCGTAGTCATGCTGCTTGCGGAGCATCAGCTCGCGCATATCCGCGAATACCTCGTCGAGCCCCTGGTTGAACGTACGGGGGGCGTCACTTGCCATGTCGCTGCGTCTCCATCCTGTCGATCATCCGCTTCGTGCGTCGACGTTGGCGGCGTTTGTGCGCACGCCGTTCGTAGGCGGTGCCCGATCCCTTCTTCGAGGGCCATCCGGTCTGCATGATGCGCCTGTAAAGATTCACCCGTGCCTCCCCCTTCTGTTTAGTTCGGCGGCTCTATGGGACAGTACCAGCCTGCGGGCCGTGGCCTCGTCGGATAGCACGGACCCCCTTGTCGTCACCGTCTCTCGGAACTCAGCCAGCAGTCCCGCCTGCTCCGCCTTCAGCCGTAGATGCGGCAGTAGAGCTCTTAGAAGCTCGGACATGCTCGAAGCCGGGCAGTACCATCGGTAGGTGGCGCGAACTCCCCCCTTTCCCGGCGGGCGTTTGGTCACCTTCCCCCCGAATGTCCGTCCAAGTAGCCTCGGTATCTGGGGCCACGACTTCGTGAACGATACGTGAGCCTGCCCCGCACGTGGCGGCCTCGGGTGAGCTATCTGGAACGTACCATCCGCGTCCATGGCACCGGCAAGGTAGGCACGTAGCTCCTCCTCCGCCAGCGCGCCCACGGGTATCGGGTCCACCACGTCCACCGCACCGCAGGCGGCTCTTACACGTCGGTGTAGCCCGTAACGGACGCTAGCCGACGCTCCCGCCATCTCGGCGAGGAGCTCTGCGCGGCCCCGTTTGTTCCGCAGGAGGGGGGTGACCTCGCCGAGCACCTCCTCCGTACGCGACCCGGCCACTTTCCACGTGTATGTATCGCGACCATTCACGCAGGAGACTGCGTTGCGGTTGGCCTTGCCACCGTATCTCCGTGCAAGGAGGGCGGGAATGCCCTCGGTTACCTGCGCAAGAACCACGAGTGGGTACGCGTGTCCGTCTACTTCGGTCGTGGTGAAGCACCCGTCGCAATCGAGCACGCCCGACAGATACGCTAGCTCAGTGTCCATAGTTCCTCCAGAGAGAGAGAACAGCCCCCGAGGTCCGCTATGTGCGGTTCGGGGGCTGTTGTCCGGGCTCCGCAAGTGTTACCCTGGCCAGGTATTCCTGCCCCCACAAGGCGCAGGGGTCTACGCTCACTCGCGACTTACCGCCCCGGTAGTCCTGCTCCCACGAAGCGCGGGGCAGTTTTGGCGTCACCGACATACCCAGGTCGCACCGTTGATTGGCCCCTCATACCCCCGACGGTCCTTTTCGAGAGCGGGTGGTGGGTTGGCCATTGGCCGCTGCGTACAGCGCCCACCGCCATTGGTACCGCTGGAGGGACTCGAACCCCCGCCGCCTGGTCCGTAGCCAGGTGTTCTATCCACTGGACGACTCCGGAAGAGAGTAGGCGGTGGGCAGGGACTCGAACCCTGAAGTCGCCGGTTCACCACCACCCCTTTGCTATGCGCCGCCCACATGGCTTCGCCACGTGCGGGGAATCGAACCCCGGCTGCTCCATTCACGCGGCTAACACGACGCACACTCTGAATTTGGTGGCGGGGCCGGGAGTTGAACCCGGTACTCTCCGGTTTATGAGACCGGCGCAACACCGTTATGCTATCCCCGCAGGATGTAGAAGTAGTATAGCACGTCCCGTCCCCCTTTGGCAACTTCAAGCGGGGCCAATTCCACCTCGACCAAGTCCACCTCGACCAAGTCCGTCGGTATCCCCTCGTCGGTCACGTTCGGTTGGCCAGTTACGTCCAGTTAGACAAGGAACCTGTCCTCGTCGTCCTCGTCCCCCGGCGGCTTGTTAGCACGTACGTGGTCCAGAGCAACTTGGGCCGAGTCCCCCATCGGGTTCATCACAATGTCGAGGATAAGAAGCGACCTCGGGGTGACCCGATACCCGCAGAGCTCCACCGTCCAGGTGGTCGCGGCCTCGCTGGGGAAGTTCGGCATCTCGGACAGAAACACCGCATCCCCGGCCACCGGACGTGTGTCCTCCATCCACGTTCCTAGAAAGGTCGCGGCCTCAAGAGCGTCGTCGGGCGACTTCCCGTACCAGGCCAGTTGGAAATGGTGCACGGCATGTGTCCTTCTAGTCACGGGTGTCACGGCCCGCCGGGAGGGGGTTTACCGCTAGGTGTTCTCGACCCGAGGCAGCACGATACCTACCTGCCCCTGGTACTTGCCACGCTTGTCGCGATATGAGACTTCGCACGGCTCGTCGGACTGAAGGAAGATCGCCTGACCGATGCCTTCGTTCGCGTATATCTTCGCCGGGAGAGGCGTGGTGTTCGAGATTTCCAGCGTCGCGTACCCCTCCCACTCCGGCTCGAACGGCGTTACGTTGAGTATGATCCCACACCGTGCGTAAGTCGACTTACCCAAGCACACTACCAACACATCGCGAGGGATGCGCCAGAACTCCACGGTTCGCGCGAGCGCGAAGGAATTTGGCGGGATTACGCACGTGTCCGACTGCATCTCTACAAACGCTGCGGGCTGAAAGTTCTTAGGGTCTACGACCGTTGGCGAGACGTTCGTGAATACCTTCCATTCGTCGGCTACGCGGAAGTCATACCCAAACGACGACAGCCCGTAGCTCACGCAGCCGTCGGTTCTGACTTGCGTACCGACGAACGGCTCCACCATGCCGTGCTGAGACGCCATCTCACGTATCCAGCGATCCGACTTCACCGACATCGTGTCTTCTCCCGAGCCTATTCGCTATAGTGAGCCCACCGTGCGCCTACGCAACATTAAGTTTGGAAGACCCGTGACACCCGTGACACACCAATGGACATACGGCTTTACGCCGTGACACTACCCGTGACATGCCCGTGACTAGAAGGTCCATAGTGTGCCTTCTACCTTAACCGGGTGTGGCTTATATCTTACCCGGTTCCCTTGACGGGGGGAAGCCGAAGCGGGTATTATCTTGGTATCACCGCCAAGTTGCGAAATCCGAGGGGGTCGCGATGAAGACTACGCACATCAACCAACTTCGCGTGCTGGTCGTGGGCGACATCATCCTCGACCGATACGTTCATAGTACGACCACACGGCTATCATCGGAAGCCCCCGTCCCCATCCTTCGCCCGGACAAGACCGAACACCGCCTCGGCGGCGCGGCGAACGTCGCACGGCAATGCGCAGCGTTTGGGTGCGAGACACACCTAGTGGGCATCACGGGGAAGGACGGGCCGTTCGCGACCCTATGCGACCTCTTCGACGAGTCGGGGATCGGCTACCTCGGGGTGTTCCACAGTGAACGCCGTCCCACGACGGTCAAAACCCGCTTCCTGGGGAACGGACACCAGGTAATGCGTCTGGACGAGGAGGTAAACGAGCGAGACCACGGCGACGAGGTTCACCCCCGATTACTCAGCCACCTGGAGCGCACCGCCCACCTCTACGACGTCATCATCGTCCAAGACTACGGGAAGGGCGTTGTCGACTTCGACCTCCTGGAGGCACTCCTCGACAGGTCGAAGAAGGACCGCGTCCTCGTGGCGGACCCGACCCCCGACAGCATGGGCAAATTCGAGGCTTTCGACTACGTCACGCCCAATGAGCGCGAGTTCCGTGAGTACCACAACCTCAACACCGCTGACCGTGGGGCCGACCGCCAGGCGGCGAACCGCCAGATACACGATAGCTGCCTCAAGGGCGTCCTAGTCACGCGCGGCGCGGGCGGCGTCTCGATCTACTACGACGACGACATGCACGTCGGCATAAAGGCTGCCCCGGTGGTTGTCCGGGACGTCACAGGCGCGGGGGATACCGCCGTCGCAGCGTTCGCCGTCGTGCTGGCCGCCAGCGGCTGCCTCATGACTGCTGTCCGCGCGGCTAACCATGCTGGGGCCGCCGTCGTCCAGCAGCAGGGGTGCGGCGTGGCCACGGTGAGCGACATCCTCCCTGGAGAATACGATGACGCCCCTGAGATGTGAGCCAGGATACGTGTGTGTCGAGGGCGGCGTCGCGAACTCTCACCGCATCGCCTTTGAGTCGGCCTGGATCGTGCGCATCGGGGGGAAGCCCTACCGCGTGGGGCCAGGCTGGCACGATCTGGCCCTACTGGTACTGCAGCACTTCCAACTCCACGGCTGGAACGTGTACGTGAGCGACCCAACGCAAACTACTGTGAGTCGGCGTTGGGTCGCGCAAGCGGGGCTGGAGATCACGCCGGTTGGGCCCACTCCTGGAATTCTTCCAGCGTCATAGGCCGTGAGGTCCTCCCCGGCGGGGACTCGTGGTAGGTGAACTCGGTGGACTCGTCGGCCAGTTCGAGGACCTTGTCGGACGCGTCCTCGTACCATTCCGACCGGGCGTCGTCTTCACACCCGTCCTCTCCGAACTCCATCAGTCCATCGTCCCACAGCTTGACATACATAGGTATGCCTCCTTCACCGGAAGCATACCTTGGCTGCCCGAGCTTGGCAAGGCGTTATGCGCCCACAGCCATACCAATCTGACGGTTCGCTCGGACTTCGGCGAAGATCATCTCGCCGATGCTGTCGATCAGGCCCTCCAGCACCCACTGCTCGCATACCCCGAGCCCACCGGCGGCCAGCACCCGCTCCGAAAGGGATCGCGCGGCGACAGGGGCTTCCCGCTCCGTGGCCATGATGTATAGGACCACCGCGTGGGAGTTGTCATGGTTGACCCCGTGAGTGAGGACGTAGTCGATCCTCGCCCGGAGATCGGCTACGGAGCACCGACGGCAGATGAGCTTGTACAGGGTATGCTTCTCGGCAATCCTGCGCCACGCATCGCTTCCGCTCGCGAGCCCTAGTTCCATCGTCGCTTCCCACGTTTCGATACGTCGGAAGTCGGCTTGCTTCAACATTGCTCGTCCTCCGTGTAGGGTGTCCAATTCATAGATAGTATAGATGAATGTTGGCCGCGTAGTCAAGTTGGTAAACGTAGGCTTGACTTTGGACGTGGGCGAGGTACACTCAAGCCATACTGAAGGGACCTCGCCATATGGCCGAGCATCGACGTGTTGACTTCCAGCACCGCATCCCGCTTCTTGGGACCGACGACCCCAACCGCTGTGTCATGTGTACGATCCCAGCCGACATCGACGACGCGGAGATGGCGCGTGTCTGCAAGGCGCTTAGGGCACTCACAGAGATTGTAGACCTGACGCCACTAGCCCACAACCGTCCGGTGGGCTCGGACAACCACGATGACTAAGGATTCCGACAGGCCCGTGTGCGTGGAGACGCATGTGTCGGTAGCGCGTAATTCGTGAGGGTACCCTTTCCCCGCACGTAGCGAGAACGGGCCGTAGCGCGGTACAACAACCGGGGGAGTTTTGGGCTCATGGCCCCTTCCCCGGAGCCGCCCACGGGGCTATAATGACCTACGACAAACTGTTCGACGAGTTTCGGCGGGTGTCGCGCGCCAATGCGATGATGGCGCAGCTACTGGAGACCCAGGGAAAGGCCCTGGTTGCTGATAGGGAGCTGATTAAGCTCCTCATTCGTGTCCTACAAGCCAACGGCCTGGAGATTCCAGATGAAGCTATGCCCTTCCTGCGGTGAGGACTCCTTGACGAAGAACGGCACCTCCCCGCGTGCCGACGGTTCCATGTACCAGAAGTTCCGCTGCGTGAACTGCGGGGCCAACCCCACCAACTACAGCCACACCGCCCCCGCCGCCCCGCGCGGTGCTGAGGCCGTGGTGGAGCACAGCGTGAACCGGCGCACCCACACCGCCACGGTACCGATGTCGGAGGCACCGACCACACTCGACGAGTGGATCGCGATGCTGGACATCGACCTCGACGAGTGGTCCGTTACCAAGGCGAGCGCCGGGCGGTGGGAAGGCTTCATCAAGAACTCGCAGAAGCAGATCGAGAAGACCCCGCTGTTTAAGTTCGCGGTGGAGGTCGTGCGGCGGCACCCAGTCATCGAGTCCCCCGCCGTTCGCCCTGTCCACATCAACATCTCCTACACCCCGCTGTCGATCCCGGTCGTGGTGGCACCGGACGAGTCCTGGGGACGTGCGCTCATCATCCCCGACACGCACCACGGCTTCATCCGCGACACCTACACGCGGAAGCTCACGCCCCTCCACGACCGCCGCGCCATTTCCATCGCCATGAGCGTCGCCGAGGTAACGCAGCCGGACAAGGTCATCCTGGTCGGTGACTGCCTCGACCTGGCGGAGTTCTCCAAGAAGTTCGTCCGAAGTTCCGAGTTCGAGCGCACGTTTCAGCCCACCATCGTCGAGTTGGCGTGGACCTTGGCAAAGCTGCGGACCTCGTGCCCTGACGCCGAGATCATCTACATGGAAGGCAACCACGAGAAGCGGTTCCGCGAGAGCGTCCTTATGGACATGAAGGAGCTCGAAGGCGTCTACGCTGCGCTCGACCCCGAGAAGCTGCCCGTCCTGTCCGTCGCGAACTACCTCGGACTCGACGGGCTGGGGATCAACTGGGAAGGTCCCTACCCCAAGGCCCGCGTCCAGCTCAACAACCGCATGGTGGTGACCCATGGGCACACCGTCCGGTCCAAGGGCGGCGCGACCACCCGCGCGCTGCTACAGGGACTCGACTGCAACATGGTCATGGGACACGTCCATCGCCTGGAGCAGGCGGCGCACACGTTCCACGGCACTGGAGACCCCATCGTCTACGTGGCAACGTCCGTCGGCACGCTGGCGCACATCGACGGGCGCGTCCCCTCGGGGTCCGCGACGGAGAACTGGCAGCAGGGCTTCGGCATGGTGGCCTACGAGATCGACGGGGATAGGTCGTTTACCACGCTCCACCCCATCACCGCTGGGTTCAGCATCGTGGAGGGCGAGGCCTACGTCGGGGATGACTACACCGAGCAGCTCGTCGACGAGACGCGGTGCGACGAGCTATCCTTGTCATTCGATGCGTAATCGGGCATAATATACGTGTGCACCGACGACGTACCGGAAAGCGTTCCGGCGCACATTGGTCGTGGAGTATGGTTGGGGGCCTTTGGCCCCCTTCTTCATGGAAGGGGCCATATGAGTGATTGGAGGAGGCATGGAAGCGTCCGCAGGCATGACCCGGACACGATGTTCGCGACGGTTCGCCACGACGGCAAGCTGTACCTGAGCGCCACTGTCTACGAGAAACACCTACGCTATGAGACCCACGTGGTCTTGTTCTCCCTCCCGGATGGTGGGCGGCTCGGCGTCGCGCCGGTGCCGGACAACACCAACGACGCCTTACCGCTCCGTGGCAAGGAGCGCAACGGTGGCGCAGAGGTATCACGCGTTGGCGTGGTTCGGGAGGCCCTTACGAGTGCCGGGTATTCCCGCCCCTACGGTGGGCGACACCCGGTTGTGTGGGACGAAGACGAGAAGATGCTCGTGGTCGATTTATCAAAGGAACTAGCACATGGCGCGTGACGCTGTTGCCTCACTGAAGCGAGTGATCCAGCCCCAAGTCAGAGAGTTCGAGTCACGATGCGCGGATGAAGGACTCGACGTCCTGATCTACTGCGGACTTCGGTCCCCCGAGGAGCAGGCGCGGCTCTGGCGCGTCGGACGAAGCCGGGCTAAGATCGACGAAACCGTCCTTAGCCTCCGCGCGGAGGCGGCCGACCTCGTGTCCATTCCTCCGTTGGCCGCCCCGAGCTCCAAGATGCTGCAGTACGCCGCCCTCCAGTTCGCCGACAACCCGGCTTTCCACGCCTACCCCCGTCCCGACGACTGCATTCTGACCGCGCGGTTCTCGGTCTTCATGGCGTCCCACATCGACATGGCGGGGCCGCAACGGGGGACGCGTAGGGTCACCAACGCGTGTCCGGGGCAGTCCGTCCACCAGTACGGTCTGGCCTTCGACGCTGTCCCCACACTCGGTGGGAAGCCTCTGTGGGACGATGCCGACGCCTTGGATGACATGGGCGCGATTGGCGAGGAGTGCGGGTTTGAGTGGGCAGGACGATGGCGCACCTTCCAGGAGTTCGTCCACTTCCAAGCGGTTGGCTGGAAGGACACCGTTCGGGGGCAGGGCGTATGACCCCCTTACCCGTGCGTAGGGACTTGACCAACGACATTCTCGCGCTGCACGACACCGTCATGGGCATGGCGGTCAATCGTATGGGGATGGATTGCTACCACGCAGCCCAAGACGTGGCGCAGGACACCGTCTCCCGCGTTATCCTCAAGCAGGCGTTCATCGACGTTCAGGACGCGGGGACGGTCAGGGCGTACACCCTTCGGGCTGCGGACAACGCCATTATCGACTACTACCGCGCCAACCATGGACCAAGCGGCAACGGGCTCCGGGAGACCCCCACCGGGCTACGGGGGGAGTTCCTCAAGTCCCCCGGCGACGTTGAGGCAGGCGGTTACCTCTCGACCTCGTCTCTCCCCACGGCTCTGGGGGAACTCCAGCATGAGGAGAGGGCGGAGTGGGTACGGTCACGGGCTGCCCGTCTCCCGAAGGAGCAGCGGTTGGCTATTCTTGCCCTCCTGGAGGGGCATAGCATGGCCGACTACGGGAAGCGTACCGGACGAGGGGGCTCCACGACGCGCGTGCTAGTCAAGCGGGCGAAAGCCGGGCTTGCGGTGCTGCTCGACCGAGAAGGGGTTCGCGATGATCTTTGTGAATGAGCAGTCGCAGATGGACGAGGTCGTTCGCGGCATCGCCGACATGAAGCTGCTCGGGCTGGACTGCGAGACGACGGGGCTTGACCCGCTTGTGGACGACCTTATGCTCATGCAGATCGGCAACGTCGACGAGCAGTACGTCATCGACGCGCGCCGCGTTGACCTGTCGCCGCTCATTCCCGCCCTCTGCACCAACAGGCAGCCGAAGGTGCTGCACAACGCCAAGTTCGACTACCAGTTCATCCTGACGAAGACGGGCATCCGCCTGGAGAACGTCATCGACACGATGCTGGTCGAGCAGGTGCTTCAGAACGGTCGGCTGCAGCGCGGGTTTGGACTCGCGGCGACCTACTTCCGGTACTTCGAGAAGACGGTGTCCAAGGAGGCGCAGATGTCGTTCGTCGGGCATTCCGGCGACTTCTCAGCGGCGCAACTCGAATACGCGGCGCAGGACGTCGCCTACCCCATCGAGCTCATCCTCGCGCAGACACCGGAGCTCAAACGCTACGCGCTGGAGCACACCGCGAAGCTCGAATGCCTGGCGGTGCTCGCTATCGCGGACATGGAGCTCAACGGGATCGGCGTGGATACGGTGAAGTGGCTGGAGTTGGAGGGGCGCGCGGGCGAGCTTGTCCTTGAGGCGCGGGCGGAACTGGACGGGATGTTCTTGCCCTTCCGCGAGAAGGACATGGACGGTATGCTCCTCGCGATCCCCGACGCCCTGAACTACGACTCCGACCAGCAGATGCTGGAGGCGTTGCAGTGGATGGACGTGCCCGTGACCGCGACGAACAAGGCGGTGATAGGGCATCTCGGGAAGGACTACCCGCTGGTTCAGAAGCTGCTCGACTACCGCGAGCACCGCAAGAACGTCACCACCTACGGGAAGGCGTTCCTGGAGCATGTCCACCCGGCCACCGGACGCATCCACTGTGACTTCAGACAGATTGGGGCGGAGAGCGGACGGCTGTCCTGCACCAAGCCAAACCTCCAGAACATCCCCTCGGGGTCCGCTTACCGCGAGTGCTTCGTCGCCGGGGAGGGCAACGTGCTCATCACCGCCGACTACAGCGGGTGCGAGCTTCGCATTATCGCGGAGTTGAGCGGTGACCCAGGCTTCGTCGACGCGTTCAACAACGGCGTAGATCTTCACTCGAAGGTCGCGTCCGACATGTTCGGGAAGACGGTGAGCAAGACGGAGAACGAGGAGCTTCGGGATGTCGCCAAGGTCATCAACTTCGGGCTGGCCTACGGCATGTCCCATGTTAAATTGGCACACACCATGAAGGTCACCGAGGACGAAGCCAAGAAGCACCTAGAGACCTACATGGGGATGTTCCCCAAGGTCGCGTCCTGGCTGAACACTGCCGGGCGCACGGCCGCGTCGCGCGGGTTCGCCACGACCATCGGAGGACGACGACGGTGGTTCAACATCGACGGGATCAAGGACGACCGACGGCAGATGGGCGCGGTGGAGCGGAAGGGCAAGAACACGCCTATTCAGGGAACCAACGCGGATATGACGAAGCTGGCCCTCTACGGGCTGCGGCAGCAGCTCAACCGCAAGAAGGCGGATGCCCGCATCGTCAACACGGTTCACGACGAGATCGTGGTCGAGTGCGCAGCCGGGGAGGCGGCTGGCGTCCAGGCGCTCATGGAGAAGGTCATGCGTAAGGCTGGCGAACACTACGTCAAATCCGTTCCGATGGAAGTCGAGTCGGCAGTGCGCGACTACTGGGGGCATTAAGATGGGCGAGGCGTACGTCGTCTACACCGACGGGGCCTGCAAGGGGAACCCCGGACTGTCCGGGGGCGGGTATGCGATCTACGGGCCGGAAGGGATCGCGTGCTGGGGTTCCAAGGCGCTCGGGAAGATGACCAACAACCAGGCTGAGTACCTCGCGGTGACGCTCGCCTTGGAGCAGTGCCTGAAAATGGGACTCACGCGCGTGCTCGTGAAGTCGGACAGCCTCCTGGTTGTGAACCAGATAAAGGGGTCCTACAAGGCGAATAACGGACCCCTGCGCCACCTGTGGGAGGATACCAAGAAGTGGTGTGCGCAGTTCCAGCACGTCGAGTTCGAGCACATCCCGAGGGAGGATAATGGCGTCGCCGACAAGCTCGCGTCGGACGCCTGCAAGGGCGGCGGGGTCGGCACCTGCTACCCGTGACCGTACGCACGAAAGCCCCCGGACCATCCGGGGGCTCTCAGTGCAGGAATCATCGCGTGAACCTGTGCGTTCGGCCCAATGAATGACGGCTATATGATACCACCGATTACTTGCCGTGGGAAAGGATAACCGTCACAAGTAACCCACCAATCATGAGAATCTGAGCTACAACGCCCAGCCAGAACATCCTCGCCGCTCGCCTACCCTGCGTGCGCTCCTCGCGAATCTCCGATATTTCCGCCTTCAAGAGCTCGACGTCCGTCACTAGGGCATGGCCCCCGTTCCCTGTAACTACAACCCTGTAGACGACCCCCACACGATCTTTCAGTTCCCGGAGCTTTTCCGAGATAACGGCATCGGCGGACTTGGACTCCTCGATAGCCACTCGCACCTTCCCCAGCTCGGTCATAAGGTCCTTGATGATCAGCGCCAGCTTGGTCGAGCTGTCCGTGGATGGCTCCGAGTGTCTCACTGATTTCCTCGATTCGTTGGTGGTGGTTAGCCCTGGCCGCACCCCGCGCGGCAACCACTGTGGCCATAGATCGGATGTCCAGCCTCATCTGTGCCACACAGACGGCGACGCTGTCGGGTAGCATAGGGTCTCCTGTCACCGTGCGGGCCCTGTCGTCTATAATAAGCGTGTGGGCGTGAGTTCGTACTCTCAGTATAGGTTGTAGGGAACATGTACGAATTGACCAAAGATGAGCGCGACCGGCGCGCGGCGCGTAAGCGTATCAAGCAGCGGCGACGGCACCACAGCCGACGTGGAACCGATATGTCGACTCCGCGCGGGGTGTCGCTGGGCAAGAAGATAGAAGCCCGTCGACAGCGGCGGGAGTGGCTCAACTATATCCCTGGACGTCCGGGGCAGCCAGACAGGGAGTTCGGGTCCAAGGGCCTGGGCGGAAAGCGGGAGCCATCGGAGTCCGACCTGGACATCGAGAGGAAGATGAAGCTCGCCGTGGAGTTGAAAAACGCGGAGATGGCTGGTAAAATGCTAGGACGACGCCTGGTTCGGCAGGTGATGACGGGGGAGGGGACGCAGCATGGGCCAGAAGATGGCGACCGTGTCGATGGCACGGGCTGAGGAAGCCTTCATCTACTGGATGGAGGTTCAGAATCTCTCGCAGGTGTCGCGGGACATGGACATCCCACAGCAGACGCTCAGTAAGTGGAAGAACGATCTCGATTGGGAAGAACGCTCGGCGAACATCCAGGGCACTGTGCGGAAGGCCGTGGACGGTCAGATCGCGAACCTCCACGAGCAGATGACCCACCAGGCGAAGCGGGCGTTGGATGACGTGGCGGAGCGATTCGTCGAGGCCGAGGCGGGAACCGTCTACGACTGCGCACGCGCCTTCGACGTCCTGGCGAAGTCGATCCTCCTTCTCAACGGGGAACCGACGGCGGTCGAGGAGAAGCGGGAGGTGGGCGTCACCATTGACTTCTCAAAGCTCTACAACATGGCCTCAGAGAATCGAGTCGTTGACGTCACACCTGGCGACGAGGAGGAGGACGTCGAAGACCCCTCCCTCGCGGCCGGACGCGTGAAGGTGCAGGAGGGACTCTTGAAGATGGGGGTCACCCTAAGCGCCGACGGCCCGGACGCAGAGGCAGCGGCGGAGGAAGCATGAGGATACCCGGAAGTCTGGTGGTCGACAACGACGCCGCCTCCCCCGAGCAGTTCGATGAGCTGCTCGGTGCGGTGGTGGCAGCACCCGATTCAAAGCGGATGCTGGACGCGGTTCGTCTTGAGTACCCCCAGCTTTACGGCGGGGTCTACGAGCGGATGCTCCGCGCGGGGGCGAAGACCGACTCGAACATGTTCCACGAGTATTGCTTCCGTAACACCGACGACACAATTCGCCTCCAGCCGCAGTTCCACCGCGAGTGGAATCATATCTGGGACCTCCGCCCCGAGCGTCTGTTCGTTATGGCACCGCGCGACCACTCCAAGACCACGCAGACGATCCAGCGCACGTGCCGCGAACTCGGTGAGAACCCGAACCTCCGTATCAAGATCGTGAGTAACTCCGATGAGAAGGCGTCGGAGATTCTCGGCGCGGTGGGGGAGGTCATTACTGAGAACCCCTACTACAAAGAGATCTACCCGCACATCCTGCCCGCCGGGGAATGGAAGAGCGGCAAGCTCCGCGTGCAGCGCTCGGCGACCGGGATGCGCGACTCGTCCGTGGAAGCCCTGGGCATCTTCTCGTCCGCCACAGGTGGTCGTGCTGACCTCCTGATCTTCGACGACATCGTGGATTATCGTAACGCCCGTCAGAATCCCGCCCTCCGGCGGCAGGTCAAGGACGTGTTCTACGAGGTATGGCTGAATCTTCTCGAACCGGACGGAGTCGCTTGGGTACTCGGCACCCCCTGGCATGAGGACGACTTGTACGGGGAACTGGTCGATAGATGCGAGCGCCAAGTGGGCGGCTGGATGATGTGGAGAAAGCCCTGCGTTGTCTACAGTGGGAAGGGCGAAGAACGTGTCAGGGAGCCGCTTTGGCCCGAGCGTTGGACCCTCACACACCTACGCGACCGCGAAGCCGAGATCAACGATCCTGCGGTGTTTTCTCGCCAGTGGCTGCTGAAAACGATTTCGTCAGAGGAGCAGGTTCTGTCGCCCCCCGTGTGGCGCGACGACATGGACCTGTCACAGATACCCCCCGACTGGCCCCGTTTCGTGGGCATCGACTTGGCTTCCGCCATGAACCGTCGTGGTGCGTTCACCGTCTTCTTCATCGCTGCCCTGGGTCCGAACGGAAAACGCTACCCGCTGGAGATCATCCGCGCCAAGATGGACTTCGACACCATCGTGAAGACGCTCGTTAGCGTCTACGAGCGGCACAAGCCGTATCACATGAAGGTCGAGACCAACGCGTTCCAGGCTGCGGTCTACACACATATCGAGCGATCACACCCCGCAATCCCGTTGACGGCCATCGTAACCGGACGGCAGAAGGCGGATTACGGCATAGGCATCCCCTCGCTCGGTCTGGAATACGACCGGAAGCTGTGGGAAGTGTGGCGCGCGAAGCCGCTTGTGGGCGAGGATTCGGTGTGGGCTGCGTATCAGGACGAGCTTCTGTCTTACCCAGCGGGGCGAAACAGCGACATCGTCATGGCGAACTGGTTTACCCAGCGTGCCATTATGGAACTCGAAGGCGGGAACCGCCCACGTGTTCGTTTGCTCTCCGAGGACTATACTGACAGCGTAATGGATTTGGCTATCAAGCCGTTGCCGGTCGCGCAGCCCGACATGACCGACCCCAAGATCGTCGCGGCGGCCAGCGAGGCGCAGGCGGAGATCGAGGAAGCCGTCAAGGAGCGTGAAGCTGCGACCCTTGAATTCCGATCTGTGGAGCAGTTCGCGCGGTTGGTCGTCGAGCAGGGACGCAGGGTCGACATCAAGCTCGTGGTCGCGGTCACACAGGTTCCCGAAAAGAAGGCTGCGGAATACCTCCTACGCTTAGGGTATGCCGAGTCGGAGGTGGCAGGACAATATGCCAAGTAAGAAGCTCAGTGTAGGAAAGCGGGTTGTCCATGCGGCTAAGTCTATTCTTGGTGTGGCTGTTACTGAGGGGATGCCTCGCGTCGTTCTGGACGAAATTGACCAGCAGGTAAGCCCCTTCGCCACCGCGTTCCGGTCCCACCGGCCGGATGAGTCCCTCGCGCCCGACGGTAGCGAGATGCTTGACTTCCTGCTTTCTTACGCTAACGTCCCCCTGGTCTTCCGTGCCGTGGACCTCATCGCCAAGACGGCGGCCATGGTCCCCCTGGCGGTGTTCGAGTCCATCCCCGAGGCCGAGTTCGAGGAGGAGTTCGAGGAGGAGTTCCAGGTTGATCCACTCCAGGGCGTCCAGGCAATGCCCCGGCCGTCCGACTCCAAGAAGCGCGTCTATAAGCACAGCCTCTACAAGCTACTGAAGTCCGAGGTCGGGTCGGCGGACGAGACGACTACTGGTGCGCAGACGGATCTGGACAACGACATGCGCGACGTGCAGGTAGCGGATCACCCGCTACTGCGTGTCATGCGCCGCCCGAACCGCGACCTTACGACCTTCAACCTCATGTATCGCACGTTCGCCTACATGGAGCTCACGGGCAACTGCTACTGGATTCTTACGCGCGACGAGATCACGAAGGAGGTGAACGGCATCTTCGTGCCGAAGCCGCACCGCGTTGAGCCCATCTCCAAGGACGGCAAGAAGGGCTTTAACCGCAAGCGCAGCGTGAGCGGCAAGCCTGACGAGAACAAGTTCTACGATTTCCAGGACGTCATCCACTTTCGCAACTTCTCCCCCGTTAGCGATCTGGTAGGCATGAGTCACCTTCGTCCTGTTATCGACACCGTGCTGACTGAGGTGTACGCAACGCGTTGGAACAAGGACTTCTTCAAGAACAGCGCGCGCCCCGACTTCTGGCTCAAGTTCAACGACAGGCTCGACAAGGAGTCGTTCCAAAGGTTGATCCAGGAATACAATCTGATGCACCAGGGCTGGACGAAGTCCCACCGCCCTGGAATCCTCGAAGGCGGCGCGGAGGTTGTGGACTTCAGCACGAACCGCAAGGACATGGAGTTCGTCTCCCTGCGGAAGTTCGACCGTCAGGAGATTCTCATGGCCCTGGGCGTTCACCCAGCCCTTGTGGGCGTGAACGACGAGTCAGTGAACGCCGAGGAACTCCGCGAGATTCGCCGTATGTTCTGGGAAGACACCATGATTCCCAAGCTAACGATGATCGCCGAATACATCGAGCTGTACCTGTTTCCGCGTGTCCACCCGATCAGCTCCGAAGTCTTCGAGGCCGAGTTGAGGCAGGAGGCGGAGAGGTTGGGGATCGAGGACATCAAGAGCCCTGGGGAAAGGGTGGCGGCCGTGACGAGGCTGCGCGCCAACCTTACGCCACTAGAGGAAGAGCTTGACAGGTTTCACGTGCGCTATGACACGCGCAATGTCGCAGCTATGCGCGACCAGGCAATCGACGAGTCGCAGGTCGCGATGCGATACATTCAGACGGGCGTGCTGACGATTAACGAAGTGCGCCGAGACTTGAATCGTGGCCCGGTGCAATGGGGCAATAAGCCGCCGTTGAGCACCCCCGTGGGGTCGTCCATGTTGGGCGACGTGAACGAAGCGCGGACGCTGACGGCGGCGACCGGACAATCTGAGCAGCGCATGGCGACCAAGGCCGCGTTTGAGGCTGTTCGTAAGGCACGACGTAGGAGGGACGGCTAATGGGCGTGACGCTACCCGAGCACATGGAGAGCCGGACGCCGGGCGACCAGAAGAAGTGGGCGCACGTAGCGGGGGCTGTCGAGGCCGCGTTCGAGGACCTGGGGGCGGAGAGGGCGGGACGCCTCGCTATGGCAGCCGCCAACACGGCCCTTAGCGAGAAGCGGGCGAACGGGCCCGCGTTCAAGGGGCTCAACGCCCGACTCGACAACCTGGCGCGGTGCCGCAAGGATCGTACCATGAAAGACGCTGCCGACATCGTGGCCGCTGACCAGGTGATGCGGCACCTGCTGGTTGGGTTCTGCGACGTTCAGGACGAGTTCGTCGGGATGTTTCCGTTCGACTTCGAGTCCGGCGGGACGGTGGCCGCGAAGCACAAGCGCGCCAGCGAGATAGACCTCGCTTTCGGGGACAGTGGGGGCCCCTTCCCGTGGTCCCTCGGCAAGCTCGGGCGCAAGTCCGCTGCTGTCATCGACCACGTCCGGGCGAAGGCGGGCGACGCGTGGGACATCTACGACACCCTTACCGCCGTCACCCTGCGGATGTTCGCGGAGACCCTCGAACACTCCGCCAAGATGAGCGTCGACGCACGCAAGAGCATCGGGAGCTTCGACCTCTACCCCGAACTCACGGTCTTCCTGCCGTTCCTTGACGGCGAGTCCGGTGTTCGTAAGGCGGTGGAGGAAGCCGAGAGCTGGGTTACTGACCTACAGGCCCTGTGCGCACGCATCGAGGACGTGGTCTTCCCACTCTACGAGGACGTGGCTCAGGACGAGGTGGGAGACGCCCCCGTCGATGAGACGGAGGACGAGTTCCAGTCGGTGAAGATGAAGGTTCTCAAAGATGGAGACGTCCGTAAGCGAGTGATCCTCGGCGTTGCCCTGGTTCCCGACGAGGTTGACCTTCAGGATGACTTGATCTCCGCACCGGAGATTGAGCGCGCGGCTCACCAGTTCATGCTGAACAAGGGCCAGATCGGCATTATGCACCAGGAGTTCCCCAGCGGCGCGACCGCTGTGGTTGAGTCCTATCTCGCGCCGCACGACATGATCCTGGGGAACGACACCATCTCCAAGGGCAGTTGGGTCATTGGTGTCAAGGTGTTCGACGACGACTTGCTCAAGCGCATCGAGGAGGGCGAGTTCACTGGATTCAGCATTGGCGGGCACGCCGCCAGCGCACGAGAGCTAGGCTAAGGAGAGTCACATGCCACAGGCAGACACAGATCGACTGGCGGTCGACAAGAAGGTCAAGGAGCTTCTCGGGCTGACCGTGGACGAGATCTCCTTCGTGGACGTCCCCGCTGTCCCCCGCGCACGCATTATGCTGATGAAGAAGCTCACCGCACCTGACGGCGAGGCGTCCCTGGTCCCCATCGTGAAGGCTACCGCGACCCGCATGAGCGCTGTCAGGGCGGAGCTGGAGTCTGCGGGCGTGTGGAAGGGTCTCTCCGACACGGTGACCGACGACATCCAGCTTGTGGCGAGGAACCTGATGCTCATTGGGAGGGTGATGGCGGGGCTTGACGAGAACGTCACTAAGTTCCATGACGAGTTCGAGATCGACAAGGACGAGATGCTACTGCGCGATGTCAATTTCGCGACCAGTATGCTCATTTCGCTCAAGGGAGTGTTCGAGGAAGTCGCCGCTACGATGGGCGAACCGTCGGCGGCGCTAGCCAGCGTGGCCGACACAACTCTAGAGACGCTGAGGGGCGTCGCCGACCTTCTGACGGAGGTGGTCACAGGGATGCAGGAAGCGTCCACCGTGGGCAAATCTGTGACGAAGGCCGAGGAGGATGATCCAGTGACCGAAGAGAAGGACGAAACTACGCCCCCCGAGGGCGCGACGAACGAGGCGCTCCTGGCCGCAATACAGGAGATGTCGGGCAAGTTCGACGCGGTCACCGAGCGATTGACTATACTAGAATCGAGCGACGCGGAGGAAGCGTCGGACGACACCCCCGACGACGCCCCCAATGAACCGGGGGAACCGGACGTCGAGGACACCGAGGAAGTCGAGCCAGAGGTCCTGCTCTCACCCGAGCAGATAGCAGAAGGACTTGAGCTGTTCCCCACCATGACCGAGGAGGAGCAGGCTTCGTTCTCTGCGATACTTGAGACCCAGGCAGCCGACATCCCTTACGACGGCGAGCTAGACACTCCCGTCACAGATGGCGGCGACGACGCTGAAGAAGCAGTCGCGTAACAACACGGAGGAACACAATGCCAGAGCTAACCGCAGTCGCTAAGGCGACAAGGCAGGGTCTGGACGCTATCGCGGCCGCGCGGACGCGCGCCGAGGAGAGCGAACGGATCGACCTTGTAGCCAAGGAAGTGGCCAAGGCGGTTGAGGCAATGCGTCCCGCGCAGTCAAACGACCAGTATGCGTATGACGAGGACAAGGGCTTGGTACCGGCGGGCGACGTGTCCAAGGCGACCAACCCCGAAATGCACCACGTCATCCACAAGCGCGGCGACTGGGAGAACGACGAACGCGTCAAGCGAGTGCAGGACTGGAACGATGCCTGCTACATCGCCAGCAAGGCGATGAACGTCGACGTTCGTCATACGAAGCTCTACAAGGACGGCATCGGCGAGGTGTCCGAACTTGGCAAGGCTCTCAACACCGGCACGGCCAGTCACGGTGGCGATTGGGTCCCAACGGACCTCAGCGCCCAGGTGATCGACATTCTCGAACGCAACCTCGTCGTGGCGACGCTCTTCCAGAGCATTGACATGCCGACGCAACCATTCGAGATTCCCCAGAAGACGGCGCGTAGCACGACCTACTACGTGAACGAGTCGACTTCGGACAACCCCAATCTGTTCCGTGCAAGCCAGCCAACCGTTGGCAAGCTCACGCTGACCGCGAAGAAGTTCGCGAACCGCGTGAACCTGTCCGACGAACTGACGGAAGACGGAATCGTGGCGATGCTGCCCCTCATCCGTGAGGACATCGCGACGTCCCAGGCGCGAGCGGTTGAGGATACTCTGATCAACGGCGACACGACGGCGACTCACCAGGACAGCGATGTCACTGGCGTCGACGACGTTCGTAAGTCGATCAGTGGCATCCGTAAGCTGATCAACACCGCTGCGAAGTACGACGTGGACGAAGACGGCTCGGGCTCGTTGGACATCGAGGACTTCCGTAACGCGCGGAAGCTGATGACCAACACTGCGGGTGCGGCCATCTACGGTGCGGACACGGCAGGACTCTCCTGGCTTACGTCCATCCACGGCGGACTCAAGATGATGAACGCCCTGAAGGATTACGTGACGACCATCGACAAGTTCGGTGAGTCGCGCGCGACGATCCTCAAGGGGACCCTCGGCGCGGTCGATGGAATTCCCCTGTTGACTTCCGAATTCGTTCGGGTCAACCTCAACGCCTCTGGCGTATACGATGCCTCGGTCACTACGAAGACCGTGGTCATCATCGTCAACGGCAGCGCGGGGATCATCGGTAAGCGGCGCGGGCTGAAGATCGAGCAGGATCGCGTCATCGGCGCGGATCAGAACCTGTTGGTCTCCACACAGCGTTGGGACTTCCAGCCTCGCTACCCGACGGCCGAGAACACATTCGGTCTTCTACGCGACATAACCGCGTAAAAGGAGGTCAGAAGCATGGCTGCATTGGATAAGCGAGTTCTCACGTTCAACGTCGAGGACAACGCAGCGGGGACGGGTTCGACCTACCCGCTCCTGATTGCCGACCGTAAGATGGATATTCGCGAAATCAACTTCGCGAGCAAGACCACCACGGCGGCGCACGCGTCAAACTACGTAACGGTGGCGCTCAAGAACGGCTCCGACACCATCGGGTCGGCAACGACCGTGACGGTGCTGACGGCCGCGGTCTTCCGAGCCCTCACACTAACGGCCGCTAACATCCGCGTCTCCGCAGGTGACACGCTCACACTCGTCCTGACACACTCAGGAACGGGCGCGGCGACCGACGGTCTGGTAGTACAGATCGAGGCGGACCCCGTGGAATAAACCCAACACCTCCGAACGATCCTTCGCAAAGAAGCCGCCTTCGGGCGGTTTTTTTGCTGCCCTCCGTGGGATGTCCTGTGCTATAATGCCCGTGGGGGGCTTGATGGCGCAAGAGATCGCACGGCACACAGCTCACGGCAAGTACATGATCGACTCCGACACGGGCGTGGTCTTCCGTGAGGGGTTCCGATGCGCAGAGGGGGCCGACTACACGGACCCCTACTTCCAAAAATGGGTGAACTTCCCCGAGGGACCCAAGGAGCGTCTCGCTGCCATACGCTACGGGGTGATCCGCGACCACACCGACGCCCCTGACCGCGCAAGCGTTCTCGACTTCGGGTGCGGCACTGGCGACTTCATCATGTACGCTCGCGAACACCCTTCCCCCTTCAACGCGCAGGGGTGGGACGTCCACCGGAACGAGTCCAATCGAGCGCTAGCCCACACATTCCTCGACCCCGGCATGATGCCCCTGAAGGTCAAGCACTGGGACGTCCTTACGATGTTCGACGTGATCGAGCACATCGAAGACCCCGCACCGATCCTTACCTCGATCCCGCACCAATGGCTGGTGGTGACGGTTCCCAACGCGGACCCCTCTCTGTTCGGGGGCACTGGAGCGTTTTGGCGGTGGCGTCATCTCCGCCCGACCGAGCACGTACACCATTTCAACGCCACAAGCCTCCCCCTCTACCTGGAGCAGTTCGAGTACACATGCGAGTACCTGGAGTCACCGGAGGACGAGGTGCGGGTCAATGACGAGCAGTCCTTCCCTAACACGCTCACGGGGGTTTTCAGGTGGAACGGGTCTTCCTAACAGGGATCACGGGAGCCACGGGCGTCCCACTGGCCAACGCGCTCCACAGCAAGGGGCATGTAGTGTCCGGGTGTTCGCGGCGCGGTCGCACACACAACTGTGGGCTCCACGAGCACATCCGGGTCTTCAAGGCGGACCTCACCGACCCCGTGGCCTGCTTCTGGGCCGTCAACGGCATCGAGCCGACTGTCGTGGTCCACCTCGCCGGGGCCACGAACGTGCGGGACGCGGTGGCATCGCCGCACGCCACACTCGCACTAAACGTGGGCGCACTCTTCAACCTCACGAACTTCCTGTCGCACGTCTGGCCGATCCGCTACATCGTGGCAAGCTCGTCCGAGGTCTACGGCGACACGCTGGGCGTTCTGACCGACCTTACACCCCCGGCACCGAAGTCGGTGTACGGTGTCAGCAAGATGGCACAGGAGCATGTGCTGGAGGAGCAGGTCAACGTCCGTACGTTTTGGAACATCAACCCCCTGCGCGCGGACAGCGCGATCTCCCAGTTCGCGCGGAAGATCGCCGAGGTCGAGGCGGGGATGCGGGATGACGTGGATCACGGCGACCTGGAGTCGCTCAGGTCCTTCATGGACTACACCGACGTTGTCCGTGCTTACCTGGTTCTCATCGAGAGCGGCGTGACGGAGGGCACCTACAACGTCGGGTCTGACCTAGCAACGGACGTCCACCGCATCGGCGACTACCTCGACATCTTGCGCGACATGGCGGCCTGCGACATCCCAACACGGACTAACATTCGGGACACCGGGGAGCGGGACGTGGTACACCCCGGACTGCCCGACATTAACCCCATGAAGGCGCTGCGGTGGGCTCCCACAAGCAGGCTGGAGGAGTCGCTCGCACACGCGCTCCACCACGCGCGGGGGCTGGTGGCATGAGGGTACCGGGGAAGCTCACGCAGATATGGAAGTTAGCGGACGAGCTGTCCCGCTCCTTCACCAAGGACGAGCGCTCGGGGCGGAGCTTCGAGGTGCTTAGGTCCTGCGTGCGGGAAACGGCGTCAGTCGCGGAGCGTCACCAACGTGCCCTCGCGGGACCCCTACCCGATGCACCGACCGGAGAACAGCAGATGATCGACTTCACGCCGCCCAAGCTAATCGAGGACGGGGACACCCCCAAGCCAAGACCGAAGCCGAGGCCGCCCGCACGCCCCCACAAGACGGTGCTCCCCCATGAGCACTTCCACGCGTTCAACCCGGTGGCATTCGAGAAGGCGAAGCGAGTGGGTGTGCCCAGGTTCTCCAGCTCCGGGCTAGGTATCGGGGACGTCCTCTTCGCTGTACCCGCCATCAAGGCGCTCGGCGGCGGCGAACTCAGCATCACCTGCTTCGACACGTTCTTCTCCTGGTCCCCGTCACACCCGTTCACCAGCGCCAGTTACCGGGGGCGCACCTACCACAACCTCGCGAAGTTCCTTGCGTCGCAGGACTACATCACGGAGTGCAAGGCGGTGTCCTATGATCCGTCAGTCTACTACGACGTGGAGTTCGACAACGTGCGCCACATCTGGCACCGTGTGGTGAATGAGAACATCCCCCTGCTGGATCTATACCAGAGCTACGTGGGCGGTAGGCTGCGACTCGACGACGCCTGGCTCACGCCCCCGGACGAGGTGTACCCCGAGTTCCAAGACGCCGTGGTAATCAACATGAACGACCGGCGCGTCTGCGAGCTCGACCTCCGTGTGCTGGGCGACTACGAGCACGTCGTGTTCCTCGGGCTCCCCCGCGAGTGGGAATTCTTCCAGAATGAGTGGGGGATCAGCGCGACTCACCACGAGGCCAAGGACTTCTTCGATATGGCGTCACTGATGAACTCCTGTCGCATGTTCATAGGGTGCTCGTCGTCGCCCATCGTGCTTGCGGACGGACTCAACGTGGACCGTATCTACTGCCAGTGGGTCAGTAAGCCCCACCACCAATCCGTGGGTGGGAACACAGTGACCGTGTCGACCGACGAGCAGTTCGTCGACGCACTCCTTGATCGGGGCATCCTATGAGCTTTCCCAAGTCCCTCCGCCGCCTCGACCCGCCGCCTGGACGGTTTACTAATATCCGCCAGGACGGGCTTGGGAGCGAAACCACCCGGTGCGCACAGCGCTACCTTGCCATTCCCCGCAGTGTGTGGAATACTATACTTGACGAGGCCGGGATGCTTCCGATCATGGAGCTCCTCAACTACGACGTATGAGAAAGGATCGCACATGTCCTGGACATTCGAGCCATCGTTTGAACGTAAGGCGTCGGTTGCGGCGCTGTTTGCTACGCTTCCGCACCGGGAGAAGATTGACGGCCCAGGCCGTGCGGGGGGCTCCCCAGACTACTACCCGGTCCTCCACGACGTGGCACGACTCATCGACGCCACGTCCGTGCTTGAAATCGGCGTCCGTCTTGGGTACGGCGCGATTGCGATACTTAGCGCCTCCCCGAGATGCGAGCGCTACGTGGGCGTGGATAACGAGTCCTACATCCCCGAATCGAACACCCTGGCCCTGGCGAATATCCTTCACGGACACGCGGGCTTCAACGCAAAGATCGTCCTCGACAACTCGGCAAAGGGACTTCCGCCGGAGGTGGGCAAGAAGAAGTTCGGACTGGCCTACGTCGACGGGAGTAAGGATAACATCGCCAAGGACGTGAAGAACGCCTGGGATGCCCTCTTGGTTGGCGGGTCGCTGCTCATTGACGACGTTCAGGTGGAAACCGAAACCCGTGAGCAGGCGGCGGACGGGCTGGCGTCCATTGGGGGCCAGTCAGAGATCGGCCCCATCATCGAGGTGTTTACGGGCACGGCGGAAGTCCCGAGAGGACTGTTGTGGGTAACCAAACTTCGCCCCCTCTCAGCAAACTGACCCACGTTGGTCTGAACGTAGGGTGCGGTACAGACTACAGGGAGGGGTTTGTGAACGTGGACGCGTCCAATCACGGACAGCGGGTGGACGTGGTTCTGACAATTCCCCAAGACTCCCTCCTCGACGTAGTCGCCCCTGGGCAGTGCCACACCATCGTGTGTAACCACATGCTGGAGCACCTACATAGGTGGGAGGCGGATGCTCTTTTACGAGAGTTCGTAGTTCTTCTATCCCACGGAGGGACACTGTCGCTGAGTGTCCCAAACGTCGCGTGGATCGTGGCGAACATGTCCGAGGAAACTCTGCTTCGGTTCCTATACGGGGGGCAGGACGCCCCGCACCCAGGGGACTCGGACGTGAAGGCGCACCGCCGCAGGACGAGCCCCGAACTGTTCGTCCACCGTTTTGGGTACACGCGGGCTACTCTGGAATCATCCCTCCTTCGGGCGGGACTAACCGACGTCGCCATCGTCGAGGATGGCCAACAACTGCATTCGGTATCCAAGTGTTCCCGGCATCACGACGGAGGCGTGGGCGATAGGGCTCCCCAGTAGGCAACTGATCATCGAAGCCACGGCGAACAACATCGGCGACACGTTCGTCAACGTAGGAGCACGTCGTCTGGTTCCGGGATTAGGGTCTGGGTACGTCCAGTCCCTTCCGCCCGAGAACTACCAGCACGACCCGGCGTGGCTGGAGGAGCGCACCGCCCTGAGCTTCGACGTAATCTACATCGTGGGGACCCCGTGGTTCTTCCGAGGGTGGGCGACCTCGGACAAGTCCAAGATGCTCGCGAGGGTCGTGGAGCGCTACCCCAACACACCGAAGATAATGCTGAGTCCTGGCCACTGCGTTCCCAGCGTTGGGTATGGGACCGTCTACGATTCCCCAGGGCTTGGGGATTCCGACCTCGTGAACCATATGGACCTCATCGTGTGCAGGGACCGGTATGCCTACGACTACACCAGTGGGCTATCCGACTGCGCGGATCGAGTCGTCCTCGCCAAGTGTGCCTCGCACGCGGCGTACTTGCCGGAGGACTTCGGGAACCCGCCACAGTCTGGGTCGGTCTGCGTGTGGATGGACTTCGCGTCACTGTCGGGACACGCGGGCTACCGGGCTTACCAAGCCCTCAGCGCCATAACGCCGGAGCAGTGGCAGTCGTCTATTGACCACGAGGCCACGGTGGCCGACGCAGTATGCGTCAACTCCGCGCGGGACGCAGAGGTGTACACCGCCAAGTTCGGGCGACCACCGGACATGAGCCACCGCGACCCCCACGACTACGCGGAGTGGGTGTCCCACTTTGAGAGCATGGTGACGTCGCGTGTACACTCGGCCACGATTGGGCACTCCCTCGGACTGGACGTAAGACTCCTGGCGGCTGACACCCGTGCCGATACCGCCTACCTCTGCGGCGTGAGCTCCTACCTCGACCTCCCCGCCACCGAGACCACCCACACCGTGACTAGCTGGGATGACGTAAATGATAGAATTCTCTCACTCAGGGGCGCTCGGTGACATCCTCTACTCACTGCCGACGATCCGCGCAATGGGCGGCGGTCACCTCACCCTCATCCTTAACAACCCCGCCGATCCGCCCATAGAGGAACCAACTGACGATTGGGTTCTTCTCGCCCCGACGGCCGGGGAGTTCATACGCCCGCTTCTGGAGATACAGGATTACATACACGGGGTCTCCCTCGTGGAGTTCAAAGACTACGAACCGGACCCGGATCGGGTCGATCTGGACGCCTGGCGTAAGTCCCCCGTTCGGTTCTGGGACGGCATCCCGCTGGCCCACAGATACGTGTTTGTGACGGGTCTTCCGGTGGACGCTGAGTCCGCGTATGTCCACGTCGACCCGTTCGTGGACACGGAGCCCTACGTCGTCCAACAGCTAACCCGCAGGTACCGTGGGGGGTCGCGGGTGTCCCACGACGCCTTAGCGAGCACGCCCCACAAACTCGTCTTCGTAGGCTGGCCACACGAGTTTGAGACCCTCGCAGCCCCTGGGGCGGTGTACCGTCCGGTGTCGAACATGGTCGAGATGGCCAGCCTCATCGCGGGGGCCGTGTGTTTTGTAGGGAATCAGTCCTGTGGGTGGGCTCTGGCGCAGGGGATGAAGACCCCCCGCGTACTGGAGGGCTTCGGCCGCTCGCTCTGTGACGGTATGAAGCCTGGGCCTAACGGTGTCGCGTGCCTAGTCCAGGCCCATTACGACGACGCTCTCCGCCGCTTCGGCGTGCTCCCCGAAGACTTCGGACTTATGCACGAGGGGTGACCCGCACGGCTATACTACAGCAGACAAACACGCGAGGGAGGTAGGCAATGCCGGTAGTTTCAGGGAACCTGACATCCACTGTACGTGTGAAGGAGGTGATGGACCTACAGTCCTCCGACACGCGCGACGACGCGATCATACACTCGCTCATCAACAGTGCCTCCGCGCTCGTTTCCTCCTATTGCAAGCGCGACTTCAAGTACGGTAGTGTCACCGAGCGCATCGACGGGCTTGGCGACTGCTACATACTCACGGACAAGTACCCGATCATCGCGGTGACCACGCTGCACATCGACAGCCTGCGCACGTTTGGTGCCACGTCGCTGCAGACCGAGGATACCCATTACTACGTTGAGGCGGCTACGGGCAAGATCAGGGGATTGACCTCGGGTGTGTTCACATGGGGGGTCGCGAACATCCAGGTCGTATACACCCACGGACCCGCCGCGTACAAGATGAGCGCATCTAACAACACCCTAGCCTTCGTCGAGAACGGCACCAGCAGGACCGCCACGGTCGCCGTGGGCGATTACAATGCAGTATCCTTCGCCACTGCCCTGCAGACCGCCATGGACGCCGTAAGCGGCGGCGATACGAACTACACGGTCACCTACGACGTGACCGGCGAGACCTTCACCATCACGATGGCCGGGACGTCAGTGAGCGAGCTCCAGCTAAACTGGACGACCAGCACGTACATGGCGACGCTCATGGGCTTCGATACCGGGGCGAACGACACTGGGGCGACCACCTACATCAGCGACGAGCCGAGCCCAGGCGTCATCACCGGGATCGAGGAGGCCACGCGTGACTTGGTGCAGTACTGGTCGCGGTTGGTCTACGAGCGCGACTGGGGTGTGCGTCGTCGCGAGGTTCGGGAGACGGTGACGATGTTCGAGATCACCGACATCCCGCCGCTTATTAGGCTCCAGCTTGACCTACACGTCAGGCGTTACGTGAGGACGACCTACTAATGGCGACCCGTAGACGGCGTAGTTTTGGTGCTGCAGGACAGGGTATCCGCCGTCCGTTGAAGGTCACGACGGCGGTGACCGGCCCCCTCTCCGACCGTAGCCGCACCAAGGACTTCGTGCGAGAGTTCGAGAGGGTTCTCGCTCGCGAGCTGCGGCCCATCGCCATCAAGCACGGCGAATCCGTCGCGCAGCGCGCGTTGGACAACGCCAGCAACCGTGGTCGCGGACCCGGCAATCTGAGGCACCACCGCCCCATCGGACTCAAGAAGAACTTCCGGGTCGCTGTCGCCAAGCGGGCGGAGATGGAGCGCCAGCTCAGGACCGCAAACACGAGCGCCCCAGGCATGTTTGAGGTGCAGTTCAACTCCTCCAACTCCCTCGTCAACTGGATGGCGGAGATGCTGGAGGGCAAGAACGACCGGGTCAAGGGCAACATCGAGCGCCCAGGCTACGGTAAGCAGCCCAAGGTGACCCTGAAGCCCACCAAGGCTAAGAACTTCCTGATCCCCAACATGCGCGCGAAGTTCGGCGGGGCTGCCACACGCCTCCTTACGGACATCGCTGCGCGCGACTCCCGCGATCCCAAGCGCCGGTATGTCAGCTTCCGAAGCCGCAGCGGGCGTAGGCGTCTCACGGACCAGCGCCCGACCGGCGGGTTCCGGTGGTTCGTAGCGGGCGGGAAACTGAGCGCCAGGCTCCGCATCCCCAAGGGCATCTACCTGTCGCCGACGCGCCGGAGATCAGGTAGGGACACCAAGCTCATCTTGGCCTACTACCTCAAGCCCGAGGTAAAGGTGCGTCCCAACGCATGGTTCAGCAGCGCGCTCAACGACTGGTTCGTCGGTCGGGGCGGGCGGAACACCTTCGCGTCCATGAGCAGCGAGATTGAGGTGGCAACGGAGAAGGCGTGGGAAGAGGCATTCGCGACCAAGACGACCGAGAAGAAGGGAAGCTAACATGGGCGTGAGAGCCTTTGCTTACGACTTGGTGCAGGCGCAGTTGGTGACTATCCTAACAGCGGATGGATTCTCCCAGGACATCACCACGGACAACATCGAGGAATACCAGGCGGGCAACCACCGTCGCAGTCGAAGCCACTACCCGCTCATCGAGATCTCCTACGTAGGCGAGGACCTGCAGCGCGCGGACGACCAGCAGGACAATGTCTCGATGGTGTTCGTGATCCGACTCGCCCTCCGTAACGACACGCATCAGAATCTCCTAGAGTTCATAGATGACGCGGTCCAGGTCCTTACGACCATGGAGGCGATGCCGTCTGGCTACGAATCCCTAACGGATGTGGAAGTACACACCGCGCGTGTAACCAGTGTGGACGTGCCCACCGACACCGATGAGAACGTCGACAGCGTGCAGGAGTGTGAGGTCAGCCTGGAGATCGGTGTCCACTACACCTTCCAGAGACACGGCTCCGAGCAGTAAGCCACGACAGGCTATACTGGTCTGAAGGATTAACGGACAACGCCAAGGAGAGACCAATGGCGAGAGCAGCGCTCCCTTACGTTGGTGGTGGCGGGGACTTCACGCCCCACCACTCCATCAGCATTCCCGCAGCGATTTACCTCAAGAAGCACAACCTGACTGCGGCCTCCGGTAACGCCGTCCCTGACCCAGGAACCCTCAACAACAACGCTGAGTCCTCGGCCGACGCGATCCTGTTCGGATCGGTCACGGCCCTAGCCAACTCGGGGCTTATGGACGAGCCGTTTGACTACGACCTTACCGGCGCGAGCGGTACCGACGTCAACGCCTCCGCTTTGCCCGGCAACGCGACGGCGTGCATCGGCATGACGTCCGGTGGCGTCCGACTCCGTAAGGAGCAGGACACGGTCGTATACAACTCGGACCAGTTGCGTGGTAACTTCGACGAAGACGCCACGAGTAACCTCTGGGCCATCGACTGCTCCATGCAGGAGATGAATCTCTACAACCTCGCCCTGGCGTGGGGACGAAGCGTTGCCGCCGTGGGCAGCTCGTCCATCATGCTGATGAAGGCCGGGGACCAGGAGTTCCACTCCCTCTCCATGGTGACGAAGGCACCGCAGGCGAGCTTCGAGAGCTCGGTGGGCGCGTACCGCCGTGGCACGCGTGTCTACTCGTTCTTCAAGGTCAAGGCGTGGGCGAACGGGGAAATCCCCCACACCCGCGACGATGTCCAGTCCATCCCGGTTACGTTTATGACGTACTGCGATGGTAACGAGAACTGGGGCGTGCTGTTCGACTCGTACCACGATTACAGCCCCTCCGGCAGCGGCCACGCAGCCCAAGCCATCGTCCCGACCATCTACAACGATGCCGTGGCGTAAGCACCGGGCTGCGTCAACACCCGAGAGGAGCCCAGCGAGAGCTGGGCTTTTCCCTTGCCCACCCCCTCCGTATGGTGATATACTCCCATCGGAGGCGTCTACATGGCTACTATCTTCTTTGCGAGCGACTGGCTCAAGCGTGTCCTACTTCCACCGGAGGGCACGACTTGGCACGACACACCACAGACCGGCTACGGGAATCTCCGAAGCATGGTGCGTAAATGGGCCGACCTTCGCGGGCACACGCTTACCACCGCCCCGGAGGATGCCGACATGGAGATTCTCGTGGGCGATCCAGGAACTAAGCCTGACCCCCACATGTGGCCGTCTGCCGCCCTCACCATGTTCGAGCAGTCCAGAACCCCCGCCAAGTGGTCGCAGGCACTGTCCGGCTGGACCTATGTCCTGCTTCCGTCGACGTGGTGCGTGTCGTGCTTCAAGGAGCAGTTCCATGAGCTAGGGTACTCGGAGGCCGCCGACCGAGTTCGGCATATACCACTCGGGTTCGTGCCTGAGAACTTCCCCTACGTCGAACGCCCGAGCCGTGACACGTGGACAATCATCGCGCAGGGGGTGGAGCTTCGGGACCGCAAGGGACTGGAGCACTTCCACGGCATCTTCTCGACTCCGGGGACGTATCCACTCCCAAACGATCTCCGAATCGTAATCAAAATCCTCCCGGTCGCGGGTGACGGTGTCGTTGTGGACCCCTACCTCTTCGAGTTGGGGAGACTTACGATTAACGCGCGAGTTCTTCCATCGGACGAGTTCCAGACGCTTCTAGGCAACTGCGACTACTCGGTCAACCCCACCGCCGGGGAGGGGTTCGGACTAATCCCCGTGGAGCACATGTCTACCGGGATGGGGGTATCCGTAACACACTGGTCGGGGGTGATGGACTATGTTAGGGATGACCTGTTCCGCCCCATTGACTTTAGTCTAGGGCAGGGGCAACTTCCTGGGGCGATGGTGGCAGTCCCCCACATCGACTCGGTCTACGAGAACATCATGTGGAGCTACGAGAACCAGGACGAGGCGCGTCGTCGCGGACGCGTAGGGAGCGACTACGTCAGGGACAACTGGACGGTCGAGAGAATGTACACCGCCCTGGATGATCTCGTCACGGACATGCTGCCAATTGACCGGGAGATGAACACACGACGTCGCCCGGTAAGGCACCGCTCGGACGACGGACTTACTATCCACGAGGACGGAAGGGTTGAGCGCGTATGATCCGACTAGAGCCAGAGTACCCTGACTACGAGGTCATCGTGCCGACCTTCGAGCGCCCCAAGATGCTCGATGCTTTCCTCGGGCAGGTGCGGCACTGCAACGCCCACAAGCCCCCCAAGCGAGTCATCGTGGTGGACGACGGCTCTTCGCCGGAGACCGTCGAGAGTACCAAGCGCCTTCGGTCCAAGCACAGCGACGCGGCAATGCGTGTTGCACTCGTCCTACGCGAGGAGCAGGGTGGGTACCAGGCCGCAACGCGTGACGGACTTTCCCACGTGGAGACCAAGTACGCCGTGGTGTGCGCCGACGATGTTCGTCTGGGGCAGGAGACTAGTCCCGGCGTGTTCTCCTGCCCGTCGGACCCCAACCCATTCGTAACGCTTGTCTACTACCTGGCGGGCGCGGAGCGCGTCCGAAGCAACATACAGAATGCGGAGGAGGAGGCACGCGTCCCCTACCCGGTGGGCGTGGTTATCCCTTGGGGGGTGAAGTTGGAGACCCCAGGCACGGTGAGCGCGTCCAATCGGGAGATGTGGTCGCTAAGTGCGGGCATCCTCCCACTGGTTACGGACCAGAAGAGTGGTTTTGGCCTCGACGCGCTTGTAGGTGTGGAGGAGCTTGCGTTCTACGAGGGGTCAGTTGGCGCGCACTACTGCTTCGCGCTCGACATGAACTACTACCGGTCTCTCGGTGGATTAGACCCGGAGCTCGACGGTCCCAACATGTACTCATTTTGGGACTATACTCTGCGCGCGAGGAATACAGGGGTTGCGACCTACTTTACGAACCGTGCGGTCTACATGCACCGCACCCAGCCGTACACCAAGCACCGTGCGTCGCTCGCGAACACGGTTCTCCACGGCAAAACGTCCATACGAACCGGGGAGCTTCTCCTTTCCCGGTGGGAGCGCTATTCGATTGCGGGCCTCAACCGGCCGATAAACCCGCCACACACAGACTTCACGGGGATGATGAACAATGCCTGGAGTGGATGACAAAACGGACGCGCCGATTCTGATTGAGGACGACGTGGCGGACACCGCGCCCGTTGGCGCGAACGACGAACAGCTGGGGCCGGGGATCGACGCGGGAATGCCCACGGACGAAGAGACGGCCGCGCGCGTGCGTAACGCCGGGCTGGTGGACCTGACGCAGTCCTTCAACGAGCGCGTGGCGAACGTCCCGCGCGAGTACGAGGTGGGCGGTAAGACCGTCTACATCCACAGCAAGCCTATAGGCGACATCATCCGCATCGACGCCGAGGTGATCCGGCTCCAGAAACTGGTCAACACCACGGTGTCAACAGCGGAGGACAACGAGCGACTGGCGGCCGACCCCGACTACCTCGCCGAGATGTACGACCGCCTCTCCGAGCGCCAGACCCAGATCTGGAATCTCGTCCGCAAGATTATCTGCGGAATTGCCAACGGCCCCGACACGCCGAAGGTCGACAAACTCACGCCCACAGACGCGGATCGCATGACGATGGATCAGGCTAACGAAATCATCGAGGCCTACATCCACTATAATGATATTGAGGGTCTGTTAAAAAACGTGACGGGGGCGAGGAGCTTCTAAGCAAACCTTCGCCCGGCAACCGTAAGTACGATCCGTCGTTCATGGTGACGCAGATCGCGAACATCATGGACTGGCAGCCCTTCTCGTGGCAGACGATCCTGGATGAGTGGCCGTATGCCTCCCTCCAGCTCATCATGTCGCGTGTCGCAGAGAACGTCCGCAAGCAGAACACCAAGCCTGGTGATCCGGGGTTCACGAGCCTCGACACCAGCAAGTCCGCGTCGCCCGGACAGGTGATGGCTGACCTTGAGGAGCGTGCGATGGTCGCGAATCCCAACAGCATGGACGAGGGGTAAGCCATGGCGCTAGTCCGCATTGCCATTCAGGCCCACTCGACCGGCTTCGACAAGGCCGCCCGGGACGTCAACCGGGCGGTCACTGATGCTGAGAACGCTCTCACACAGCACGCTCAGGGTGCCCTTGCGAACCTGGAGCGCCAGGCCGACAATGCGCTCATCGCGGTTCGCGGCGTCACCGCCAAAATCTCCCAGGAAGGCAAGATCGAGGACCTCCCCAGGGCCTTTGAAGAGGCCACGAGGACGTTCAAGGACTTCGCGGAAGCGAGCCGTGGCGGTGTCCAGAACCTGAAGCTGATGAAGCAGACGATCAACGGCATCACCTTCGAGTTCGATGCCATGGCGAATGCTGCCGAGAACGTCGGACGCACGTTCACCGCCGCCGGTCAGAAGGCCGTCGACCAGGCACGCGACCAGCTTGAGCTCGAAGAGAAGATCATCCGGGCCAGGGAGCGCTCGGCGCAGGCGTTCACCGCCTCACGCGCGCAGATCGACCGGGCGGGCGGCGTCCTTGCCAGTGACATGGGCCAGCAGGCGGCCATCAACGATCCCGCCGTCCAGGCCGCGCGTATCGCCTCGGGACAGGCGCGTGCGCGTCAGACCACCGCAGCGGATGCGCTCGCCGTCGGTCAAGGAACCATCGGCAGGGGGGAGCACGTCGCGGATGTACGGAAGGAGATTCGGGTACAGACCGAGCTCAACCGGAAGATGGCGAAGGCCCTCGCTCTCCAGGAGCAGCTCAACGACGCGTTCAACTTCGGGAACCGCACCGCCGCGACCCGCGCAAAGACCAAGGCGCTCAACAAGCAGAACGTCGAGCTACGTGAAGGACAGGATCGTGTGGTGGCGCTTCGGAAGGCGGTCGTCAGCCTCGACCGTGTGCTGGAGGAGGGGGACACCGAGGTAGACGCCCTCACCCACAGCATGGAGTTCCTTACGGCCGAGTCGGGAAAGGCCGCCAAGAAGCTGGCGTCGCTCCAGATCGCACTGGACCGTCTGAATGTAAAGGGCGGGGGGTCGAAGGTAGACCGGCAGGCGCTGAAGGAGAAGATCGAAGAGCAGCAGGCTCTCCTCCGGTCGATTGAGAAGGTGCGTCGGACTGGACTGGGCGGGAGCATTCCGGGGCCTGGCGCGCGTCCCTTCGGCGACCTTGAGTCCAAGAGCCTCCGGGAGCTCCAGGTCGAGATCGACAAGCTCGACAAGAAGAACCAGAAGGCCGCCGATAGCACGCAGGAACTCAGGACTGAGATTCACGAGCTTCGCGGGGAGGAGCTGGAGAAGGCCGACGAGGCCGTTCGTGTGCTGGACCGTCGGCTGACGGACGTGGCCGAGACGATTGAGACCAAGGACGTCACCGCGCTCAGGAAGCTCGAACTCGCACTCGAACGGTCGTCCAAGGAATTCGACGATCTCAGGATCAAGGCTGACAAGGCCGAGGACAAGCTGCGCATCGCGCTCGAAGCGGGTATCGAGGAGCCCGCGCGCCAGGCGGAGAAGGAACTCAAGGACCTGGAGAAGCAGCTCGACAGGGTGACGACTGCGGGGGAGCGCACCACGCGTGAGATGCGCGAGCTTGCGTTGTCGACCATCCGCTCCGGCGGTGACGTATCGAACATCGACGCGCCCGGCTTTCGGAAGGAGGGAACGGGCGGTGGGCGTGGGGGCGGTGGGCGTGCCCAGCGTGGTACCGTAGACTTCACCGACGTCAAGAGGGAGGTGGATAAGAAGAACCCCTTCGGCGGGTTCTCCCGATTCGGTTCCAAGGTCCTCATCATCACCGGGCTGGTGTACACCGCGCTCGGTCTCGCGCAGGCCGCCTTCCGTGGGTTCACGTTCGCGGCTAACTCCGTGGCTAAGGCGGAACGATTCAGCGACACCCTGAACACCTACATCAATCTTTCGGAGGAGTCCGGGACCGGACTCGAATCCCTCGGGCGCGTGTTCAACGCACTGGGCGGTACCGTCGACCGCTTCTCGGTAGTCACGGCGGCCGCGAAGGCGCGCATGTCGGGACTGGCCGAGGAGACCATCCCGCAGATCGCGCAGGCGGCGCGTATCCTGTCGCGCGCGGTGGGTGTTGAGGTGACCGAGGCGTTTGACCGCCTGTCACGTGGTATCGCGAAGCAGGAAGTTGAGATTCTCGACGAACTCGGGATCATCGTGCGCCTGAACGACGCCCTGGAGAAGTGGGCGTTGAAGAACGGACGCACCGTGGAGAGCCTGAGCGCGCAGGAGCGACAGGTCGCCTTCGCGAACGAGGTGCTTGGTGTTCTTGCCGCACGGTACGCCCAGATCGGCACGCAGATGACCCGGACGTCCGACAAGCTGGACATCTTCAAGGCGCGCTGGGCCGACCTCAGCATCACGATGTCCCACGGACTGCGTGGCTGGGCCGCCGTTGGGCTTGGGCTCGGGAACTTCGCCGCGAACATCCTTGAGGGCGTCTTCCCGGCCACGCTGAAGATGAAGACCCGGATGGAGCTACTGGATTCGGTTGTCCAGAACTTCGGGACGAGTCTAGAGGGTGTGATGGGGCGTAGGGGTACCATCGCGGACGCCATCGCCCAGATCGAGCTGATGTCCGCCGGTATTCGTGCGGCGTCTCCTGGGAGCCTCCTCTATCAGGAGCGTCTTGACGAGATGAACCGTGTGCTCGGTAAGATGGTGGTCACGTTCCCCGAGCTCAACACCGTGATCCGAAGCACGAACTTCCTGCTCAAGGGAAGCACCGACGAGCTACGCAACTCCTTGATCGTCCTTCAGTCCGAGTTCGAGGTTCTGAGGAAGGCGTCGAATGAGAAGCGCGGCAAGGCGTTCGCCTCCCTGCAGCTTGAGATCGTAATTCTTACCGAGCAGCTCCAGGGCGCAATCGAGAAAAGAGACGATCTTTTCTTATCAGCCCCATTTGAGTTCAAGGCCATGGCGAAGGCCCGCAACGAGGTAGCCCTCCTGACGAACGAGCTCTCGTCGCTCCAGGGGATGTTCGGGGGCGGGAACCTCACTGGCGCGAAGCTGGGTCCCGTTGGCGAGGCGGCGCTCACCAACCTGACTCAGATTTTCCAGGGACTCGACGTGGGCACACGTCTCGGTGGGGTCGGGGGTGTGGACAGCGACCAGCGGAAGCGCGTGGCGAACCGAGTCGAGCAGTTGATGAGCTCGCTGGGTCCATCGGTGGAGCAGGGCATCCTGACGGAAAGAGCGGCGGAAGGTATTCGCGGGCAGTCCGTGGCCTTCATCTCGGGGGATCGAAACGAGGCGATGCGCGCCGTCAGCCAGATGCTCGACATCCTCTCAGAGGGCGTGGAGAACGCGGCCCCCGACGCGACCAAGGCGTTCATGTTCGACCTCTTCAATGACCTCCGGGAGTCGGCCCTCCGTGCATTCGTCGACGCCGGGGGAAGAACCGGGGGAAGCGGCCTCGACCCGACCAAGACCCTGAAGGAGATCATCGAGTCGCGGCGTCCCGGCGGGCAGCGTTCCTTTGACATTCCCATACCCTTCACCGAGGCGTCGCGGCGCGGGCGCGCTGCGCTCAGTGGCAGTATCGTGCCCCTGGGCGGCATCAAGGCCGCGACGGCGCAGGCAACGCTGGCCGAGACGCTGGCGAAAATGGTCATCGAGGGCGAGGGTATCGCCAAGTCCAACACGGAACTACAGGGACTCACGGCGGCGTTCATCAAGGGTGAGCGTGCGAGGCTCGCCCAAGAAATCCTCGACATCAGGGAGCTCACGCAGCTCAAGGTCACTGCCAAGGAGCAGGCCATTGAGGAAGCGCGCATCACGGAGCTCATCAGGAAGGCCACCACGAAGTCTAAGCAGACCGAGCTCGACATCTCCGAGACGACCAACAGTATCATCCGCAACCGGGTGAGCACGTTCGCGCAGTCCGCTGGTAACCGTCCGGTGGGTAAGCTGGGTAAGGTCGTCGAGGGACTCCAAGCGGATGTCCTGACTCGCGAGGGCGACCTGAGCGCCCAAGTCCTCGCCGCACAGCAGAAGGAAGTCGAGGCACGCCTCGCCTCGGAGTCCGCCACAGCACGTAAGGCGGTCGCCGACTTCCAGGCCACCATCTCGACCACCGTCAAGGGGTTCACCGAGGAGCTGTCCGACCTACGCGCGGCGATCCGCGAGAGCGACAACGAGACCGGCGAGACGGTCACCGCCCTCTCCGACGGCATCACGGAGATGACGGAACTTCAGACGCGTGCGGCTGCTAAGGCCAAGGAGCTGGAGACGCTGATCACCAACGACCTCTCCAAACTGATGACCGGCGACATCCCGGCCGCCGTGAAGGCGATGCTAACGACCCTGTTCGCCGTCACCGACACCGTGGGCGACGATGTGCGTGCGCGTGAGTCCCGGTTCCCGGCTCTGTTCCGCGCTGGCAGCACCGGCTCCGAATCGTCCCTGCGGAACCTCGGCGACGCGCGTACGCGCACGGCCGACAAGCAGGGCGACTTCGCACGACTGTTCAATCTCACCGGCTTGGGCGACATCTCGGGAATCTCGGGACTGTCCGCCGGGCGGCGTCAGCTCGAAACGCAGGCCAGTGGATTCGAGAACGCGGCGGGGCCGCTGCGCAAGGTCGCAGACCTGGGCGAGGCTCGTGCGGCGAAGGTCCTGGACCTAATGAACCAGGCGACCAGGGCCGGTAGGGGACAGGGCGACGAGTTCATGGAGCTCGCCAACATCTACAATTCCCTAGAGGAAGAGTCCGAAAAGCTCCGAGAGGAGTTGGCAGCCCTACAGGTGCAGGCGGACGCGACGCGCGTCACGGGAACCGACCTTCTGGCGGATTCGGCAACGCGACTTGCGGGAGCCCTCGGAACGAACGCAGCCCGCGCAGCGCGGGAAGCATCCCGTAGCCTGGAGGCACTCACCGGCACCCCGGAGAAGATGGACCGTCTCCGCGCGATCATGGGCGGACGGGCAGCGGACGTCTCCGCGAACCTCGGCGGACGTGGGGATGAGTTTGCGTTCGGGTCGCCCGCCGAGGTCGACCGCCGCCGCCTTACCCTGGAGACCCAGGTCGAGCAGCTCACGAAGCGGCGCGACGCACTCATCACGAGCACGCGGACTGCCAAGGAAGGCGGCGCGTCGAGCGAGTCTCTGAGCGGCGTACGCGCCCAGACACACGAGTTGTCGCGCCAAATCCTGACCCGTCAGGTGATCTTGGACGACCTTCTCGTCCAGTCGGACGCTATCCGCGCTTCCATCGTCGCTGGTGACTTCGCCAAGCTCGACATGGACATCCAGAAGGTCGTGGAGTCGGGGAGCGTCGAGACCATTACCCGCAACATGGGCTTCCTCAACGATGTCCTCGACGAGATGAACGACTTGACCGATGACGAGCGTGGCGGGATCAAGAAGCTGATCGACGATCTCGATGGCGCGAAGAAGGCTGCACAGAACGCACGCGAACTCGCCGACGAACTCAAGCGCATCAAGAGTGTGTCGTCCGCCCGACAGGGCGCAATACGCGCCGTGGGCAGTGTGGCTGGCGGGAGGGCCGGTAGTGTGCTTGGCTCGATTGCGGGCATCGTGGGGGGCGTTACCTCGTTCTCCAGCATCGCGGCTACGCGCACGGCGTCCCACGAGAGTAACCTCGCCGAGCGGGACGCCGGAACAATCAACCAGGGAACCTTCACCAACAACGAGTCCGCCATCAACACTGTCGCCACCATGGGCAAGATCGCGGCCGGGGCGGAGCTTGTCGGGCAGGGCATCAGCATCGCCACCACGGCCTGGTCGATGTTCAACGCGCGTGCTGAGGCAGCCAAGCAGAAGGTGCGTGAGATTCAGGAAGCCGCCAACGCGATGGGTGACGCCATCGCAGGTGGCATCGCGGCGGGCTTTGATGAGGGAGCGCAGTCGTTCGACGACTTCATGCGCAACTTCCTCCTGAACGAGTTTAGAACGAACCTCGCGGAGACTGTGCTGGAGACGTCAGGGATACGCGCGTTCACCGACGACCTGGCGGCCACCAAGACCCTCCTCGCGGATACGACCGACAGGGTTGACGAAATCCTTGTGCAAAACAAGGGACTCAACAAGTCCATCACCCCGGACGTCCTGACTAACCTCAGCAAACTGGACCCGGCACTACTGCAGAACGCTAAGAACCTCACGGCACTCCAACGCCTAACCATCCTCAAGAACGCGGGGGCCGTACTACCACAGAATGAGTTCGGGGATACGATCCCCCAGGGGACGACGGAATTCCTACAGACCCTCGGAAACGAGTTGGCCACGCGTGCGAAGCTCGGTGGGCAGCTCCAGGACGCGGCCGGGGAGGTCGAGGGGTTCAGCGAGGCCATCGCGGGTGTCCAGCCGATCTTCGACGGGTTCCGGGAGGCGCTGGGACTGAGCACTGGCGCGGTGAAGGGCGTGTCCGAGATCGCGACGTCCACGTTCCGCGCTGTCACCGAGCCACAGGCGAACCTGTTGCTCAGTGCCACCATCGAGATGCGCGACCTGCAGGTCCAGATCGAGTTCAACACACGGCGCACTGCGGAGGTCCTCACACACGACATCCTCGGCGCGCTGTTGGCGAACGGGTTCAACGCGGGCGCAAGAGAGCCAGAGGACGTTCCGACAACCCCCGCAAACCTGAAGCTCGGTGACCTGAAGCAGGGGGCCGAGCAGGTCCAGAACGGTCAGGGAGTCCTCTGAACTCCGCCGTCTAACCTGGAGTTCGCAAAACGGAGCGCGCGTGCTATAATAGATGGGGGACAGTCGCCAGTGGCCTTGCCCGAAACACCTTGTATGGGAGTTGTCCAATGGCGAGTCCAGAGGAACGCGACGTTGTCGTAAACCAGATCACGGTGCCTACGTTCACCGCAGATGTATGGAATGAGTTGTCGTAATGGCGAACCTGGCGTGGACCAACGCGGGGATACCCGTATCCTACAAGATCAACGGCGTCAACATCCGCGAGGAGTTCGGGGTTGAGATGTCGTTGCCCAACGCCCTTATGCCCGGCGTTCGCGGACGGACATCCAATCCCTCCCAGACGCACGGGGAGGTTGACAGCGGGGCCTTCTACGGCACACGCCAGTTCTCGGTGACCGGGCGGATCATCGCCACAACCCACGCGTTGTTCACGTCCCAGATGGACGAGTTCACCGCGTGGCTTCGACTGGAGGACAACCTCCAGCAGTTCTCGCTTCGGGGGCGCACCCTATCGGGTATGCGACTGGAGATCGCGGGTCACGGGCTGGCGGAGCCCAGGACCCTCATCGTCACCTACAGTGGCAATGCCACGATCAGCCCGATCTCCACCGCCCACTTCAAGGGGCGTGCGTACGACTTCGGGTTGGGGCTGAAGGCGTCCTACCCGTTCTGGCTCACCCAGGAGGAGACGGACGCCCACAGGGACACGAGCGCTCACCAGTGGATACGGGTACCGAAGGACACGTCGGGGGCCTTGGGCACGTCCCAAACATACCCCGAATACACACTCGACGGGCCGGTAAGCGGAGCGAATGTCACCATCGCGCACGGGCGATTCGGACTGAGCGTTCGGTTCAACGACCTGTCGCTGGCGGAGTCGGGTAACGGACTGGCGTTCACCGCGACCAACATCTACGGTGACTCGACAGTGGGGACGTTCCAGAACCAAGTGGAGCTCACCGCTGTTGCGTCGACGGAGGGCGAGGGCTCGGGGGAGAGCGTGGGGCTGCACGGGTCGGCAAGCGGCGGGTCCGGCTCACTCATCAAGCTCCCCATCCGAAACGCGCAGTCACTGGCCGTGAACCCGAATGACTCGCAGGACGCGGACTACTTCAACGGCGCAGTCGGAACCTTCGGGTGCTTCTTCAAGCCTAACTTCGACATCATAGCGGGCGTGCAGGACAGCGAGAAGCGTAACGTCCTCCTAAACCTGGGTGCGGCCACGGCGGCGAACAACATGCAGATACGGTTCGCGGATTCGTCGGACAAGCGTGTTGTGGAGCTAAGGACGGTTAACGGCGCGGGGACGGTCCTGAGCAAGACGAATAACTCGTAAGGATTTGCCATGGCCAAGTCAGCTTCCACTTACCAGGGCTTCCAGGTCCCGGCACTTCAGACCGACACCATTGGGTTTGACGACGACTTCGCTGCGTTCAAGACCCACCTCGACGCCGCCCTATCCAGCCACGCCTCGAACATCTCGGGGTCTGCGAACGCGGCGGGCGGGACCTCCTACGCCAGCAACGCGGGCAAGATTCTCTCGGCGTCGGCGAGCTCTCCGAGCCCTCTAGGACGAGTCTTCCCCCTCTCCGCGAGCACCGACTCGATTCTGATGTTCCAGGAGAACCCTGGCGGCAACACTGCGGGTAACGACAAGTGGGTCATTGGGTACGACGACTCCAGCGGCTTCTTCGCCATCCACGACGCAGCGACTATACCGACGACCATCCGCGACGCGCGGGTGAGCATATCTGCTAACGCGATGTACGTGACGACCAACGACTCGGGCGCGACGGTCAACTCGAACTACGACGATCTCGTCGTGGAGGTCGCCGCCACCGGGGGGATCACCATACTCGGCCCGGACGCGACCGAGTTGGGGCTTGTGTTCGGAAACGTCACGCAGCCAATCAACGCTGCCATCACGATGCAGTCTAACGACAAGCTACGGATGTTCACGTCAGTAGACGACGGCGAGATTAAGTTCGCCACCGACGTGGACTCGCTGGCCATGACCATCGACAAGAACCAGCATGTCGTCGTCCACAGCGGGTCGCTCACGGTCATTAGGAGCGGTATCCAGTCGGGATCGGACGTCAATATTGGCGCGGACGACTTGGTTATCGACGCCTCCAACAGTGCCGGGATGTCGATACTTACGAAGGCGAACTTCAGCGCCAGCGTATTCCTCGGGGCCAACGGCTCGGCTAATGACGCGGCGCGCATACAGTGGGCGGACGACGTGGACCTCTTCCACATAGGCACGAACTACGCTGGCGCTGAGGTCCGACTACGAACGGACACCAACACCCTCGCTTTGACCCTTGGGTCGGACCAGTCCGCCACGTTCGTAGGGGACGTCGTTGCGGAATCCAACCTTGACGTCGAAGGGTATGCGGCCATCGGGGACGGGTCCTCCCTCGACGCGGACTGGACCCTGACCGTCGACCGCGACTTCTCGTCCACCACAAACCCCCGTATGCTCAACATCCGTGGGATTATGACGGTGACGGCCGGGACAAGCAACCTCTACGGTCTGTTCGCTGACACGTCCATGGTTATCAACTCCGCGTCGGCGGAGGTCCACCCCGAGGTCGCGCAGTTCTACATCTCGGACCCCGACATCTCCCTGGGGGGCACGTCGCCGGGAACCCTTACCCTGGCCGCAACCCTCCTCGTTGACGGTAAGCCCACCGAGGGTACGAAGAACGCAGGGATTTGGGTGCAGTCGGGAAGCTCCACTGCCACGCCCGACACCGGGGCCAACACCCTCGTCATCGAGGGGTCCGATCCCGACGGGACGGGGGCTAGCATACTCTCAGCCAACGGTAAGGAGTCGCGACTGTACTTCGGCTCCCCCGCTGACGGGAATGGGGCTCGAATTACCTGGGGGTATAACGCTGGGTTGCTATCCATCGCGAGCTATGTGAGCGGGGCCAATGTCGAACTCTTCAGTGGTACAGGGACGGCGGGCATAACGATTGCGGGCAACAGCGGCGACGTGACCGTAGACGGCACGACCACCTCGACCGGCGACATTATCGCTGGCGGGGACATCGGGCTTTCCGGCGATCAGGACCTGATCTCCTTGGCGGCGAACCTGGTGACCGTCAACGGCGCGCTCACGACGACCGGCGTCATCACGACGGCGGACGACCTGATCGTCGATGGAACCAACATCGGGATCACCACAGACCTCGACCTAATCACACTCGCGCTGAACTTGCTCACCGTGACGGGTGCCCTGACCGTCTCCCTCGACCTCATCGTGGAGGGGGGCGACATCGGGATCGCCGCCGACACCGATCTCCTTGCTCTGGCGGCCAACGCGTTCACGATCAACGGTGCCGTCACCCAGGTCGGCGCGTTCCTCACCTCCCTGGCAGGCGATCTCCTCGTCGACGGTGGCGACATCGGCATCACGGGGGATACCGACCTCATGCAGCTCTCCAGCGCGGCGCTAACCGTGAACGGCAGCCTAAGCGCCACATCGTTCGTATCGACGCCCCTCATCTCCCTCACGGGTTCCACCGGGGACTACCTCCAGTTTGACGCGGAAGGCACGGCCCCCAACACCGCCGCCGGAAGCGTTAAGGTGGATGTTGGCGGGGCGGTTCGGTATCTCATCACATACTCTTCGCTGTAAGGATTTACGCATGGCAAAGTTCCTATCGGGATACGCCTTCACGGTAAAGGCTACCCTCGGACCTGACGGGGACACCCGTGTGGTGAGGGTTCGGGCGAGCTACACCCTGGCCGACACCGAGGACGAGCGTCTCAGTACCAAGCGCGACCTCGACCTTGTACTGTCCACCGATCCTAGATCGGCGGACGTGGGCGAGAAGGGCCTCGACATCGAGCCCCCGGATGCGGCGATTGAACGGGGCATCGTGTCCGCCATTGAGAGGTCCATACGTAGGGCGTCCAAGGGGATGGAGTCCCTGCCAATACTTGACGACGAGAAGGAGCCTGTGGCGAGGGGATGAGTTGCCGAACGACGTTCCCCCGAGGTATAGTTCTGCCACACACCACAGGAGCTCCGAATGAAACCCCTCACGATTCCGCTGTCGCGCCTGATCTTTGGTGAGGGGGATGGCCAAGTCGTACAGCAGAACGACGCGGTCATAGCCCTTCGCTTCGCGCAGCTTTTCGACTACCTCAAGCACAGTATGGCGGAGAAGCGCGCCGCAATCGAGCTTCGGGACGAGGCCACCCGTGCTGTCGACGGGGAGCTGGACACCCTGGAGCTCTCCAAAGACGCGGTCAGACTACTGAGTAAGATCTGCGAGTCCCCGATGGACCATCTCAAGGAGAAGACGGCGGTCGGCGCGGAAGGAATCGACGTCAAGGAGGGATTCCTCAACACCGACACCGCCCAATCCGCTATACTCAGTCTGGAACCAGCCTGCAAGGCCGCGCTGGGGGAAGAGGTAGCTACCACGGAGGCTGAGTAACCATGTCGGAGATCTACGTCCAGGAGGGCGTCTGGCACCACCTCGCCGTGGTGTGGGACGATAACGCGAACACCTCTGCCATCTACATCGACGGTGTGGAGGTGTTCGCGGGGACTGCCACCAGCGGAAACTTGCCCACGGTGTCCTCCCTCCAGAACGTGATGGGGATTGGCGGGCTCGTTGGGGGCTACGGCGCAACCTCCGTTCAGGAGCTCTCCGGCGGGGACAGCATCGAATCCGACATCGACGGCCCCACGATATGGGGCAAGGCCCTCACCGCCACCGAGATTCTTCGACTGTTCACGGCGTCTGGCAGTCCCGTCGTTGCCGATGGGTCCGCACAGATCGCGGCCAAGGGGTCCAGCTTCCGCGTAGCGCCCTCCCATATCCTTGCCCACGTTCCTTTTGACGACGACGAGTCGCTATCGCTTACGTCCAGCCTGGTGGCCTCCACGCAGCTCATTAAGTACCTCGGCACAGGGTTCGGCGGACGTTACAACATCGGAACGTCCTCGGGGGCCGGCGCGACAAACGTCTACCTCGATCTCCTAAGCTCCCTCGCGAACACGGACACGAACGAGACCGACCAGCCCATCTTTTGGACCGACCACTTCCGCACCACAAGCCCGCAGAACCTGTATAGGTTGTACAACCGTGCGACGAGCGGGGCGATGGACTCGGAGATAGTAAGCGCGGCCTCCTGGGCAGAAGGCTCTCACCTACTCACCGTGTCCGACGATCTAAACGCTACGTACGACAAGGATGTCGGGCAGCTACAGCGCAACCTCATTGCCGACGGCGACTTCGAGATTCCGGGCGGGTTTGGGTCAAGCTCCTACTGGGCTGATGTTGGAGGAGCAACGACCAGCAGGCAGACCGGGGCACTCGTCTCGCAGGGACAGGCCTCCGCGAAGATAGTCAGCGCCGGATCGGCCGAAGGAACCTCCCAGGATTTGAGGGGTGGGTACGCCTCGACTTCGGGGAGTACCTACAACTCAACGGACTGGGTGGCCTTCTTCGACTTCTACCCAACTATGGCGGTCAGTGGCTCCGGAGCCATCAGCTTCTTGGAAACCTCGTCGACCACGAGCACGACCGGTCTCTACTATGTAGCATTCGACCAGAAGACCGAGTGGGGCGATGCGATTGCGCAGGACTCGTGGAACCAGATGGTGTATGTCCACACCGGAAACGCTTACGACGCCGAGAACTACTTCCACCTCATAAACCCCGCGTCCGGGACCGCCTACTATGACAACGCGCAGCTTCTGATGAGTGAGATTGTCGAGGGGAACTTCCACCTCGGGACTAACGGGAGCTGGAGTGCGTCAGGAACGGCCGCCGCACACTGGAGCATTCTTGCGGCGGGGGGGTTCGGGGTGTTCGCCGAGAGGTCCCACGTCGGGGCCAGATACGGGACTGTTGCGCTACCGGTGGAGGCCACCACAGATATAACGCAGACGTTCAGCCTGGCGTCGAGGGGCAGTAGGCGGTTCCTTGCGACCGTGTACGCCAAGCTCATAGACGGCGACGCCGTCACTGCCACGCTGGCGGTGAAGGACGACGGTGGGACCACCCTCGCAACCGTCTCCGAGTCCCTTACCACCGTCGCGGCCACTGGGGACTACACCAAGCTCTCGGTCCTGTTCGCCGCAGACACTGACGCTGGCTCTAACCACGACATGGTGGTGACCATCACGGGGGATGCCGGTGACGTGGTGTACCTCGCCACCGCCTACGTCATCGAGATGACCGCGATCCCCGGCGAGGTCCGTGTGATGCCCGAGGAGCACGCCATCGTCCCCACGAAGGATCGCGCGGGCGCGCAGTTCGTGCCGGGCAACCAGGGACTTTCGTTCAGCACGACGTACCTCAACCCGAACGAAGCCGGGTTCCTCGTCCGATTCCGACCTCAGTTCTCCAGCGATCTGAACGAGGCGACGCCGCGCGCACTGTTCGACTGGAAGGTCGACGCCAATAACGCGGTGAGTCTTTCCTACATATCGGGGGTATGGGAGTCCACCTGGGAACAGGGCGGCACGGACAGGGACGTGACCCCGGCCACCGTCACTGCGTTCGGGCACGACGACCTCATGGAGCTTTCCGGGTGGTTCGATACCGAGGGTCGGAGTATCGACGGTACGACCTACTACGGGAAACTGTTCCTAAACGGTGAGGAGATAGGGAGCACCACCACCGCGTGCCCTGCTATGAGCGCCTCCCTGGCCACCGCGTACGTGGGGTCCGACAGCAGCGCGAACTCCGCCGCGAGCGTCATAGACGAAATCTATCTGATGACACAGGCCCCGACCGACCTGGAGTGCAAGGGGTTCTACGTCCAGGGCGACGCACTACACAACGATAATCGGGACTTCTCGTGGATCGCGACCACCAACGCGGGGGACCACATCCGTCTCGACACCTTCACGCAGACGTTCGAGGTCTACAATACGCCGGACATCCCCGAAGGCGCGGGGGACTTGGCCACGAGGAGCGCGCTCACCGCCGCGACCGGGGTTCCGCCGTCGGTCAAGCCGTACGGCTCCCGAAAGGGTTGGGTGGTTGTGGACAAGAACGTGAAGGAACTTAGGATCACCTACCGCAAAGAGTTCATATAAATGCCATCTGAGCGGTTTTTCCTACAGGTATGGGACAAGGACGCGAAGCTCGTCACCCACTGGCTCCCCTACGCCCACGACATTGTGGAGGAGGAGGAGCTCAACGTCGAGCACACGCTCAAGTTCAAGCTCCCCATGTCGGACTCGCGGTCGGCTGACGTCGGGTTCCGTAATATCGTGCGGCTCATCGACGCGGAGAAGGGGTTCTTCGCTACGTCGTGCTCCGGTGTGGACGAGGGAGCCAAGACGATAGACGTTCCTGACGCAAGTCGCCTATCCGTGGACGACTACGTCCTCATCTACGACTCCCCGACCACGCCAACCAAGTCGTTCGTCGCCAAGATACTCGCCGTGGACGGAACAACGCTGACGCTGTCACGGATGGACTTCGTGCCCACCGCAGGGACAGAGTCTGGCGGACGCACCTACGCGGAGATTGAGGGGGACGCCTACGTCGACTGGGTGGGGCGCGGGTACATCGACCTCCTCGGCGACTCGGGCGTCGCGAGTACCGGGTCGCCGGTAATGAAGTGGACGGGTAAGACGTTCCGCGTATGGGACGTCCGAGACAGTCGCGGGGCGGACGGAGCCCCCGTCCGGGATGTCACGTGCAACCACATAAGCTACGACCTCAACGACACACGGTTCCTAATAGACAGTCGAACGGACATCACGTTTGGACTGGCATCCACACAGTCGGTTACCAGCAAGCTCATCACCCCGGAGAGGATAGTGGACGAGGTCGTCAAGACCCAGAGAACCGCGGCAACCGATTTCTCCAATGGGTGGATCAAGGGCGACATCAGTGCACAACTGACGAAGCGTACGGAGACCACCTACTCCGCGTCCGTGGCGATAAGCACGGCATCGAGGACGGTGACGGGAACCGGAACCTCCTTCCTATCGGGGGTACGGCAGGGGAGCCGACTCTACACGATCAACCTCGGGACCCTCAACGCCATTGTCGACTACGTGGTTTCCGACACGGAGCTACTACTCAAGTCCCTCCCACGGTTCACCACGACATCCGCAGTTATACAGACCGACCCCGACGTCCGCACCTTCGAGTTCGACACCAACGGGAGCCTTCGATCCGCCATCGTCAAGATAGCGGAGGTCTGGCGTGACGACAAACAGGACGTCCACCTGACCTACGGCGAGGACAAGTCGATCAACGTGGCGAAGGTGGATAACCCGAACGCATCCGATCCCACCGGGGACATGGAGATACGTCTCGGGAAGAACCTCCAGTCGTCCTCGCGGAAGCAAGACGTAGCGGGGTTCGGGAACACCGTGTACGCGACGGGCGGGACAAGCGGGTGGGTGGGAGCGCAAACGGGACAGCACTTTACCATAGGGGGTAATCCGGCCACGCTTCCGTTCCACCGTAACACCCGTGACAAGTTCCGTCTAGACACCCCGACCGAGATACGTCAGCTACGGTGGGGCGACCCCGTCACGATCATGCACCAGCCCATGAACGTGAACGTGAGCGGGTGGACTGACGACAACGAGATTTTGATTAACTTCCGCGGGGCAATCCCCACCATATCCAGCGCTCTAGGCGATACGTTCGGCCACCTCGACTCCGACACAACCTACTACTTCCGAGTGGCTCCGGTGGACGCGGACGGTAAGGAGGGGCCTGCCTCACTGGAGGCCACGGAAACACTGGCCCCTGGGGAGCACTCCGTCATGGTGTCCTACTCGGGGGGCGGGTCTACCTACAGGGTCTACTTCTCAACCACATCCGGGGAGTACACGGAATACATCACCGACACGGCCTCCCCCTTCCAGCTTACGACCGAGGGAGGGGCCAAGAAGGGCTCCCCCAAGGACTTCGACGCGACGAGCTACACAAACGGCATGATACTCGTCCGTGACTACGACAGCTCCGGTGCGGGCTCGGTCGTCGACGTGGACATCGGAGCGGGACAGCTACGGACCATCGAGTCCATGACCAAGGTGGGCCACGTGTCGAACACGGACGAGTCCTCTCTCTACTACCGCGTCAAGACTACCAGCCCTTGGGCAGTCCTTCCGTCAACCCACTACGATGTCGTCTTGTGCAAGGGCCCCGACGCGTTTATGACTCCCATAACCGGGTTCGGGGTGTTCCAGAAGCGTCTGCCGTCCGACGGAAGCTACTCCAGCCAGGAGCCCCATGCCACCATCGAGACTGGGTCGGGGGGCCGCCGGTTCAACGCGCGGCTCGGGGACCCGGGGGTGGGGTACCAGTCAAGCACCCACGCTTCGGGCTTTGACACGTTCAAGGACCACTACACGGGCGGGGTCATCCAGCTTAGGGACAGTAGGGGGACGTCCGCTACGACTAGTTCCCTGGCGGACGATACCCAGCTTGACGGGCAGCAGCGAGTGATACTGTCCAGCGGGCGTGGGAGTCAGAACGAGTCCCACGCGTCGCAGACGGACATGATCGTTAAGTTCAAGAGCCCCGGAACCCTCAACAACCTCCTCCCCCACTACGAGATGACGGGTCCATCGCAGCTTGTGCACGAATACGACGACGGGGACTACGACATCACCACGGAAATCGTTACCACCCCAGTCAACGGACTGAGGGTCACGGTGGTCGGGGCGGAGCGCACACGTACGAACACGGTGACCTACACCAACTCGGCGTCACAGAAGTACGGGCAGGATCGCGGCGGGGAACTCGACTTCCTTGAGATTTCCGTGGGGGACGAAGTCTACGCGGAGTACGGCGGGGAGTGGCTGATCGGGAACGTGGGGATGGTCGACGTGGCCAACAAGCGTGTCTGGCTCGACGGCGGGTTTATCAACGGGATGTACACCGGAGGGTCACTCGACGAGCACACCCCGTCGACGAACGCCCCCATGATTATCCGCAAGCCTCGGCCCAACTTCAACCACGAGTCCGGCATTGGAAACATGTTCCATCCGGTCCTTCACCGGGACAGTGCCGGGGACGGGGATTCGCCGGATTCTGTTCAGGGACACTGCTACTTGGCGGAAGCGGACTACACCGACTCGGGTGGGGATACCGCCTCCTGGGGGACTGGTGCTGAATCCGACGTCGGCGGGGTCAAGGAGGGGATTGGGCACGCCCTGGAGGTATCCACGCAGAGCGCGATTGAGAACCAGCTCTACCTTCTTTGGGACGGCGCGGCATCGACCACGCACACCGACATCACCCTCAAAAGGATACTCCTCGTTCGGCCGAACACCTTCACCTGGGTGTCGACCCTACAGTCCCCCTTCAAGTACGCCGACGGGGATGTTGTCGTTCTTATGATCGCGGAGACCGGCGGTCCCCTAACAATTGGTAAGCGCATTGCGGGGCAGTCCTGGGTCTACGGGGTCACCGGGGACCTCTCGGAGGACCACGAGTACGGGGGTATCACGGGGACGGCGATCCCGGTCCAGGATGGGCATGGGGTAAGGTTCCCCGCCGGGTCGCGTGTCTTCATCGGTGCCCAGGCCCCAAACACCGCCATCGAGTACGCCACCCGACGGGGGGACGCTAGGCTCGGGCAGGTACGCGAGGTGGACAGTGTGGTAGTGGGCGCGGATCAGTCCCCCACGAGAGCGTTCGACATTCTCAACCTCACGGCGCGTTTGGACACCCTCCCCCAGCCGGGCGACCGGGTCGAGGTCCTGACGGTGGCGGACGCGGCGTCGATCTCCACCTACGGGCGCGTGGAACGCCCTGCCGAGCACACGGAAATCCTGGACCCCGAGGAGCTCTACCGGATTGCCCGGAAGGACTTACGACTAGGGAAGGACCCGATCCCACGCTACGAGGTGTCCGTGCTTGATCTGGAGTTTATGAACCCGACCAGTCGATACGAGTTCGACGGGGCGGTCATCGGGAACACATACAGGATCATAGACAGCGACTACGACCTGGATAGGTCTGACTTCAAGCTCGTGAAGATCAAGCGGGACTACGAGACCCCCCTTGAGTCCCGGATGCAGTTCGACCACCACGAGAAGACGCTCATGCGTGGATTCACTCTGTCCACGGAGTTCCGTCTCCGCAAGGAAGCCCTGGCGAGAGAGCAAGTACGGTACGCCCAGGACTCGCCCAAGTGCATCTACTTCGACACGGTCACCCGACGGTGCAGGAAGGTCAAGCCGCCGAACTCGTTCTGCAATACGCAGTCGAGCAACCGCGACGGGCGTCTTCGCGGCGACAACGCACGCTTGACCACCAGTGACTGTCGGAACTTCACCCCGCCTGACAACGCGAACCTGAAATTCTTCAGCCACACGGATTCGCAGAGCTTCACGCTGGGGAGTGGGACCACGAGCCTGTCCTTCGACCTCGACGTGCTCGCCAACCCCGATCAAGGGACCACGGGGATGCAGTGGGACATCGAGGACAAGCCGAAGCCCGTCGCGTTCGTGACCGACGCCTACTACCTGGACCAGTACTCCAACAAGACGTACGTGTCCCCCGGGGACCTCTCCGCCACGTTTGACCAGGACGACGACGGGGAGTTCACACCCAACGACGCTTTCTTCGGTACGGGAGCCCGTGTTACAATAGCCAGAGCCGGGTCGTTTGACTCCGGCGAGGCGTTGACCATCTTAGGAACACTACTGGTCGTTCTTCCTGGGTCTAGGGCTTAATGGGACACAACTCCATCGTCTACCAGAGGGAAACTGGGGCCATCGTCCAGAAGACCTCGTCCATGTCCGTCCTTCAGCCGCGCGATGTAGCTAAGGGGCTGGTTCTCCTACATCTCCCGGCCCATCTCAGCCGAATACTGCTGGTGGAGCACACCCACGTCCGATTGTCCAACGGGGAGGCTGTCGGCTTCCACGCCGTGGGCGGTGGGTTCGGGGGGTCAGCAATATCCCACACCCAGCCCCTGGTACCCGACGGCAAGGCCAGTAAGATCGCGGTGTCCGCTCTTGGGGACGTCATACTGTCCCTACCCGCTGCCGAAGAATACGCCCGGACCCTTGACGGGGGGATCACCTACATAACCGACGGGCAGATGGTCGAGTTCCTGAGTCGGATTCCGTTCGTAGCCCGCGCGGTCTCCGGTCTACGCGCAAGATACGCCCCTGGGAGATACATCAACCTCGGGACACTGGGCGAGGCGGTTCCTCCAAGCGAACGACTCCCCCGACCGGAGCAGTACGCGGACATCCTTGGGGTCACCCTCAGCCTGACGAGTATGCCGAATTACCTGACGTCGGGACCAGAGGAACTGGCCTGGGCCTCGTCCGTCGTGGAGAATCTCCCTCGCCCCATCGTGATGGTGTCCCCCTTCACGGGGAGCACGTTGAAGGAGTGGCGTAAGGAGCGCGATCTCATGGCAGCCATGCCCGACGTGACCTTCCTGATGGTGGGGAAGAAGTCGGCGTCCACCGGGCTAGACAACGTCGTGAGCTTGGGCGGTCGGACAACGGTCACGTCGCTCATGTCCCTGATGACACTGTGCGATGCAGGCGGCTTCTTGGACACCGGACTCATGCACGTGGCCGGTATGGTGGGGACGCCCTACGTTGCAGTCTTTGGAGGGGTCCATCCCCCGGTCGAGTTCACATCCCTCTACGATACCGTCCACACGCTGTCATCGCGGGATCATCGCGCCGTCACGGACATGTCCACGTCGGACTGCTCCCCCTGCTACCTCGGTAAGTCAGGCTCATGCTTGGGGACCGAGCACGAGCGGTGGTGTATGCGGAGTATCGAGATCGACGAGGTGGGGACCAAGCTCCGGGAAGTGCTTGATGGGAACGGGCGCAGGGGGCCGAGTAAGTGGTCCACGCCGAAGGGGCGTCCACGAAAGGCCACAAAGAGCGTAGCAGTTGTGTGCGTTGGCGGGTTCGGGGACACCCTGGTGGCCCTCAACACCCTCCGGGAGTTATCCCCCAAGCTCCGAGAATCCTACCCAAGCGCGGAGATCGACTTCGTAGTTCGGGACGACTATCGGGCACTGAAGGACCTGCCCTGGTTTGACAACTGGCGGGCGGTCTCCGGTGGCACGACCCAGGCGAAGTCCATGGAGTGGTGCCAGAGTAACTACGACCTCACGATAGAGCTCAAGCACGGCAACCCCAAGTCGGACCCGTTCGGTCCCGACCCCATAGCTCTGGTACAGTCCAGAAACCTCGGAGACCTGTCGTTTACCCCGGACGGTGGGACTCTCACGCACCACCTCGACGTCCTCTCCCCTGGACGTGCCGAGGTGGCCCGGCTATCCCGGGTGCTTCCGCCCGAAGGGGAGTACGTGGTCTTGGCGAACGGGACCGACGTGACACTTGGGAATCTGACGAAGGCAGTGGGGGGCAAGTTCTTCGGCGACCTGGGACGCCTCATCGCCGAAGCCGGGCTTACGCCGGTGGTCGTAGGTGTCAAGGGGGCGGGAGCTGTCGCGATCCCCGGCGCGCTCGATCTTGTGGGGAAGACCAGTCTCGGAGGGCTGGCGTCCGTCCTTCGCGGCGCGCGCGGGGTGGTGTCCATCGACAACGGGGTTGTTCACCTCGCCTCCCAGATAGGCGTCCCGTGTGTCGTTCTGTTTGGGCCGACCAGCGCCGCCTTCTGGGGGTACGAGTTCAACCTGAACGTGACCCCCGAACCAAACACCTGCAGCGAGGCCCCCTGCTGGCTTACCACCCGGGATTGGCACACGGCCTGCAAGGTCGACCCGATGTCCACCGGGACCCCGGCCTGCATGGGTTCGTATGACGCTGCTAGAATATGGGCGTTGGCTGGTCGCTATCTGGAAGATCGTCAGCTCGGGGGCGTCGTCGCGTCGTCGTGAACGCCTCCCTGACCGCCTTGGCTGCCCTCGCGACCTTGAATCCGACCACCAAGTGCCCTCCCACCCTCATAACGCGCTGACGGGCTTCCCACGCACCGAGGTGATCCCCCGATACGTTCACGGAGCACCGACGCACCGTGGGGTCAGCCATCTCCGCGATGACCGTGTCCCTGTACGCGCCGTCTCTCCTACGGATGGACACCCCGAACATGTCGACCGGCTCCCCGTCCAGGTCAGTCCGGTAGTCCTCGATGTTGTCGTAAGCGCCGTCGAGCTTCCCCTGGAAGTAGTGGCTCATCGTCTTGCGTTCGTAGGCAGTAGGGATGGCGTAGTACTCGAAGTTCTGGATGTAGACCGTGTTGGGGGAGTTGAAGTCCGGCGGGCTCTGCCCCCGCCACCCGTCGGTGCACAGGTTCACGGACACGGGTACCGGGATGTCGCGGGAGCCCATCAGTAGACCAGCCCCCATCCGCTCCTTGCCCCCGTGGTGCAGGTCCGGGTGGTTGCGAGAGAGAACCGGGAGGACCTTGGGGATGGCGTGCTTAACATGCCAACCGTTGAAGTAGTTGACCGACCCTAGTCCTATGGACACGACACTACGCGGAAGGGGCGGGAGAACCTTCTGGAAGAGCGGTGCCACCGTGCGGTCGATCACCCAATACGGCTCCATCTCGATGAGCCAGTCCTGCCCCAGCTTACGTCGGGTCTCCGTCTTCCACTGGCCGAGGGGGCCCGCGACGTTGAGGGGGATGTTCGCCTCCTCGACAGTGACGTTCTGGTACTGACCCGCCAACTCCTGGCAGAGCTCGTGTGTCCCGTCCTCGAACCGTGGGTCGTAGTCGATGTGGACCCGCTCCACGACGGCGGCGACGGCGTCGACGGACGCACGGAGTGGCTCGTCGAACTCGACAGGACGGCTGAGGTTGTAGAAGGCCGCTACTGACATCGTTACCCCTTACTGGAGATCATGGAGCCACCTGTTGAGCTTCTCGGCGTGGAAGTCCCAGTCGAACAGGGTCTGCGCTATATCGTAGCATCGACGCCCCACGCGGTCAAGCCAGGGAATGTCCGACGTGAGCTCGCGGATGAGTCCAGCACAGCTCTCCGGGCTGTTCAGGTCAAACTCGAAGCAGGTCTCGCCGGGGATGAGGTACCTCCCGGCGGTGCGGAAAGCGTAGAACGACTGTGGCACCAGGGCGGGGCGTCCCGCGTAGACGGTCTGGAGTAGCGAGTGTCCCCACCCCTCGTGCAGCTTCATGTGGAGATTCAGGGAGGTGTCGCGGACCTTCCCCGGAATCTCGCCCTCGGACAGAAGTTCGGACGCCTCCCCCTCGTTCCCCCCACCGTACAGAAGGAACTCATGTCCAGGAAGCTGCCCCCGCACGGTCTTCCAGTATCCGTAGGGGTCGTATCGAACCTCGTCGGTGGGTGCCTGGCAGTAGGGGCACTCCCTGGTGTCAAAGTCGTGCTTCACGAACTGCGCGTTGGTCATGTCCGTAAAGCAGTTGATGAAGGTCCCAATGCGCCGCGCGTTGGCGTGCGTTATGGGGGTATAGGACTCCCCGCACTGGAGGTTGAGCTCCTGGGGGAGCATGATCTTGCGTACCCCCGGAGGGGCGGCATTGTAGGTGAAGGTGTCCGACGATATTAGGTTCGGGAAGTCCGCCCAGGAGTACTGCGTCCCCTCGTTGCCCGCATGGCAGACCATCTTCGCGTTGGGGTGGTACTTGTCCCGCCACTTGGTGAACAGGGGCATGGTGTCGATCCGCGTGCACAGCAGAATGTCCCACTCGGTGTCTCTGAACTCCGAGAACCCGATGGTCCCGTGCGGCGGCCACCCTTCGCGGTCGGGCCACGCGCCCCAGTCCTTGTCCCACATGCTTTCGTGGAAGATGCCGCCCCCAAAGGCACGCCACATCGGGGCGAAGGACTCGTCGGGTCCGTAAGCCTCGTGACCGCATCGACCGGACAGGGTGGACAGCAGTCCACGGAACAGTCCGTAGTGGTGGAAGTCAACGAATATCTTCACGCCAGGTCCTTCCTTACCATGTACGCGTGCGGGTGTTCCCACAGTGCTCTCGGCCATTTCGGGTCTTCGACGAAGTCGCCCTCAAGGAGGGACACGAACTCCGCCACACCGCCGCGTCCGTGCACCTCAGCAGCTATCCGCCTCATCCGTGTCAGGGTGGCGCGCGGTGCGTTCGCCACCACGTCCCACTCCGCCCCCTCGCAGTCCATCTTGAGTATCTGGACCTCACGGCTGGGGAAGTCCCGCAGTGCCGACCCCAGCGTGATGGTGTGGGTGACATAGTGACCACTGACCCACACCGGCGCGGTTTCCCCCACAAATCTGTGCGGTAAGTCGTCCATGGGGATTTTGACGGTCAGTGCCTCTCCGTCCACCCGGCCTATTGCGCGGCACCACAGAACGGGGGCCAGTGGGTGATCGTTGAGTGCGAAGTGGCACGCCTGTAGAGCTACGTTCTCAGGTATGGGCTCCACGATAACCGCCTGACACCCAAACAAGGCGGAGGCAGCGAGTCCGAACGCCCCGATATGACCGCCAACGTCCAGGACCAGGTCGCCTGCCCGCAGCCCCGCCTCGGCGAGACGGTAGACATCCTTGTGTATCACCTGGTGGGCTATGGACTTATCGTTGGTCCCCTCCCGATGGAACAGACGGAGGTCCCGCTTGGTGACAATCGACGTGCGAGCCATCGGCTGACTATACATGCTACCAACTCCCAACGTATCCGCGCACGGCCTTGCGCCACTTAGCGTCAATCGTTGCGCGACCGAAGTGCTTGATGGCGGCGGCTCGCGCGCGACGCCCCATCTTCTCCCGCCGGTTCACCGCCTTCGAGGTGTTCCCCATGAGAGACTCAAGATCAGCCCTGCTCGGACTGTTGAGGACGAGGCACCCCTTACCAAGAATCTTGTCGAGCTCGAACCGTGGGAATATGGGGTCGCCGTGGTCGTAAGCGGGTGTGACCACGGGCATCCCGGTCATAGCAGCTTCCACTGGGGCGAGTGTGTAAGGGGCCGGGTGGGTACCGAGGTTGAAGAAGACGCTACTCGCCCGCATCTGCGCCTGGAGTTCGGTATACGATAGGAAGCGCGCGCTCTCACCGAGGGACTCGTTGCCCCTCCCCCCAAGAACCCAGTTGTCGCCCGGGCGTGTCTGGGTGAAGAGGTCCATGTGGCAGGAGTCACGTCGGCTCTCCAACTGGTTGGCGACGTAGAGGACGTTTCCCTCGTGACCCGTCCAGCCCTTCCAGGTGTCCGGGTCCCGTCCGAAGTGGATGACCGGCATCTTGGAGGAAAACAGCGCCGCCTGGGACTTGGAGTAGCTCACAACGAGCGCCCCGTCGTCGTTCAGACACTGCAGCCCGAACTCCGCGTGCTTACTCATCTGTCCGTTGAGGTGGAGTATGAACGGCATGTGTGGGGCCAGGGCTCCCGCGTAGAGCGTGATGAACCCATACCCGAAGTCGCATTTCTTCGCGAAGTGCTCGATGGCGGTCCTGGCACGGTCATAGGTCCACGCGTCGATGGTGGGCGCGTCGCGGAAGGGGTCGTTCCCCTTCTCTCCGTATAGCTTCACCCATCCCTGGGTTCCCCAGATGGCGTCGTATATCTGCTCTTGGAGGTAGTAGTCGTCCTTCGTCGTGCCGACGTCAAGCTGCCCGCGCGACGGGTTGGCTCGCACCCCATAAACGGAGGGGGCGCACACGTCAAGCCCGAGGCGCTGGAACATGGTGATGAAATCCCACTCATGCTCCTCGTGCCCCGATGTCATCATAACCCGCATGTCCGCCCCTACATGTAGACGAACGCTAGTCCGGGGGCACGGGTGTCGGCCCAGACGACTCGGAATCGACCGGCGGACTCGATGTCGGATACCACACCACGAACGTCCGCCGACACGGAGTCGTGTATGGCGACCATCCCGCCAGACCTAACCATGGGGGAGTAGTGGTTCCAGTCGCTGGTGCAGCCCCCGACGGTATGATCCCCGTCTATGAACAGTAGATCGACCCCGGAGGCGTAGGCGTCAAGTATCGTCGACACCGAGTCCACCGAGGGCATATCCCGAGAGCTCCCCACAATGTGGTGGTAGGCAAACCCCTCCTGGGAGGCGAAGTCGGACACGGCACGTCGGTGGTGGTCCATATCGGGCTGGTGGAGATCGACGGATATGAGGAGGTCGGGCCGGGTGAGTGCCAGGAGGGCGGTTGTTCCGAACCTGAAGGTCCCGATCTCAAGTATCGTGCGGGCCTTGCCCATGTGAGCCGCCGCCGCCGAGAGTATGAGTTGCCTCTCGTGCTCGGGGGTGTTGCTTTCGTGCATCGCTAGGTGGGTCATAAGTCGCACACTCATCAAGCAGTACCCCATCCTGATAGAGCGTCGTTAAGCTGCTGGTCAACCACGCCGTGGGAGAAATACCTGACCGCCGCGCGCCGGGCGCTCGCCCCACGCTCCGCAAGCCAGTCCATATCTCGGGGTGTTGGGGAGGTTATCCGGGCTAGGCCGGACGAGCTGTGCATCCCGGACGAGCTGAACTCTGTCCTGTCTTGGGGAACAGTCCTGAACCGAGGGAGCCCCACGTCCCCGGACCCCAGGTAATCGGACACGTTGTACCGACACTGGGGGGAACTCTTGTGGTGCTGGTGGTTGGGAAGGGAAAGAGGCATCCCCACCATAGCGGCCTCGACGACGCGCGGGGTGTAGTGCGTGCGTGGGTCACCGCAGTCATAGTACAGTCGGTGGGATCGCATAGCGGACAGTCGGGACCCAGGGGAGACATCGTTGCACGCCGCCTTTGCCCCCATGTCGACCGCCGCTTCTCCCATGACCGTGCTCTGCTGTGCGTTCCTGCCTGAGTTGAGTCCGTTTCTTGTGTGCGTGGACACCGGGTCGTTGGCGTGGGGGGTGTCCATGTAGTAGAGAACTGACTGGAACTTACCGTCCCACCCGACCCACCAGGAGGGGTCCACCCCGTACCGCACGAGGGACCCCCACCCAAGCTGCTCCACCATGGAGTCCTCGTACAGGAGCAGCAGCCCACCGCAGTTGGACAGTGCTTCGATTTCGGGAAGTCCGTCCGTTGGGATAGCTTTGTCCAGGTGGAGGATGGTGGGTCCGTCGTGCATCATCGCGGCGGCTACGGTCGGGTCGTTGGTGTAGGACACATCCGTATCACCACCCCCCGTGGACGTCCCGTGCCCCAGACGCTCGAACGCCTGACGCGTCGCCCGCCCCACGTCTGATATGCCCGTTCCGAATCTAACCCTCACTCGACGCCTCCTTGATGACCACCCCGTACCCGGTCTGGTTTGGGGGGACGTGCTTCTCCAGTCTGTAGGGGTGGTCCGACGCCACCAGCTCTTCCCAGAATATGGACACGTTTGGCTCGCCGTATGCGTTGGGTGGCTCGCCCCCGGTCTCCACGTCGTGGATGAAGATGACCGCTCTGTCCGCCGACAGCGCTGCGTAATCCGCAAAGTCCCGCCTCACACCGTGCAGGCTGTGGTCCCCGTCTACCACAACCGCGTCGGGGGCGTGGCCTACCGCGCTGATTATGGACCGAAGCATGAGCTTGACTTCCCCGTGGTGTGAGTCCCCCTCCAGGGGGTAGTAGTCGACCCCGAGACGGTCGCACACCTTGTGCATCTTTGAGTATACCATACCGCGAGACAGTCCGGGTAGGTCAATCGAGACGAAAACCTCCGGCTGCATCTTCACGAGACGGTAGGCTAGCCCGCACATGCGGGTCCCTATCTCCAGTATAAACCTGGGGGTCCCCCCAAGCTCTCGGGACGTGACCCTCTCGAAAATTTCCAACTCGGCTTGACTTGTGGCCTGGTGCTCCTCCGAGGCCCATCGCAGCAGAGGAGGATCGTTCGCATCGTCACGCATGTGGCTCCCCCTCCAGGGTGTACCCGAACTCCTCTATCTCATGGACGCACGCGCGTGCCACCACGTGTACGTCGGCCCGCGACAGAACCTCGTTGGGGGGCCGAGCGTCCATCCGAACTCCCCCGCCGATGTGGGGTACCCCCACGGTGAGTCCAAGCCCAAGCCTGTCACTCAGACGCCCCAGCTCGCCGTGTAGGTCCTCGTACCGCATCACGTGGTCCACCAGTATCGTATTGTCCCACGTGTACATGCTCCAGTTTGACTCCCGCCCGAGGAAGAGTCCCCCCTGGATTGCCTCGGACAGGGTTGGGTCGCCGGTTACGCCGGGGTTCCCGTCCCACCCCATGCCGCGCTCATGGTAATACTGTGAGACGATCCTGTCCCAGGGATTGCGCTCCGTGCAGAACGTGTAGTAGTCACGCCACTCCCGTGGGAAGACGTCCCGTATTTTGACGGCCGTCATGTGGGGCGGCCACAGCACGTCGGCGTGTGTCCAGGGCCTACTGGACGGAAACAGTGGCCCAAAGCAGTTCTGCGGGCCGCGCGGGCCGTCCTCACTTCCCCTGCCGTCCCCCAGAGCTAGTGGGGTGATGATGTCCTCGTCCCCGCATACCGAGGATAGTGCCCACTCGATGCTACTTCCCGCCACCTTAGCGCACTTCACGTATATAAATCTGTGTCTGTGGGAGATTATCACTGGGCAATCCCATCGTGGAGCGTGTAGCCGAACTCCCGGATTATGGAGGCGGAGTCTTTGGCGATGATCTCGGCCTGTTTAGAGGTAAGGACCAGTGACGGGTGCCTCCTGTCACGTCGGAACTCCGCATGGAGCCTCGGGAGTACCGGGACCGGCACCCCCAGCCTACCGCAGAAGTCCCGAAGCTCCGCATCGTAGTTCTCGTACCGCATCACGTGGTCCACTATGATGTTGTCGTCCGAGTCCGTGTAGAATCTCCTGTTGGTGACCTGCACACCGAGTAGCCCCTGGTCTAGGCACTCCGAGAGGGTGGGTCGGTCGACGTCGTCGCCCGTGAACTTCTTGGAGTAGTATGCCTCGTAGTAGTGCGAGATGATTCGGTCCCACGGGTTGCGCTCCGTGACGAACGTGTAGTAGTCCTCCCATTCCTTGGGAAACTCCGCCATGATCGCGGAGGGCTCCGTGTGGGCGACCCACCTGGTGTCCGCCCTGGTGGGCGGGCGGTTCGGGGGGTACAGGGGGTAGTAGCAGTTCTGCGCACCACGGTTTCCCTCGACCTCCCACCGTGGGTCCGGGTACCCGTACGGGGTGACGATGTCGTCGGGACCGCACAGTGACGAGAGTCCGAATTCGAGGCTCGTTGCGCCGACATTGACGCACTTGACATGGATGAAGCGGTGCTTGTGGGAAATTATCAACGGGCAACCCCGTCGTGTAGTGTGTAGCCGAACTCACGTATGATGCTCGCGCTGTCCCGGGACACAATGTCTGCGTCAGCCTGTGTGAGAACCTCGGAGGGGTGCCGCCTGTCGCGTCTGAACTTCGCGTGCAGCCTCGGCAACGTCGGTACCTCGACCCCCAGCCGGTCGCACAGCGCTGCCAGCTCCGCATCGTAGTTCTCGTACCGCATCACGTGGTCCACTATGATGTTGTCGTCCGAGTCCGTGTAGAATCTCCTGTTGGTGACCCGCACACCGAGTAGCCCCTGGTCTAGGCACTCCGAGAGGGTGGGTCGGTCGACGTCGTCGTGGTGCTGGTAGTATGCCCCGTAGTAGTGCGAGATGATGCGGTCCCACGGGTTGCGCTCCGTGACGAACGTGTAGTAGTCCTCCCATTCCTTGGGAAACTCCGCCATGATCTCGGGGGGCTCCGTGTGGGGGACCCACCTGGTGTCCGCCCTGGTGGGCGGGCGGTTCGGGGGGTACAGGGGGTAGTAGCAGTTCTGCGCACGGTTTCCCCCGACCTCCCACCGTGGGGTGATGATGTCGTCGGGACCGCACAGTGACGAGAGTCCGAATTCGAGGCTCGTTGCACCGACCTTGGCACACTTGACGTGGATGAACCGATGCTTGTGGGATATAATCACTCCGCGTGCTCCTTGAACGGGATGATCAGACTGCGGGAGTCCCTTGTATCCCTCGGTCCCTCGCCCAGCGGCGCGGCAAGGACCCAAGACAGGATGTCATCGTCGGAGACCAGCCTATCGGTGCAGTGGAGGTTCAGGGAATCGTCGTGCTGTAGGGTGAGGAAGTTCAGGAGTCCCTCACGCCCCTCGGCAGTGTCGGGGTAACCGTTCCTGGCGACCGCGAGAGTCACGTTGTTGCGGTCCCACAGGGTACACCCCAGGTGGGTCCACGTCTCGGCACTGACCCGAACGTCGGCGGCGTCGAGGGCGGCAATCGCCCTGAATATGTCGTTCTTCTGGTCGACGTGGGTCACCAGCCCCGGGTGGAGGGCCCCCGCAGCCCTTGCCGCGACCGTCCGCGCGTAATACTGTGGGTCGCTCAAGTCCATCACTCCGCCCCCCAGCCACACGACGGCCCACCCTGCCCCGAGGAGTCCCTCCGTGATGTCCAGCCACGCGTGCCCGTCAAGGTGTGTGCGTCCGAAGGGGGCAAGGACGGCGAGGGGGCGTCCGCAAGCCCACGACTGGAACTCGCGGACGTACCCTTCGTACTCCGAAGGGACGTGCAGTCCGGTGTGGGCATAGGGGACCACCACACGCCTTGAATCCCTAAGACGTCGGTTCCACGCGCGCAGGGCATACGGAACCACGGTCAGGGGGTCGTCCGTCCCTGACGGCGGGGCGAAGTCGTCGGGCATTCCGAGTGACTTGACCACCATGCCAGCCTCGGAGGGGTCGATGCAGACAACATGACTGAGTCTGGGGTCGCATGACAGTAGCCTCTCGCTGGCCTTCCGGCGTGTTCGACCAGAAACGGACTCGTCGTACACGAGAACCACGCCCGCCTCCACGTCGCACACCCTTGCGACGTCCAGGAGATCGGGCACACGCCTAACGATGAACCGTATGACGTCCCCGATCCCGGTACCCGGGTAATCCCATAGGACGCCCGAAGGGAGACTCTTGGGGGAGCGGGAGACTGCGGGCCCCATGCTAGGCTCCAAGGAGTAGGGAGGTTCGCCCGGAATCGGTCTCGGGCACCCCGGTGCACCACCGAACCAAGTCGCATGGGGTCGGTAGATGGCGGACGAACACCCGGTTACTGGCGATTCCGTCCTGGTGAATGAGATCGGAGATTCCCCTATTGGACGGAGTGTACTCCCCCGAGGGGGCGCGGCAAAGATCGCCGACGAGGAAGAAGTGGCGGTCCCACAGGGTGAGGACGGTTAAGGACCATGTAACCGTGGACATCCCCGCCCTGCACAGGTCAGCGGCGGCTACGACCCTGAATATACTCCCCGCGTCTTGGCGCAGACGTGAAACGCTCCCGGGGAAGTCCTCGTGGAGCTTCCTTACCATGGGCTCCGCCGGTATGCGGATCGCACCCGGGTGTCCCTTCTGCCGAACTCGGTCGAACTCCCCCCCACCGGATATGATAAGGGCCCACCCAAGCCGGAGGAGCCTCCTTGCGGCTTTGTCTAGAAACCCCACATCGTAGTCCCCCCTACCGAACGGGCACATGAGAAGCGAGGGGGCCCGATCCACCAGAAGGCGCATCTCCTGAACATAGTCCCCGTAGTTGGGGGGCGCGTACAGCCCTTGGGGTACCGTGCAAATAGGAGCTTGAGCTACGGCGTCGGCCTTGTCCCGATGCTCCAGATCAAGTATGGTCGGGGTGGGGGTCCCCCCAAGGTGGTCGGCGAGTTCCTTTCTGTCCGCCATTATCATACGGTCGATGCGCGGGTCGTGCTCAAGTGCTTCGAGGATGCCCCTTCGCCGCATTGCCCCAGCAGGGGCCCGTCCCTGGGACAGAACTACTGTGTTGGGCACGCCCAGTGACTTGGCGAGAGATGACTTGAGGTGCGCCTCCGCGACGGTATTTCGGAGGGCGTCCCCGATGCCCGCCGGGAACACCGAGATGACCTGATCCTCCCCGAGCAGCGAGAGGTCCTGTGTTACGTCCATCCCCCGTCACTCCTCCAGCATCCTCTGTAACAGTTCGACTGAGGCGTCGTGCATCCGCTTCACGGAGGCATAGGAGAGTCCGAGGCGTCGGCTTGCGCCCCGTATGGTCTCGCCCTCCAAGTATACCATATTCAGGATGTCGGGGTAAGGGTAACATATGCGCTCGGACACCGCAACGAAGTCACGCGCCTCCGCGTCCGCTTCGGCCTCCGGGGCTACGAACATGCCGGAGGTGTCGATAGCGTCCGTCGAGACGTACTCGTGGATCGGGTTGTCCGTGAGAACACGGTGCCACGACACCGCGACGTTGCCGTTCTTGTGCTTGGCGATGCAGCGGATCATCCCGAGGTAGATAGCACGTCCGGCGTAGGTGGAGAACTTGGCGCGCTCCGGGTCGTAGCTCTGTGTGGCCCGCGCGAGGGCCTCGTACCCGGACTGCTCAACGTCTTCGTAGAACTCGGAGAAGGCAAGGGAGTACCCTCCACCGTCGAACTTGGGGCGTATCTTGCCTAGAATGTGGGGGACAAGTTTCATGTTGTCCTCCACCACCTGGCGCTGACCGTCCGTTAGTGGCACAACTGGTTTAGCCATGAGTCGATCCTCCGTCTATTGATAGGAGGGACCGACGCGGGGACATGCTGTCCACGCCCAAGGCCCACTCCGTTATGCTATCGACACTGCCTCCCCCTTCAAGGAAGTAGAGATTCCGTCCGTGGTCCGTAAGGAGCTGGGGGTCGAGGAGCGCATCGGGGTTGTTGGTGATAGGGATGCTGTGCGGCATTAGAACAACATGTCGTCGCCCTCTGGTTGTCGCTTCGCCTTCTTGAATCCGAAGGGGGCCTCGTCGTGGCCCATCTGCCTGGACGCGAGTGTGTGTGTCCACATTGCGTCGAGCCTTGACTCGGCGATGGCGCGGAAGTCGGGGCTTAACTCCACGCCTACGAAGTTGAAGTTGGTCGCGATGGCAGCCATTCCGGTGCTCCCCGACCCCATGAACCCATCGAGAACCATGCCCCCCTTTGGGGTCACGAGCTTGATGAGATACCGCATCAGTGCCAGCGGTTTGCAGGTGGGGTGGTCGTTCTTCACCGCTGTCTTGGCGTCACCCCCGCCACCGTAGCCCTTATTATACACCTCAACGCGTGCCTTAGTCGAGAGACCCTCGCAGCCGAAGTCCTTCTCCCCCCTGGAAGGCTTGTCAACGTACGCAAAGCGAAGGGTCTCCAAGTCGAAGATTTCCTCCGACTCGAAGACCCTGTAGAACGGGGTCACCTCCTGCTCTGCTTGTGCTTCCATCAGCAAAGCTGTCGTTCGATCCATTATAGCATTTTGCGGGTAGCGTCCGCCGGGGTGGGGCGACCAGTAGTAGCCGAACTCCTCGTCGGACTGCATCTGATCCTTGGGTGTCTCGCCTTCCGCATACTGCACGCGCGCGGACCCGGCGTTGATCGCCCCGGTTCTCCACTTGATGATGTTCGCTGCGATGGTCGGCTCACTGATGGGCTTCTGTGCCAGGATGATGGGCTCGTAGGCCGGGCGGAGCGTGGTGTTCCAGTCGTCATACTCCTCCGCGAGCTCCGTGTTGGGCGTGTCGTAAGCGAACTGCCCATACCCACGCTCGTTGACGATGTCCGTCCCCTTGGCGGTGATGACCCGTCCCTTGCGGTCGTTCACGCGTGGCTTACCCAACGCCTTGTCGATGTCACGGGCAACAGCGCGTCCCGTGTTGATCGCGTTGGCGTACATCCACATGAGGGTGTCCTTGATGACGAACCCTGCGTCCTCCATCGCCACCTTCACCCGGTGCACAGTCTTGGGGTGACCGAATACGACTGCGTGACCGCCCGGCTTCAGCACACGGAAGTGCTCGCGCCACATGTCCACGTCGTAGGCGATGCCGGACGCGTCCCACTTGTTGCCCGCAAGAAACAGCTCGTAGGGCGGGTCGGTACAGATGGAGTCGATCTTGTTGTCACCGAACGGGAGCTCCTGGCAGCTCTGATTCCATGTCCTGTATGGCCTGTCTGGCATCGTCGATCTTCCCTTCCCCCGTGAGGACGCACGCCTCGGCTAGCGTAATCATCGCGCTGCGGGGGTCGATGAACCCACGGTGCTGCGCGAGCTCGGTCAGTGTCTTGTCGATGGTCCGTGGTTCCCACGTCCTGTCGAGCATGACGAGGTAGGTGGCGACCACGATGGGCGACCGGCTTACCCCTGCGTGACAATGCACGAGCACCCGACCGCCCCGCTTACACAGGAGCTGGTCGAGGATCATCGACGCGCGTGCCAGGTCGTAGACGTGGTTGCCCGGCCCGTCGATTAGTCGGGAAGCCCCGTAGAGAATCCTCACGGTGGGACGTCTGTAGAAGCAGTCGTTCGCAACATTCAGGACGGCCTCGATCCCACAGTTGAACAGCGCCCCAACGGTAATCGCTGAGGCGCTGTTGCCAATGGCAATCCTGTCCGTCACAAAGTCGAAGTTACCGGATGCCGACGCTGGTAGACTCGACGATGTGGACTCCATCTCCATCGAACTCCCCTGCTTCGACAGCCTTCTTGAGCGCGGACTTGTCGATAGACTCCGTGGTCTTGATGAACTCGTCGGGTATCTCGGCGTACGCGTCCACCTCCAGCCGCTTCGACCGCCGCAGGAACACCGTCCCGACGTTGGTCTTCACGCTGTTGATGCTAGCCAGTTCGAGGTTGTAGGCAACGTAGTCGTTCAGCCTGGTCGCCTCGTTCTTGCGCGCCGCCGCCGCCTTCTTCAGGCGGGCGATCTCCCCCTCGAACACACCAGCCTCTGCCAGCATGGTGTCCGCGTCCATCTCCAGGTTGCGGCGCGCGCGCATACACGCCTCAACCTTCCGGGTGATCTCGGCCTTGGTCGTCCCGAGGATGTCGGCAGCCACGCCGAGCTCCTCCATGGACAGCTCACCTGTCTGGACACCGGCCACCATCGCACGGTAGTCTTCGGAGATCTCGTAGAGCTTGCGCTGCTCCTCCGCCATCACAGGTCCTCCAGGACATCGGCCACCACGTCGAGGGCGGCGTCGATGATGTTGTCGAAGAGCTTCTGCTCCTGCTCCTCGTCGAGACCGGGGACGTCAATCCTCTCGTTGAGCGCCTTCGCGAGCTTATCATCAATATCGGACAGGACAAGCTCGATGATCCTGGACTTGAGTATCACGCGTGCGAACCACCTAAGCATGCAGGTCTCCTAATCAAAGAGTCCGTCGAACGCATCCCCGCCCGACGGGTCGGGGAGGTCGGCGGGGCCAACCTTCGCGGCAGCTTCCGCCTGCTCCTTGCGGGCTTGGACGCTGGGGTCGAAGGCAATGTCATCGTCCGTGTCGCCCGACGCATCCTTCTCGGCGACGGCGGCAGTGGTGGGGACATAGGTCGCGGCCATCCACTGGACAAACCCGTCAAGGTATGGGGTAGCGACCTCGACGTACACGTCCACCATTGACTCCTGTCCGGGACCGTCAAGCAGGAGGTAGATCACGGTCTGCATCACGTCGACGCACGCCAGGTGGGCACGCTCGCCCTTCGCTGTGTACCGCTTGTTGTAGGTGTCGAAGTCGGCACCGAACCAGGCCATGTGTGTCTTGCCGCCCGTGCGGTGTTCCTCCAGGGGACCAGCGAAGTCCGACGCCTCGACGTACTTGGCGAAGCAGGTGGCCAGAGCCTTGAAGTTGTCGCCCCCCTCCAAGAGCTGCGCTCCGAAGCGCGCGTAAGCGCCCGTTATGATCTTCGGGGACTTGTCCGACAGCGTCCCGAGCTGCTTGAGTCGTTTCTCCGTGGCGAACTCCGTTCCGGGTTCGCGCTCCGGCGTGGCCTCGGCGACCTTCTCCCGCTGCGTCTCAGGTTCAGGTTCCGGTTCGTTGGGAACCTCCGTAACCGTTACGGGTATGTCCTCCTCGGGGACGCGGTTCACGGTGCGCTGCGAGGGGTCGAGCGTCGCCTCGGCGGCCGCCTTACGCTCGTCGCGTTCGCCGGGTGGAAGCGGGGGTGCGGACTCGGGCGGCACGAGCGCGTCGATGATGCGTGGACGCTCCGTGTCCATCATCTCTTCTTCGCTGTAGATGCCCGCGCATCCCTCGTCGACCGACCGGAGGACCAGGACCTCGGCAACCTTCTGGATCATGGCATCCGGGTAGGTCTGCCAGGGCTTGGACCCGCGCTTGTACTGATCGAACGCGGCGAACTTGATGTCGTCCGGCTGGTCCTTCATCGCCCCGATGGCCCACGCGCCGATGAGCTTGCCACGGTTGAAGACTTCCCGCTTGTGGCGGAAGTTCTTGATGATGAGTTCGCCGTCCACAAACTCCTGCTCGAATTCGACGGTGTCGTTCTCGTATACGACACCCGACCGGCAGGCAATGAACGAGGGGTTGCGCTTGGCGATCTTCCGGTAGCCGTCGCGCGAGGTCATCGGACGACCTTCGGGACCCAGGAAAATCTCGCCACGGAATGGGTCGAGGTCGTAGACGACACACATGTGGAGGAAGACTTCGATCTGTGGGGGTGTCGCCTTCGGCGCGATCACCCTGCGGATCACTTCCATCCGTTCGTCGAGGTATTCGCGCGTCATCACGACGCCGCCCTCGACTGGTACCAGTTCGGCTGCCATCACGAGCTCCTTACAGCAGTGTTAATCATACGACGTTCGCGGCGCGTGAGGTATGCCCCGGTTCGCCGCCCGGTTTTCATCAGGCGGTTGGGGTCCTTGTGATGCCGGAGGTCGGCCCAGTGTCCGATCTCGTGGGCCAAGGTGGAGCCACGCCCACGCGTGGAGTCCATGAGGATGTAGCCCGAGCGCGATGCGTGCCACCCACGTGAGCCATCGAGGTCCACGAGGAAGACAAGGAGCGCGCTGCCGGGGTATTCATGGTAGGCGTGATCCTGGCGGAGGGCCTTGGCCTCGAACACCATCCGCCGGTGCAGCCCACTAAGGGCGAAGCGGAAGCCGGGCTTGATCTTCCTCACCCGAACGCACTCGGTGACCCGTGAGTTCGTCCGACTGAGTGTCACGCGCGCCGAGTCCAGGATGTTCGCGGCGTCGCGGAACCACATGCCCGCACGCGCTGCCACGGTCTTACCGTCAAAGGTCTCGCGGCCGTCGACGTTCGCGAACCCGAGCCACAGCTCCTTGCGTGGAAGCGAACTGCTCCCCTGCACGCGGATCATGCGTTTGGGTTGCTTAACGAGCCACCCCGTCCACCCAAAGATTGACATAGCGTCCCTTTCGTGTTGGTATTATACCACACGCAATGCCGGATGTCAACTTGATTTGGGGGACACGTTACCTAGGGTTGTCCCACTCCGCGACCTTGCCGTCGATGTACTTCTTGACCGTGGTGAGCTTCGCGACGACCGCCTTTGACTCAGCCGCTTCCCTGTTCAGGTTCGTCCGTATCAGCTTGCCTATCTTCTCGCTCGCCACCGTCAGTTCCCTCGACGCGATGTGCAGGATGTCCATTACGTGCTCCGTCTCGTAGGTTTGCTAGGTTGACAAGCGTCTGCATGGTTGCAGCGACGGGGACCATTGTCTCCCCGAACCGCTCAAGCACCTCGGCCTGTGTGAGCCCGACGCACTGCTTGGCGACGAGGTCATTCATCGAACGTAGGAGGAGCCACGAGGACCAGGCAAGGTCGCAGACCAACGCCTCCTCCTCGGGTGACTCCATCGTTCCCAGTATAGTGAACGCGGGATCGAACTTGTCTGGTAGCTTGCGCCGCATGAACTGAACGTAATCGTTAATGGACCTCGGGGCTCCGCTGTCTCCGAGATTCTCCAGAAGGTCCTTGGCCCAAGAGGGGAGCTCGCGTGGGACCGCGTTGGCTGTTACCATAGTAGGTCGTCCTTGATCTCTATGTTCCCTACCCGTATCGTGCGGATGCCGAGTGCTTCCCTAAGTATACGCTCGGTTGCCTCGGCAACATAGTCAGGGTTGAGATCGTTGCCCATGAAGTACCGCTTCTTCTTGACTGCCACGACCCCGACCGTCCCGGTTCCCATCATCGGGTCAAGGACAGCGGCGGGCAACGTGCCGGTGACCGTGCAGGAACACGTTGGCACCCATCGGTCCTTCTTGCGCGTGCGGGACATGGACTCAAGGATGCGACGCTTGGTGTCAGACGGGTTCTGCGCCATGTGTCCGGCGTAGTCCTTGCGCGCCTGCCCGGTGTAGTCTTCGACGAGCGGGGCAAGGTCGGTCTCAACGATGCGGAAGTAGGGAGCGGCGCACTCCAGGCACGCGCACGGCGGTGTGGAGGCCTCGATGGGGTCCTCGACGAGCTTCTTGGGGAAGGCAGCGTAGTGCTGCCCCTTGAAGGCATGGACGTTGACCACGGTGGCGATGGGTCTGCCCTCGAAGTCCGTGACAATCCCCTGCTCCTTCGGGTCCCGGTCAAGCATGTCGCTCGTAAGACGTCGGAGTGTCCATGCCGCCGCTTCCCGCGACGACAGCCACACGTCCATGGTCCGCCACTGTCGCCCGTGGAGGGAGAGCATGAGCTCTGATTCGAGCACATCCCCTCCCCTGTGCCCACGGTGCATGGTATGTGGCGTCTGTGGAGCGCTCTCGCCGCTCCACTTGTGCTCGTCGGATCGAGCCGCTAGACGAAGCCCACTGGGTAACGAGGACGCGGCCAGCTCTTGTAGCACCGCGTACCTGTCATAGTAGTAGTCGTGTGATACCCACTGATTCGCACGCTTCCAGAGCTTCTTGAGTAGTCTCTGATCGCGCACTGGAGCATGACGGGTGGCGGTGGAAGGAAGTCCCCTCCGTAGTCCGTCAAACTCGTTAACGTGAGTCCACACGTAATCAGGATCAGGTTTAACACGGACGCCTCGTTTCGTGGGGTGTGTCCAGAAGACAGGTGAGTTCGACTTAGAGAACATGAACATGGTTTCGTGACTGATCGTCGGACGGTCGGACGCGCTGCTCGGCAGCACGTTCGGCTTCATCCAGGGTATCTCCGCGCGCAGTGTCCACCCGCGTCGGCCCATCTCGATGGCAACACGGTGCGGGATGAGGAGCTTGTTCTTGTCGCGACCGTAGGTGTCGCCGATGACGAGCCACAGCGTGCCGTCCTCGCGGAGGACACGCCACCACTCGGCCGCCATGTCGCAAAGGGTTTTGACGTAATCCTCGATGGAGTCTTCGAGTCCCAACTGCCCGTCTACCTTGTAATCCCGTTGGAGGTAGTAGGGCGGACTAACGCAGATCATTTGCACGGAGCCTCTGCCCACGCCCTTGAGGTCGCCTGCATCGCCCACGTTCACCCGGAAGAGATGATCCATACTATTCATCGAGCTCTCCGCCGTGTATAACGCAGTCCAGAACCACACGCTCCCGACCTACGAACTAAAGGTACCCCCTGCCTTCGTCGAGCACCTGAAGTCCGTGCGCCCGGAGGGAGGAACGGGAAGCCGTCGGAGCCCGCAGCAGCTCGTGGATTGGCAGGGCAGACTCCACCAAGAAGTCCGTGCCCTGAATCAAGGAACAGGTGGTCCATAGACTGCATAGCGTCCAACTCCCTCACGTGTCACATCCCCGCGCGCTACCGCATTGTCCAGGCACTCGTGTATCGGTGACAACCATCGGAACTTCTTCGCCAACTCCGCGTGGGGAATCGGACGTTGCTTTGATGCAGCGAACGCCCGGAGGCTGTCCCCCCAGGGTGTCCTAGCCAGTGGGCGGCCAGTTGATCTTGCGAGCGACTGCATTCGCTCGACTGCGCTCCACCGAACCTGCTTTGCCCGTGACTTCGATATACCAAGCCGCTCCCCTATCTCCAAGTCGCTGTGGACGAGGTGCGGCGGCAGTCCGAAGTGCATGGTGATGACTTCTAAGTCGCGCGGCACAAGAGTACGCAAGTAGGGCAGTGTATCCTCTACCGGTCTCGTACTGGCTTCCGAAGTACGTACCCGCTCGATGTAGTCGTCGAAGCTCGCGGAAGCATCCGCAAGTGTCGTGCGGTCCTGTCGATGCGCGTAGTCCGTGCCCTTTAACACCCATAGCTCGTCCATCCCAATGCCTGTGCGCTCCGAGATCTCCTCGGCGAACGGCGCACGCCCCATCTCGGTCTGCATGTCCCGGTCGGCCTTGGCGATCTCCTGGACGGCGTGGTACACCTCCTTGTTCACGCGTTCGCCGCCGAGCAACTGCCACCGAGCTCGTCGCACGTAGTTGCGCACCACCTCTGTGGCGTAGGTGATGAACTTCACACCCCGGTCGGGGTCGAACCACTCGACCGCCGCCATCAGTCCGATCATTCCCTCGGACACCAGGTCCTCGGTGTAGTCGCGTGCGTTCCCGTGCTGCACCGCCACGCTCAACACCATCCCGAGGTGACGACGCACAAGGCGAGCCATCGCCGTGCGCACGCCGCCCTGTGCCATGCGTATGACCGTCAGCTCCTCCGCGCGCTCCATCGGAACCGGCGGGTTGTGCTTGCGGTCCATGATCAGGTGCCACGGGAGCTTGGTAAACCCACGCCCCAGCGCACCATACTCGCCCCTGACCAGTAGCTTCTCGGTCATGCGCGCTCACTTACGGTTACCGTCCCAGTCCCTGTCGAAGATCGTCGGTATCTTACGCATGGCTTACCTGTCGCCCCCACTCCCAGAAAGGACACCGCGCACCGCGCGGCTTGCCAGCTTGGCTATGTTCCGCCGTGCCACCTCGGCGAGGGACACCTTGAGCTCGTGCGCCAGCGCGACGATATACCACAGCGCGTCCCCGAGCTCGTCGATCAACTCTTGGCGGCGCTCTTCGGTGAGGACCCCGTGCTCGTCCCGCCCGATTTTCTTGACTTGGTTCGCGATCTCGCCCGCTTCCCCGGCGAGTCCGAGCGCGGCGTACTCGATGTTCGACCCCCGTCTCGGGTAGATCGCGGTTGCGTCGGCCTGCTCTTGGTACTTGATGATGTCCATTTGCGCTCCACGATTTTGACTTCGACCCGAGGGTCATCCTTGTCGACATCAAACTGGTCCGACCAGCCGCCGATGTAGGCCCACGTGTCGTTCGGTATGATCCCCCCCACCTGGAGGGCGTCGAAGATGATCTTCTTGGCGGCTGCCACGTTGTCCTTGTCCCGCCGCCGGTCTGGGCATACCCACGTGATGACGAAGAACAGCGGGAACGTAGTGCACGCGTGCAGTCCCTGCCGTGCGATCTCCAGAACGATGATGGTTTCCCACTCGTTCTTCATCGCGTTCCACCTGTTGTACCTCGACTTGCCGCGCCGACCCATAGTGCCACGGGCCTGCAGAATCTCGTTCATTCCAGGCATTTTACCGGGGATAACAAGCGTCTGGATTCGAGCCATTCTCGGCTCCTCGACTGGTCTATGCGTTCGGCGTAGAACTTCTTATCCTTAGAGTATACAGCGACCCGCGCGGTATAGAAAGGACAGGAGGACACCAACGCACGAAGGTAGACGTAGGTCGAGCGTCTGAGTTCGAGCGGATCGTCGGGTCCTGTGGTGTCACACATGTCCCACAGGAACCGATTGAATGTTGCAGGCATGACCCCGAAGTCAGGTGCGATCTCCCGCCCAGTGATGCACGCCTGGGCGAAGGTCACGTCGAACCCCTCGATGGGGGACCCGTAGTAGCACAGCCAGTAGTACCCACGTATGGACTTGATCGCTATGAGTTCCGGGTAGCGACCCCGAAGCTCCGCGCCCCTGAACTTACGACGATCCGTCAGCGTCATCAGCTCGGGGATGCGCGATCTGTATACGTTGACCACGGACTCGGCGTGGATCATGCCGTTGGGGCAGTCCGGGTCGTCGTCCTTACGTAGCAGGACAACGACGGGGTTGGCCAGGTCGGTCAGCGCGGACGCCACGATACGTATGCGCGGGTCGCGGTCGAGGTATGCGGCGACGGTGCGTAGCTGTTCGCGCGTGATGGAGATGCGGCCGTCGTGGATGATCCTGTCGACGACAAGCCCCGCCTTTACCCGTCCGCTCATGCGTTCACCCCCGCTTTGGACACCACCTGCGGAACCATGAAGCACTGGTTGGAGTAGGCCACGTCCGTCCCGTCGTCGTGGCGCTCGATCATAAACGCTTGCTTCTCCGAGGACAGGGTGATCTCCACCACGTCGCCGTTGGCGTGCGCCAGCGCGTCGCGCACCGCGTTCGTCCTCACCTTCTTGGTGATCGGTGGGCACGACGAGCGGGTCGGGATCAGGTCGGACGTCGCCCCGGTGAGCGCGGTCTCGTCCGTCCGCACCTCGATCTCGTTGCCCCCGAAGATGAGGTCGGCGATGGGGGCGTCGCTGTCTCCGAATATCTCCGAGCGGTCGAGAGCTTGCGCCAGCTCGGGGCGGTCAACGACGACGGTATCGCACCCCTCCATGTCCATGAGGTGCGCCTGGATGGCATCGTAGTACCACTCGCCCTCCAGGCAGCGACACGACAGCCACACGTGGCCGTTGTCGAGGACGAGCATCTTGCCCGACCGTCCGAGGATAAGGGGCGCGTCAGTCGTGATGGTGCTGGAGATGATCGCGGACGTGGTGTTCGGCACGAGGAACCACGACATCGGTGTGTCGGCAGACTCGTCGAGGGTTGTGGTCGCTACCGCGCACCGCCGTCGGTCGGTCGCCATGATGGACAGCTCTTGGTCTTCCACACGGTAGTAGACCGCGCCGAGCTCGGGGGACTGTCCGCTGCTATCCGATGCGTAGGACGTGTCCGAAACCATGCGTCGGAAGATGTTGCCGTCAGGCAGGACGCCCATCGGCTCGTAATCCTTGCGGTCGTTCGGGTAGTTCTCCGCCGTCGAGGTGAGCATCGAATACTTGCCCTGTCCCGCCGTGATGTGGAGGGTGGGCTTGCCCTTGTCCTTTCGGAAGGCCACCGACGCATCGCGCAGCCCGCTGATAAGGCGTGTGAACTTCCGTGCGTCCACTAGGAACTCTTCGGGATCAGTGTCGTGCGTGCCGACCACCACCTCAACGTAGGCCTGGAGGTTGCTTCCTCGGATGCGCACCGTCTTGTCCGCGTCGATGGACACGCACAGGTTCTTGAGTAGTTCGATCCCACCCGCCGCACGGGCGAGAAGCTCCGCCGTCTTAGCGCCGGACTGCAGCGCGTCACGGTCGAGTGTCAATTCCATGTTACCGGAGTCCCCTTCCGATTTTTTACCAGATGCACAGGTTAAAATGTTTAAAACGTGTGGAAGGCAGGCACGCCCCCCACACGCATCAGATTACCGAAAGTGGAAGCGAAACCTATCGCCTCCTGGGGAAATTATCCCCTTCCTCAGACACGGGTAGGAAGACCGAGTCCGAAGTCCTTGACCCGCGCCCATCCTTCCTCGCCGAGGACATCGACGAGTTTCGCGCGGCGCGCGGCCTGTGAGTTGTAGACGGTGTTGAGGCGCTCGCGGGCGGTGGCGTCCTGCATGTCAACACCGCGAAGCTGCGCATACTTGAGGAAGATGCCGTCCGCCTCATCATAGGTGTGGATTGCGCTCGACAGGACGCTGACGAGCTTCGGCAGCTCGGGGGCGAGGTCCGCTTCGAGGTCCTTCGCCGTCCCTGGGAAGCTCGCGCTGAACGTCTGGTCCGGGTCCTTGAGGTCGGCACCCGCTCGGAAGATGCGGAGCGTGTACTTGCGCACGGCCTCGCCGTCTTCGTCCTTGGTCGCGCTGCCCGGCTGTAGCTGACACCGGATGTCTCCTCCGGGAATCTTGAGCGACTGCTTCTTGCCCGCCGCCGCCGGAACCTCCTTGGGCGTGTGCTTCTGGACGTACTCGCCCGTGACGGTGCTAATCCGTGTGAGCGCGTCCTTGACGTCCTGCGTAAGTTTCGCCTCGCCGTCCTGGATCACAAAGTCCGAGAGGATCGCGACGTCCGCGCCATAGTCGAGTTCGCCCGAGTCCACGCCCTGATTCACGAGCTTCCGTACCGCCGTTTTGCTGAGTGCCATTCCGAGTCCCCTTAGTTGGATTCGAGCTCGTCTCGCACGTCATGTGCGAAATCGTAAAGCTCCGCGAGAACGGCGTCGAGGACTGCCCCCTCGCCGTGTTCTGCCGCCACCCCGATTCGTGCCGCGACCTTCTCCTTGAAGCTATTGCGGAACGACGGGTGAAGCTGGCTCACGTAGTCTTGTGCGGTCACGTATGCGGGCATACGGTCGTCCTTCCGATAATATGATACCCCAAGCCACCGTCGGGGTCAAGTTCATTTCCGAGTTTGGTCAGCCGGTGCGCCACAGGAACGAAAGGCCGAGCGTCGGGCCAGGCTGGTCAATGGACGCCCACATCCGCATGAGTTTGTCCGAGTCGCGCGACGTGGAGAATCCGCCCTCCTTGACCCCGAAGTCTGCAAGCTCCTTCGTGGAAAGCAGTAGGTGCCGCGCCTGGACCATGATCTTGAACCCACGCCGGACCTCGGCCACAGGGATGACGACGTTCTTGGCGTTGTATTGGAGCTCCAGGGCGTACGTGGATGCTACCCCCCTGATGATGATTGAGGCCGACGCGCGGCGTGTGACACCGAGCTCCCGCAGGGCTGGGGCGAACAGCGCGTAGTCCATCGTGACATCCTGCTGCGCCCCGACTATGTCCTCCTTCGTGATGCTGCGGTAGAGGTCGTAGGGCTTTGCCTTCGACACGGTAGCAGGAACATCCATCTCGAACCCGCCCGTCGACAGGACGTATCCGGGCTTCTCGGGGTTCGTGCGGAATTCTACCCCAACGCCCTTGGTGTTTTCGAGAATCGGTGATACCATCGCAACCACGTGATGGTCAAGGATGAGCGGCCCGTGCTCGTCGAAGTACTTGGTCTCGGAGGTAGCCTGGTGAACCAACGCGATATTCATACGCTGGAGATCGGTCGACCAGACCGACGCGTAGAGGTCGGGTTCGTGCGTGGGCTGCAGGTAGAGCTGCTTCGCCATGATCCCCCTGTGTTCGTTGGTCCCTCCCGTTGCGGGGCAGACCGCGTAGCGCATCGCACGCCCGAGCAATTCGGGGGATTGGGAACTGAGGATCAAGTCACCTTGCGAACTAGCCATCGGACGCCTTCCCATTGGGTGGTACGCGGGTATGGGGATATGATACCCAAGGGCGTGGGGCGTGTCAAGTTGGATTCCGGGCATAAAAAGAGCCGCCCGGAGGACCGGACGGCGAGCGGGAATGTTGGAGGCGTGATCCACAGCCGCAAAAGGGCTGCTGTAACATGAGTAGTATAGACCCCTTCTCGACGACACAGAGTTTTCGAGCCCTTAATTCCGCAAGGAACGATCTCTGATAGTGCGACTCTTCGGAATCCTTAGCGAGCGCGCGAACGCTACCGGGCAAGCCCAGGAGCATCTGTTCTGGAGTTTGTGGCGGTCGTCCGATCTCGGCGAAATAGCTACGTTCGAGGAGCTCTACCCGCTGTACACGACCGTGTTCAAGCAGCCGACCGGGGAGCCGCAGTCCAAGCGTGCGCTTCGCAGGTTGCTTGCCGGGAACGCCCTTCATTGGCGCGTGGTACAATCGCGTCGGCGTGGGGCGTGTTTCGCCCTTATCGGCGCGGCGGACGTTGCCTACGGGCTTTGTGTCCCGCTTAAATTGACCGGCGCGCGGTATGTCCGCGACGGTATCGACATCGACGTGCCTGACGCTGCCGGGTCCCTGGCGCATCGAAACTCCATCGCGGTGCTGCCGTCGCTGGTGCGGGGAACAGACGATCCTCGAAGCCAACAGCTTATCGGGACGCAGAACGGGATGTCCCGTCGGTCCCTGGCGACGCACGCCAAGAAGCTCGCGGAGCTTGGGCATCTCGTCGTCACGCGCAACGAGATCGTGGTTGCCGTCCACGACGACCACCTAGAGGCTACGAAAATACGAGAGGGGCTTGTATCCTGTCATCCGGGCAGGGTATTCTTCTTACGCAGCCACGGCGAGCAATACGCCGTGTGCACCGCATCGTGCAACGAATACGAGATCGGCAACTCCGTCTCGATTGCACGAACAAGGTCAGTTAAGCGAGTCCGGGCTAGGTTGCGGTCAACCGAGCGAATGCTTGGCCAAACGCGCTGTGAAATCCAGGGGGAACACGCGCCTAGTCGGACTCGCCGAGCTGCCTTCCTACGAAACGACAAGTCTAAAGCACGCCGCACCCGCAGGCGTCGTCACGAACCACAGAAGCCACATCCGTCAGCCGTCATCATCGACGAAGGCTCCAGACGGTTCACGCATGTCGTGGGCTGTGTGCGGGAACACGCGGCTTGGTACGACGGGATGGTTGCCAATGGGTAGTGCTAAGAATTGCACACTCAAGGTACAACCCCTCCGGGGATTTCATTGCCAGGCTAGGTTGAACAGCATGATCCCGAGTCCTATCACGATTACGACTGCTGCTAGAAACGCGCGGTACTGCCATTGCGACTCGAAGTGGATGCGACCGACCCAAGCACCCCATAGCGTGAACCCCCCGGTACAGAATAAGGCGGCACCCAGGACTCCAGGCACCGCCTGCTTCAGCACGGCCACGAGAGCATCCATCATCGCCGCCCCCCACATCGAACTCGACGTTTGCCCTACACGCTTTGTGTACGCCAAGCTCCGCGAGCTTCTCCTGCGTCCCGTTCCTGGGCACGCCGTGTGCGAACCCCGTCCGCGACATAGTCGCCGAAGGGAACGTCCTCGCACTCCCCACGGCCCGACACTGTGACGGTCTTCTTGGCGCAGTCCAAGACGATAAGCGGGTCTTCCTCCCCCGTTGGACTCGCCATGATTCCGAAGCCTGTCGTTCCGCCACGGTCGTCCTGGCCGTCGATCATGTCCTCGAAGACGATCCTCCCGAGGTAGGCCCCGTCATCCCATCGTGCGCGGCCCCGATCCAGCGCGCCCTTGACGACCTCCGCTAGTTCGGTGCCGCCCCAGTGTGTGTAGAGATACACGGTCTCGCCAAAGTTCTTAACGCCAACGCTCGCGCGATCACCCATTTGCCGCGTTTCCAATGTGAGGTGTAGCTCGATCATGCGCGCTCTTTTCAATGTAGAAGACGCCCTCGTCCTCGTCCTCTTGGATGTCGTATCGGTTGCCCTGGAACCCGTTCCCCCGCAAGAACTTCACGAGAGCCTTCCCGCCTACGGTGTTCGACGTACTCATGCACCTCACGTCGTCGCCCAGGTCGTCGTCCGCCTCCGAGAAGGCGAACCTCCCTCTATCGGCGTCGTGGAGAAACCGAATAAACCGCCATCCCCCTCCCATTTTGGTCACGAACGCTACGTTGAACCGGACGACGCACACGCTGTGCTTGGCGTACTCACTGATGGTCATTCGGGGCTTACCCCTGCCGCCTCCGCCCCTCCGGTCGAGGCTTCCAATCTTCTGATATGGCATTCCGTATCTCCCTAGCCGACCGTAAGAAGTGCACTCTATCGACGGGCTCCGTGGTGTCTGTGTAGGGTAGGTGAGCCCATCCCCGGAAGCTGTCCATGTTCGCCAGTCCCTCCGCACCGAACTCCCGCGCGGCCTCCGCCCCGGCGAGCCACACCTGGTAAAGCTGCTTGGCGATACCCTCGTCCGTCATCGTCCCGGCGCGGGACTTGAACATCTCGATGTCCTGCCGAATGCAGGTCGCGTCGAGTCGCTTGGCCATCGCGAGGAGCTGCGCGAGGGTAGTGCCAGGCCCCAGGTACCACGCCTTGTATTGCGGAGAGAACCTAGCGCCCGCGAACGTGCGTTTGATTCCGTTCACGAGGAGCTCGAACTTACCGTGATCCGTGCTGAACCAAACCGCAATCCAGCCCTTGTGCTCGTGCTGGACGTAATTCACCTCGTATGGGTCTGTGGATGGCTGACTCATACCCTATCCGCGTCCGACCACCTATCTGTTGCGACGAGCGTCATATCCCACCGAAGGTGGTAGAGGACCTTCCCGTCGGAGTCGTTCCCGAACATGGTGATGCAGGCGGTGCCCGGTGTCTCCCGGTTAATCGTAATAGCAACTGTCTCGTGATCTGCCATGTTCGCTGCGCCTTTGACGTTGTTAGGCATCGCCTCGTAGGCCTCCAAGGCCACCATCGAGGTGTCCACCGCGAGGTTCGATAGCCGCTTCCCGAACCCGCTGTCCGAGTTCGGGTGGGATACCTCTTCGGGTATTGTGTCGGGGTCAATCTTAGCCATCTAGTCAGCCCCTTCTGGACCCTCCTCGCCGTCGGCCCCCACGATCTCGTCCACGGCCTTCTCGATGGCCGTGGCTAACTGGATGGCCTCCGGGATGTTGGCCGCTCCGCCCGCGTTGTTCATCTGCACTAGCTGCACGAAGATTGTCGTTGCTGACGCCACCAGGTCACTCTTGCGCTGGCTCCCCACTGTCCTGCTCCTTACTTGAGTTCATCGCTTTGGTGACTCCGTTGTGGAGTCTAACCGCCATCGACACCGCTCTGTCAGACACACGCTGGTCGAACGCCCTGCCGGTCTCGCCCCGCGTCGGCCGTCCGACTCCGTTCGCATCCAGAATACCTGCTTCGATCCTTTCGGACCACTCGACCAGGGTGGCTGCCGACGTCACGAGCGTCGGTCCCGTCAAGTCGAGGCTGCTCCATTCACCAGTTCCGGCCCCCATGCCTTCGCCCTTCCGTATTGCCCGTATTGCCGCCCGTATGCCGCCGTATTGCCGCCGTGTGCCGTCCCAATTCCCGTTCCGGGGTACACCCGACGGCGGCCCCCGTCGTCGGCGTCCTCCGCGCGCCCCAACTCATGCGTTCACGTGACAAGAGCTTCCCCCTTCTCCGTAAGAACCCGCCCGCGTGGGCTGATGGCCATGAACCCCTCCTGGAGAAGGAACGACTCATGAACGTCGCGCAGCGTCTCGGTGTCCAAGGCTACGTATGCCTTAATAGTCGAAAAAGCAGCCCGACCGTTGTTTCCATAGATACATTGTAGAATCCTACGGTCGATACTGTCAAGCCCAGTTGAGTCGATACCGAGGTCTTCCAGGCACGAAAGTGCAGTTGCCTCGTCCAGATGCCCGTCGTTGAGTACAACTGCGAAGTCGTACATCCTACGCGTGAGTCTCTTGGCTATACGCGGTGTCCCGCGCGAGCAACGCCCCACCAGCAGCGGCACTTCCTCGTCGCACGTCCCGCCCAGCAGGCCCACGTCCCTCGCGGCGATGGTCGCTAGGTCCTCGGGCGAGTAAAACTGCAGCGTGAGGTTGATCCCGAACCTGTCGCGCATGGGGGCCGCGACCTGCCCCGCGTTCGTCGTCGCGCCTATCACCGTCACCTTGGGGAGCGTGATCCTCATGGGACGGAACCCTGGAATGGACATCGACACCACGCTGTCCTCCATCACAGGGTAGAGCTGTTCCTGCACTGCGTGGTGGACGCTGTGGATTTCGTCGATGAACACCACATCGCCCCTTCCTACGCCGTCGAGGAATCCCGCAAGGTCTGAATTCCCGAGCGCCTTACCGATTGTCTCGCGCACTGTTCCGCCGGTCTCGTTGGCTATAACGTATGCGAGCGTCGTCTTGCCCAGTCCCTTCGGACCCGACAGTAGGACGTGGTCGAGTACCTGTCCGCGCGCGTCGGCGCTAGCCATGTACACAGCTAGGTGCTTCTTGATCGTTGTCTGCCCGACGACATCCGCCAGCATCTGTGGCCGGAATGCTGTTGTGTCGACGGGCTGCACGACTGCCATACGTAGCTCCTAGATGTGGACGTCGTAGACAGACAGGAGGGTGTCGCCGGGGAGGGACATGACCAGTTGAATTTCAGGGTCCTCCCCGATCACGAGCACTGTTGAGTGCGACATCAGGCAGTCTTTCCTCGTGGTGTGGGGATGCTCAGGTAGAGCCCTCCGAGAAACGGCGCGCTAGCTAGAGCGTCGAGCGACGCCTGGCTTCCCTCGTCGCCGCCGACCGCTTCCGAGTAACGCTTGAACGCCGACGACACGAGCGCAATGTGGGTCACAACATCGCGCAGCCCACGTTCCTTACAGGTGTCATCCTCCCCGTCCTCGGTCACGTAGCGCCCGACGATTTCGAGGAACTTCTCGTCCCGGTCGTGGAGTATATCCGCCTTATGCTTGACGGGCATCCCCTCCAGATCGTAGTTCCTCTCGGCTGCCTTCGCAATCTCCTGATCCCGGATGAACTCGATGTAGACTTCGAGCGTCGCGAACATCTCCTCGAACCCGTGCTCGGCCTCCATCGCTACGTATTCGTCGGTCTTGAACACGTCGGGCGTGTGCGCGTCGTTAGAACTCATCCTCGGACCCTTCTTCCAGCAGTTTCCCCGCGAGGCGGTGCGGGAGCTCCGTCAGTCCCTCGTCCACGTCCACGTCGTAATCCGTCCCGTAGACTTCGAGCGACGCCATCACACCAGCGATCACGTCGAACACGTCGTCCGACTCGACGAACAACCGGCTGCGCGTCTTTGCCCGAGCCTCCGGTGCCATCCGGTTGAAGTACACGCAGACCGCGCCGTGTGCGGTGAACCTCTCGACGTTCGAGCCCCCACGCTCCGTGGGGACTTTGACGACAACCATCATGCTGCCATCTCCAGCTTCACGAGGTCGCCGGTGTCCGGGTCGATCAGCGACTGTACCAGGCGGCGCTGCCACCGGGGCGACAGCTCGCTGTACGCGCTTCGCGTGCATCTCGACACCACCCAGGCGACGGGGGCATAGCCGAACACCAGAGTGCTCGCGCGGTCATCATTTCGTTCGAGGGTGGTCATGCAGTAGTAGCTCGGACGCCCGCCGTGGTTCACTACCTCGGTTTCGTTCACCAGGTAGAACGTGCGGCTGCCCTTCTCCTTGTAGAGAAGGACGCCTTCGACTCGACGCGCCGTGTCCCTGTAGATCACGTTCATCATCTTCCGTTCTCCTAGAATGGGGGCTCTGCGGGGCGATCCTGAACCTCACGGAGGTGTGCAATGTCGTCCATCTGCACGTAGGGGACTTCCCGCAGCGCTGCGACCGAGTCCTCCGCGATGCTCGTGAGGGCCGCTTGGACCTGCCCGAGATCGAGCTCCCTCAGCTCCACCGCCTCTCGCTCCAGACGATGCGCCTCGTCCTTGTACTTCCCGCAGCCCTTATCCAGCGGACACCACATCTCGGCCACTGGGACTGGCCCACGGCCCGACCTGTCTTGCCGCGCGTAGACCTGCTCCAGCCCAACCCGCTCAAGGTCCACGTCGTGATCTCCCGCCCAGGTGTGGAGATTGTCCTCGGACACATCCGGCAGGGTGTACACCGTGTACTGCCCGCCGTAGAAGGCGGTGTCCTGAAACCGGAGACGGAACTGGTATTCCGTGTTACTACCGCAGAAGTCCTCCACCCCCTCACGCTGGCGCGGTGCCCATACGGCACTGCCGTAGACCACCTCGCCTCTGGGGTCTAACGTCTGGTGATTGTGCGCCACCTTCAGTATCATACCTTGTCCTCTTCTTCTGGGTCGTCGACGGTCTCGCCGCCAGCCGACGCGATCTCTCTGTCGGCGAAGAACTGCTGGACTTCCTCGTCCATCTCCTCCGACTCGTTGGTGATGGCCGCCATATCTATGGCGTCATCCACGAAAGTCTCCGACACCAGCATCGACCCGCACGTCCCCGCCAGTATCTCCTCGATGGGTCGGCGCAGCACCTGCGTGAACATGGTCACGCCGCGCTTGAGCCCGTACAGGTGGACGCACTTCTGGACCACGCCCTGGATGACGCCCATCGTGTAGCCGATGCCCACCACAGCGTCGCCCACCCCCATCCCGAACTGCACCTCGCGCTTGAGGGACTCGACCATGCCCTCGACGGTGTTGTAGTCCGAGATCTCCCGCGCGCGTTCCATACCCACGCAGCGCGACACGAAGTCCCTGATCTCGTCAGGTATCTCGTCAACGTCGATCTCCGCGTCGTCCATGTCCTCGGCGTCCGGTATCTCGTTCATCCCTGGTGCTCCCTAATATTGTAGAGATACATCGTCTAGAACTGCGACGATGAAGTCCACGCGGTGACGGAGTTCCATCCTCGCCGCCTGGATGGAGTACAGGTCGACGGCCGACACCGCGACCTTAGCCGCTTGGACCTCCATCCACCCTACCCATCCCCGGCCGCACAGGGCGTCGATGCCCCACTCTACCGTGATGACTGCCTGGCGCTCGTCCACCGCTGCGGACCATCTCGTGCTAACCGTAAGGTGTCCTCCCCGCATCCGGGAGCCGTGTGGGTCATCCGTCTCCTCCCGTCGAGTCACGAAGGAGAACACCGACGCCCAGTTCGACCACGCCTCCTCCATCTCCACGGGACCGTTCCCGAGATACTGGTCCCCGAAGTACCCCGCGACGGCGAGGCCCAGGTCGAACCTGAGCTTCGTCATCTCATCCATGTCCTCGATGCGGGGAATCTCGTCCCGTGCCAGTACGTCGCGTAGAATACCGTCCGTGTTCTCGTCCGTCGATTGACGCTCCAAGTTCACAGGATCATCCCCCTGAATCGAATCTCCAACACGGCGTCCACGGGGATGCTGCGGTAGTTGCGCGCTACCGTATCCCACACGCACACGAGGCCGTTGTCGAGATTCTGTTGGCGACGCTTCTCCGCCCTCACGGCGTCGAGTTTTGGGTTCTTGGGTCTAACCCCAAGGCGGCAGACCATGCGACGTTCCGTGCCGTCAGTCCGCTTCGTGAACGTCACTCCGAAGAATGTCCCCCGCGTCGTCTCCCAAAGCGCGTCCTCGAACTGTTCCGTCTGGTCCCTCAACGACAACGAAGCCATGGAGAATTCCCTTCCAGTAGCGTTTCTTGTTGTCCAGCAGCCACGACGTGAGGTTGTGCATCGACATCATGTTGCTGGTCCGCGTCACCCGGTCCCAGTCCAACATGTTGCAGCCACCGTGCATCCTGATGACCTCGATGTCATTGTAGATGGCCTGCGTTACCTTAGTCTTCTGTGGCATTACGGTCCTCCAGGTCCAGGGACTGCAGCATCTTCACGTCGCCGTCAGCGAAGTCCAGGCTGTGCTCGACGGACATGAACAGCTCGTCTATCCGCTGCGTGGCACCCGCCCAGTAGATCTCGGCCTCCGTCAGCCGTGACCGCGCCCGACCGAGCAACGACAGCGCCTCGGTGAGGGACTCGGTCACACGGTCCTGACGTGCTTCCTCACGCGTCGCTCCCATTCGTCTCCTCCTCGAAGTGGTCCGATCTCGACGCGTCGCCTATGATGGTGATGTTGGGCTCGATCTCCCCGTTGGGCTTCCGTTCCAGGCAGATGGCGACCAGCTTGATGCCCTTCGACTCGATGAGGTCGAGCCACTTCACGAAGTCGAACGCTCGGTACGCCATGTGCGCGTGCTTGGCAGTGCCCGGGTCCGTTGCGAACAGGTCCGTTCGGAGGAACGTGACGCCCTTCTCTTCCGCGAACCCAACGTCGGCCCCCGCTTTGTCTGGCCCCCCTACCACGGGGGGTTGTACGCGTTCGCTCATGCCCTTGTCCTATCGTCGACTTGCCGTTGGAGCGCTGCCGCCAGCGCCCCCAGCTTGGTGTTCACACGCTCCTCGGTAGGTGGCCCTTCGACCTCCTCGTCGGCCCGTGCCGTGCCGTCCGCCAGTATACTCTCCGCCAGATACTCCACGACCGTCCACACGACGCAGTTCTTGAACTGATCGTTGGAACGCACGTTCTCGGCCCAACGGTTGGAGAGCAGTTCCAGCTCGGTGATGCCCACCCTGTCCGCCACGACCCCCAGGCATTCCCACATCTCCGTTGGCCACGCGTCGTAGACCAGGCACGTCTCGGTGTAGTAGGTCAGACCGGGGATGCCCTGCGTCGCGCTGTGCTTCACGATGTCGGACAGCTCGCCCGCCGTGTAGCGTAGCCGCATCCATTCGTAGAACGATTCAACTGCCATAGGTTCCTCCCCTAACATACCGAGTGTATTACGCATTAAGTCTGTTTTCCAGCGCGCTTAGAATGGGGTGTAGTTGGGGTCTACGTTGCACTTGAGCGCCATCACCATGTCACTCAGGTTGCCCGTTGTGTGCTCACACTGACGCTCTATGGCCACGGCCTCCTCGTGGCCCTTCACCCCCATAGCCCGATGCAGCACGGTTGCAAGGGCTGTCATGGCCACCTTGTGCTCTGGCCGCGCCCGCTCGCCGTCCATGATCGTGGGCTGGTTGGGGTCGGGCTCCTTGACCTCGCACATCACTGGCGGCATCTCTACCCCGGTGACCCCCGTGCAGACATCGGCCCACGCCGCGATGAATGTCTCCTTCAGGCAGGGGCTTTCCCAGATATACCCGAGGTCCTCGTGGAGGGAGTCCTCGAAGTAAGCGGACGCGTTCTCCTCGTGCCAGTGGCGCATGTGCGGGTCTGGCTTGACTAGGGGATGCCGCGCCACCCAGTACTCGGCCCACTGGACGCCCTTGTCGTGGGCCAGGTCGCCATCCATACTCTCGCACGCCTTGGGGACTCCCCACTCCTCGTGGTTCTGATCCAGACAGTCGGAGCACACGTCGCCCTCGCTGCACCCGCTGTAGGCGATGGGCGTGTCGGTCTCTTCCAGGTAGATCAGGTCGTTATCGTCCTCGAAGAACTCCTCGCACGCCATACACGAGTGACCGCACGCGCACTCGTCGCACCATATCTGTCCGTACTGGTTGCGGTGGTAGATGCTATCGTCATCGACACCGGCCTCGCAGACCACGCATATCTCGTTGGATTCTATGTCGAGCCGATGGGAGATGAAGTCACGAGTGCGCTGCGAGTAGTTCTTGAAGTGGTCCACGACGTAGCCCTCGTCGTCGTCGAGGTCCCAGGTCCGGGTGTTGGTCGAGCCCCCATGTCGGCAATGTGCGCCGACCACGCACTCCGTAAGGAGCCACGCCACCTGGTAGCTGTTCACTTCCCTGTCCAGCTTGGTCTCGAAGCAGTAGATCTCCTCGTTGTCGTTGACGGCGAACAGAAGCTCATCCCCGTGGTCCCGGCGGTAGAGTATCAGCGCCGAGTCTGACATTGCCATGCTATTGTCCCAGCCCTTGTCCAGTTTCGCTACCATGTCCGCAAGTGAGACGCCCGAGCATTCGCTTTCCTCTCGCTCCGATGTGTGGTGGAGGCGGGGGGAGTTGAACCCCCGTCCGCAGCGTGCTCGGATGCGTTGCTACGTCGAAACACGTCGCCCCCACTATCGACGATACCTACGCCGTCTGCCCACGTCGGCTTTCAGGTATCCTATCGAAATCGAAGTCCTCCGGGATGTCGGGCATCTGGTCGGGGTCTATCTGCTTCCCGAACAGCTCCGACATGCTCCGGGCCACGGGGTTCACGGGCCGTTCCTCCGTGGTCCCTGGCCCCACGTCCTCGCGGAGCGCGTCCCTGAAGGGAACGCCAAGATCGAACATGCTGATGTGCAACAGGGCGTCCATTTCACTACTCGGTGCCACCCCGAGGTGGACGTCGTCGCAGTTGTCGCAGATCAACGCGGCGCGGATATGGTAGGTCACCATCGCACGCCCTGCGGCGTCGGGGAAGATGAGCGTGGCCTGCTCGTCCAGGGAGTCGAGCGACATCTCGTCCGCCTTGGCCAGATGTCCGTGGTAGTTCCCAACGGTCAGCTTGATCGGGACGCTCCCGATAAACCCGGCGAATCTGCACACCACGCTCACCTTGGTGTCTCCGTCCTTCACGGTCTCCATGAATGTGAGCAGGTCCCGGAACGTATACGTGCCCCTAGTAGTCATCGTTGCCCCCTATCTCAATCCCGACTCCGCCGCTTTGTCGTGCGATGTTGACGAGCTCTTGGTTCGTCCCGAGGACGAAGGCGTGCATCGTAGTCCCCTTCAGATCGTTCAACGTCAGACTCACTCCGTCCTGTCCGTCGGTCACCACGAGGAGCTCCGGCTTGGTGAGCTGGTCACCCGACCCCAGTATCTCCTCGACACGCGCCGTTGCCTGGCGTGCACAGTGGTCGATGGCTGTGCCGCCCCCACCGTAGTAGACGTCCTTCACGTCTGCCATGCACTTCACGGCGGACGCCTCGTCCCACGCGTGGTATTCATCCTTCCAGCATGAGGCATCGAAGAACCTGACGTACACCACCGCGTCGCCGCGCTTGACGGCGCGTAGGCGGTTCATAACGATGCCGCCAGCCTGGTACGTCTTACGCCCCGACATGCTGCCCGACCCGTCCACAAGGATGTAGAGAAGCTGCCGCTTCACGACTGTCTTCACCTTCTCCCGTATCATGGCCACGCGGCTTGCGATACGATAGGCCCGCAGCACCGGCGGGTACGTCCACTCACGCGGCGTGAGCTTGTTCACCTCGTCCCACGACTCGATGGGGCGCACGCGCACCTCCCGGCCGTCGGGGTCCGCCACCTGCTCGCGGCTCAGACTCGTCACCATGCTGGGAAGGCTGTCGATCTTCTTCGACATCCTCAGCCACACCCAGTCCTCGGCGGTGAAGTTCGAGGCGATCTCCGCCTTGCTGCCCTTCGCTTCGCTTCCCACCTCCTTGCCGACGCCCGGTTCCAGGTCTTGGAGTTCCTCCATCGAGGTCTCGTTCACAAGGATGACGCGCTCGTTGATCTCGTCTGCCATGCCCTTCATGTTGATGGAGCTGAACAGCGGGTTCGCGGTCTCGTCTGCGCCGTGTGTGTCCGAATGTTCCGGCAGGTCCTTCTCCGACATAAGCCGGACGTAGTTCATAGCGCGTTCGAGCGGCGACTTGCCCTCGCACTCGGAGAAGTCGGCGGCGTTTACGAACTCCTGCGCGTTCGTGTGGTATTGGTTGAGGTGATCCTTCCAGGCGGTTTTGGACTCCGCTTCCGCCCTCCTCGACGCCGAGCCGGAGTCGGAGTCATAGTAGGCGTTATGGTACAGGCTCCGCCCGCCCGGCAGCGAGCGGTAGCGGCTGTCCTCTTCGCCGTGGACGACGCTGGAGATCTCCACTGCCCGTTCCTCGCACGCTTCCTCTAGCGGGCCGGGACTCACGTAGGTCCCTCCCGCGTTGACGTTCACCAGGTCCTCGACAAGATCGGAGGACCACGCCTTGAGCCCAAGCTCCGTAGCCTTCTGGCGCATCTCGAACATGTCAGGCCCCCTGTACCCGTGCGGGGGCCGTGTCCTAATCGTCACGCGGGTGCTCCTATGCGAGTGACGTGGCCTTGGAGATGGCGCTCGTCTTGACGTTCGCCGCTGTCTCCTTGAGGGACTTCAACGAGTCCCACATTTGGTCGCTTGCCTGCACACTTTCGAGGGACACGATGACCCGTTCGAGCTCACGTGCCCATTGCAGGCACTCGACGGCCTTGTCGGTCTGTGTGACCTCACCGACGATGACCTTGAGCTCCTCCTCGATCTTGTCCAGCACAGCCTGGCACTTCGCGGACTCGCGCGCCTTCTCGGCTTCCGCCAGTATCGTGTCGCCCAGCGACTCCAGCCCGGCGACGAACCGTAACGCTGCCAGGTTATCGTTCGACTTGCCCTCGGCGTCCTCGATGGCCTTGAGGATTTCGTAGGCGTAGACCGCCGTTCGCGGGCTGATGAACTGCCCGCCGTCTACCGCACGGGACACCAGGGATACCAGCATGTTCGCTGTCTCCCCCCGGAACCCAAGTACGTTGTAGAGCAAACGGTAGTCCTCCAGCGTGTAGCTGGCCCACTTCACTTCGAGTTGAAGCGGGAAGCGTTCAACGAGTGCGTGCGCCGACGCGCCCAGGTCGCTGATTTCCGACGGTGTGCGGTTAGTGATGGCGATGATGCACTTCGTAGCCATCGTGAATCGCTGCGCGCCGTTACGAAGCTCCCGCGCGGTCAGCGTGTCCTTGAGGGACAACAGGACCGACGGCGGCGCGTCGAACAGCTCCTCGAACACCGCGTACTTGGACGCCAAGAACGAGCGCTCCGGGTTGTATTCAAGCACCTTCTCGCTGTCCAGGCGCGCGAAGTCGAGGCCGCCGAACATCTTGGCCTCGTCCATCCCCTCGCCGAAGAACTGCACGAAGCACTCTTCCGGCGCGAACTTGTCCATCACTGCCTGGACCATCACGCTCTTGCCGTGTCCGGCCGGGCCATACAGTAGGAGGTTGCGGCCGCTCGTCATCGCTGACGATACCGCGTCCGCTACGTCCTCACTGTGGATGAACCCCGCGCTCAGTTCCGATCTCACCGATGCCCGCATGGGGGCAGCTCCTGTCTTCTTGGTTGATGTAGGCGTTTTCTTCAGCACCACCTCTTTGGTGGGGCGTACCTGGTGTGCGTCGTCGCCCGCTCCGCTACGGAGTGCGAGTTCATCGACCGCCTCGATGTTAGTGCCAACGACTAGGTGAATGACGAGCTCCGAACCGTCTGACACGTCCTTGAAGTCCCACCGTAGTCCGTCCGCCCAGTCGGCCTGCGCCCTGCAAATCATCTCCAAGGGGAGGCCGTCGGGGGTGTAGAGCGTAGCGCATACCTCACGCATCCCCGACACGTTGAGTTTGAAGGCGTAGCCGCCACCGTCCTCGACGTAGAACCTCCTGCACACCCACTCCGGTGGCGTTCCACCGTGGTGCAGCCAGTTCTTCGTCTCCGCGAAGTGACCGTCGGCTAGTGCGAGGACATGATGTCCCGAGAATTTCACCGGAGTTGCCTTTCACGTTTAATACGTTGGCCGCGTGTGAATATGATACCACATCCCTCGGTGCGTGTCAAGTTTAAATTCGAGGTTCTGCTGCCCACACACCGTATAGGGCGGGGTCGCCCTCGTGTGCTCCGAAGAAGAAGTTGCCTGGAAGCTCGTCGTTGATCGCGTCCGTGAGCTCCTCGATGGTGTACCCGCCGCTCTCGCGCAGGTCGGTGTAGTCGACGCGCTCGGTGTTCCCTTCCTCAATCGCCACGAAGACCTCCCAGTTCGTGTCCTCTACGGCATTGGCCCGCTTGGCATTGAGGGCACGCAGTGTGCCCTCGAACGCCGCGATGAGATCGGACTGCTTCAGCGTGTCCTGACTCACGATCCGTTCCATCTCCCAATTCCTCCTAGAAGGTCGTCCCCTTTGCTCGGGTGGTAGGGCAACCCATCCCCGCTCAATCAGTATGTCGGTGACGCCTGCATACCAGCCGTCACGCCACTGCTCCTGCGGGGTGCTGTCCTCCCCGGCCACGTCGGGCATCAGCCCCATCGCCGTGGCCGGAAGCTCCCCGAGGCGGACTGACATCAGCCCGCTACGGAGTGCGAGTTCATCGACCGCCTCGATCATCTCGACCATCCACAGTTGTCCGGCCTCGTGGCCCTCCCACTTGTGCTCCGGCATGTCCCGCTACCTTCCCCGTTGCGGTTTGGGCCTCCACGGGTTTAGCCCGCTTCTGACCATAAGAGGGCGGCTCGACCCGCCGCCCTGGAGGGTAACTCGTTTACTTGCCGTGGAACGTCGCTGCGTGCGTGCATCCGGGGTTCTCGTTCTCCACTACACGGGTGACGCCTGCCAGTCCGACCGCATCGACCAGCGCGTCCTGCAGGAGGTCGAGGGCGTATGAAACGTCGTCGCTGATGGCCACCTGATGCAGCACGCGGTCACGCGGTTCCTCGTCGGTGAACGGCTCAACCTCCAGCTCCACCAGCACGTCAAGGTGGACTGACGTTATTGGGCTGTGCACGCGCTCGTTGGTCTTGGGCGCAGTCGTCACCTTGCCCCTGGGAGCCCGTTTGTTCGTGCGCGCGGTCGTCTTTGTCTCGTTCATGGCAATGGACCTCTCGGTTTATATCGTGCCGCCCACAGGACGGCGAACAGAACGGAGCCCACAACTGCGGTAATAGTAATGACAAACACATCGAGTCCCTCGATACACGAATTGCCGCTCATCGTCTACCCCCTCAGTATCTTGAGTGCGGCAGCCTTGAACGCAGCTACGAACTCCGTGCGGCCGTTTTCCACCCGAATCCCTCGATGGGTCGCCGCACGACGCGCCTCCCTACTGAGCCGAACGGTTGCGTCGTCGGGGTGGCTACTGGCCCATAGGGCTCCCGCCTGCCCGCCTTGTACCTTCCGTATCTCGTGCCATCCGTCCTGCGATTCGGTCGAGATCGGCATGTCAAGCCGCCTTTCGTGGTTATTATATGGTACCCCGTATCTGCGCCCGTGTCGCAGTTTCTTCAGGCGCGTTCGAGGCCCGCATCCAGTGGTGCCGCGCGCCGACGCTCGATCAGGTAAATCTCGTCGTCCGTGAGCTCCATGAGGGACCTGCGGGCAGGGTCTGGCAAGGGCTTGTGCGGACGGTCCTCGTCGATGGCGTCGCGTAGCTCCTGGATGTCCTTCCTGAGCTCGTCATACCCTAGCTCGTCATACCCTCCCTTGTTCACCCACGACAGGAGCTCCTGGATGTCCTTAGCGTGCTCACTGACCGTGTCGCCCAGCTCGATGTAGTCCCTCTCCAGCTCGTTGAGGTCCGTCGCGGTCGCGCCCTCGGCCTCCATGTCGTCCATGCGCTCGTTGATGGCCTGGATGGCCGACCGGAACGACGCACAGTCGGACCTGACGTCGTTGAGTCCCACGTCGATCTCGGCTCGGCTAGCCGCGATCTTGGCCGCTAGCCCGGCCCTGGCGGTGGTGGCACCCATGGCCAGCTCCGTGAGGGCCGCCGTCTGGCTCACCACGGCCTCGCGTAGGCTAGCGTGGTTGGCAGCGTTCGTGGACACACGCGCTGCGGTGCGCTCCTTGCGCGTCATAGCCCTGACTCCTTTTCGTTTGCCCATTGGTAGGCTCCTTTCAGCTCAAAAGCCCTGACGGGTTTCCCCGCCAGGGCGCGTACATGATGCTCAGATGTAACCGCTACATGTGGTATCTCCGGTCTTGCGTTCCGTCTGTCGAGTGGATGGTCGGGGCTACGGTGGCACATCCTTCCACGTCAGCATCTACTCTGCCTCCGTGTCGGTGTAGATGTAGACGGTCGAGTGCGTACGGGAGCTGTGCATTCCTGTCTCGTCGTCAACCGCGTCTACGTTGATTCCCCGCCGCTCAATGAACCGACGGTCGGCCTCAACCTGCAGTTCCAGCGCCATGTCTACGGCCTGCCCCGCCGTGCAGTTTGAGTAGGATTGCACCACGGCTGCCCTGTCGGCAATCGTCGTCGGGCTAGTCCTCAGTCGCATCTTCGTTCTCCTTGTACCGTAGCACGAGGAACCTGTGTGAGGCGTTTATGAACGCTGTCAGCCACGACTGATCGTAGATTGACAAGAACCCTGCGATTACCGCAGGCTTGGGCATCCCAGGCGGCAGTTCCTTGGTCGGAATCTGCGCCTCCAGCACCTGCCTCTGCGCCGCCCTGCAGGTCTCCCGCATCGTTTCAATGGTGGTCAGATCAAGCTCGTCTCCGGGGTTATAGACCCGCTTGACGCTCTCAGCTGCCCCTTGCGCGTCGCTTTTGGCGCTCAGGCCCACCTGACCCGTGAGGCTCCCGACGTTCATCGCCCGTCCCTCCTCCTGCTTTTGCCCTTGCGCAGCCGCTTGGATGTGCTGACGGTCAGCGACACCAGTCCAAGGACCACGAAAACCACTGCACCGCCCGCCATCACTAGAAGCTGCCCCATTATACTGCCTTCCTTATGATCTCGGATGTTTGGGCGATGCTCAACGCCATACGTCTGCCGCTGCATCTGATAACGTGTCGGAGGTTGCGCGCGTGGAACTCATACCTCTCGCTTGTGCGGGTGTTGTACCCTACGAACTTGTCGATGAACTCGCACTCCGTGAGGACGAAGTGTGCCTTGCCTGGGTGTTCGAGGAGGACTACGACGTCCCCCTCGAAGAACTCGCTTGGGTGTGTCAGGGGGTCCATGTCAGTTGGCATGTTCGCTCCTTTCAGCCCAAAAGCCCGCTGGCACTTCCACCAGCGGGCGTTGCATTGGGCTCTCGTACGATTAGGCTAGCTCGACGGTGTACTCCGTGTCGAGCATCTCGATGTCGCCGCTGCACCCCATACTGTCCCACTCGACGGCGCAGTCCTGCCCGGTCACCAGGTCAAGCGCCTCGTCCTCGTTCGCCGCGTCGACCTCGGTGATGTAGTTTCGGTACTCAGGCACGACGCTGCGTATCATGTAGCGTGGCATCAGTAATCGTCTCCCCATGACTCGCCCGCGTCCGCTTCGCTGAACCAGCTTGGCGCGCTGTGGGACATCTGCGGGACCGGCGGCCTCCCGCGTCCGTTGTTCCCGAGGCCTGGATACGTCACCTCGAACTCGTCGTAGGGTCCGAGCCACGAGTAGCTCGTCTCCCCTTCCAACACGCTCCCGCGTGGGTGGGTGGAGACGCCGTAGAGCGCCTCCTCGTAGTTGCTGTCCGCCCACACCTCGACCGAATCGTAGTCGTTCCCTCGAACTGTGACCTTAGCCATTGCGGTTCATCTCCACGTCTGCGAACACTAGTGCATCGACCATCTCCGCCATCCGTATCACGGCCGTAGCTACGTCCTCCGCTCCCTGTGCTGACTCCATGATCCCGTCGACGCCTAGCACGTCGGGGTGGTTTATCAAAACCTGGAACGACTCTCGAAGCGTCAGCTTGGGCATCCCGTATTTGTTCACTCGTAGCTCCCAGGGTTTGCGACCCATCTCCGCTCGATCATGTTGTCGAGTGCGCCGTGGAAGAACTCGTTCCTCCACAGCGCGAAGTCTGCGAACGAGCCGGTCGACTGATGCCGCGCCGCCTCGCTCTTCGCCACCACGACGAGGTGGGCGAGGTCGATGACCCCTGCCGGGACCATCTCGTCGACCCACTCCCACCCCAAGTCGTACCCCTCAGACAGCATTGGGCACGCCCCTCGTCAGAGTGAACGTCACGGTCTGGTCCAGGTCCAGACCAGCCAACGCTCCCGACACGAAGCCGTCTCGCCAGCAGCACCGGTGCTCGATGCCCAGGCCCTCCGGTCGTAGCTCCTCCTGCGTCGTCCTGAGCTTGCTGACCGGCATTGACATGAGGCCAGCGAGCCGCTGCGCCTTGCCCCACTCCAGCCCCGAGATGAATCCGTCGCGCCTTACGTTCTCCACGCGCGTTCCCTCCGCCTTGCTGCCCGCCATAGCCAGATCATGGTGTCCCTCCAGTTGGTGGTTCTCGGTTCTAGCACGAAAGCCCGCCAGCCGAAGCTGACGGGCGAGGGTAACGTGTTCGCTGTATTAGGCCATTTCGAGCGCTACTTCACGCCCCAAGCGCCAGGCCATGACGTAGGCGCTCTCTTGGTCCTCGTCGCTCTCGTCGAGCCCCACCCTGTTCGCGAGGAACAACCAGGACATCCGTGAGCGTTCCCCCAGCGGGCGTGCATCCAGCACCTTCGACTTGCGCAGTGCGCTCAACTCACCGGCCTCGAAGCCGATCTCCGCCGCGCGTCGCTCCGCCTTGGTCAGCGGTCCCATCCGATCCTCGATGTCGCAGAAGGTTTTGGGCATTAGCTCCCTGCCTTAGTTACGCCTGCCTCGAACGCGGCGCTGTAGACGTCTCGTAGGGTTGCGTGTTGTCCTCGTATAGCGGGCTCGTCCGCCCACCCGTCGAGGTAGTTGCGCCAGTATGTGGCGACCGTCCTGCCGGGCCACCGTGTTCCAGCCAGGCTTCCCGACCAGTAGCCAGCGTCCGCTACCCACTGCGGGGCGGCGTTCACCGCGTCCGAGTAGGTGCCGCCTAGGTAGGCGCGGACGGCTGCGTCCTCTACGAGTCTAACTGTATCGTGGGGCATGTCATCAATCTAGTTACACGAGCTACGTGATGTGCTCATGTCGGTCAGCACAAAGGGCCGCTGGCATTACACCAGCGGCCTTGCGCGCGTATAGGATAAAGGAGTCTAATCGAAGATGGCCAGCGCTCGTTGGGCGTCTTCCAGTTCTGCCATCGCCACCGCTGAGTAGGCGGGCTTGGCGGCGTTCTCCGCCTTGACCACCTCCTCGGTCAGTCGCGTGATCTCGTAGCGCAGCGCTCGTCGGGTGACGAACGCCTCGTGCTGGGTCATATCCCGGTTCAGGGTATTCACGTTGCTCACTCCCGCGATTAGGTGACGTTCTCGTAGCGCTCTTTGAGGTAGTCCACGTTTGCGCTGACCATGCGTATCAGTCGGCCCCAGGAGGACTTGTGCTGCGTGATATATCGCTCCACGCCCTCTAGTCGCTCGATGACGGGTAGCAGCTCCAGTGCATTAGTCGTGCGCTGTCGCCGTGCACCCTCTTCCCAGGCATCCCGGATGAGCTGGTTCACCTCGTCTACTGTGTGTTCGCTGCGAGCCATGATATGGCCCCTTTCAGCGCAAAGGGCCGCTGGCGTTATACCAGCGGCCTCCGTTACTCGCTCCCTTGATTAGCTGCGTATGATGAGCAGCATGATAGCGTCCTCGATACGCTCGAACCGGTCGATAGCAGCCGCTGTGATTAGACGGCCACACTCACGCGCCAGGTGATCCCTGTGCGCAATCGCGGCTAGGATAGCCTCAATTCGCATAACACACTCCCATGATATAGCCCCACACAGAGCCCGTTGCTCTCTCCGCAGGTACAGTACACTGTACTGTAACCTTGGGCGGAATTATGGTGGGGAGACAGGTGGGATTTCAAAACAGATTTAGCCCACCAGTCGCCTTAGATATCTGGGGACAATCCCCCAGGTAGGGTGTTTCTCTCACAGCATAACGCTGTGCCCTAATGACACCAGTACCTCATCAGATTAGGATGCAGAGGAGGCCCGTTGGCCTCCCCTACGATATGCTACAGTATCCGTACCCGTCACGCGCTCTCGAATTGGTCTACAGCCGCGTTGAGCTGAACATCCAAATCCTGAGCGTTGGCGAACGTAGCGCCCGCGTCAGATAAGATGTTCTTGATGACACGCCACAGGGAGTCCCCGTGAGGGCCTTCCCTGAAGGAATCAGTGTCGTCTACATCCCCGGTAAGGCTGCCCATAACGTAGGGAGCCTTACTGCTGCTGCCCAGACCCGTGATAACGCTGAAGCCCCGTACAGAGGCCTCCTTCAGGGTGATAGTCACACCCCAGGGCGCGTCATTGCCTGCCGACACCGCCTGCAACAAGCGCACGTAGCCGCGTCGCAGGTTCCTGGATTCAGGGCCACGTCGCGTGTACGACATTACCCTGTCACCGGTCGAGCCGTTGCTCGCCGCGCCGATAGGAACCGTCACGGTGAGCTCGTCCGCAGTGATGGTGATGACGGTCTTTTTCAGACCAGGCTCCACCATAGCGTTGCGCACGCGCTCAATCAGGCCGCTAGGGACATCCGCCGGTAGCGAATCCGTCACGTCCGCCTTGATAGCGGCCGCAGCGGTCTCCTTGGCCTCCTTGCCCTGCCTTGCCTTGGCCTCCGATACCTTGGACGCGACGGCGGATTTAGCCTCCGCCAGCTCGTCCTGGTCCATCTCAGCCATGAGCGCAGCAAGCCGTTCCTGTTTCGTAGCCATTATTGTACCCCTCCAGATAAGGCTGCCGTTGGAGTCGCACCAACCGCCTGGAGACCATCCCCAGACGCCACTAGGGGCGGCCATAGGGAGGGATACTGTAGCATACGATTCACGTATAGCATGTGGGCTGCATATAGCAGCATACTGCAACAGATTGCCAGACAGTGCAGTGTAAGTTAGCCATAGGCGCATTACGCGCACAGAGGCTGATCAGATAATAGACGTCTCCGGATGTGGGTCGCGCGCCTAATGCGCGCCACCTTCACCTGACTATACGCACGGTCCGTGCCAAGTACGCACCCCGAACGTCCCGGCAAGGTGTAATAAATATTCACGACATCACTCCGTAGTTGCGGATGGCACGCCGTCAAGCCGCGCGGCCAGGCGCATACGCGTATCAACTACACCAGTTGAATTCACATGTCTCCAGAGTGGGCGCCACGCGCCGTATGCAAGGATTGTGCCTAGAATTAATCGCGGGGAGAAATACGCGCGCAACAGAATTGTAACGGCTAAACCAGCGTATTCGAGGGCAATATCGGGGAAGGTGTTCAAATATCGTCTTTGGATTGCGCACAGAGGTCAAATATCGTCTTATACTTGGGGCCGACTAACGCCTTCCAGTTACATGTAAATCTCCTTCCCTCGCCGTGATTCACGAAACAAATATACCGCCGGGATATATTCCACGTAACTACCAGGACAGTGGTTCGGGTACACAAACTAGTTGCGCCCACATAGGGGATGGAAAGTATTTCGGGGTGACATATCAGTGTACACACGGGGACGCGGACTTTATTTTCGCTTGACAAATTAGTCGCCGGTGTATGGAGGGCGTACTATATTTCGGACCAACACACTTGTTGCGCGCGCGATGATAGTAACTGACGTGTTGCGGGAAGAAAGTATTTGCCGTCAACAAATTAGTCGCGGATGTATGGGACGGTCCCATCCGAAAACGCACGGGAGTTTTCGCCCAACTAGTCTGTGTACAGCGTGGACTTATTTTCGGACCAACACACTAGTCGCGGGAGGAAAGTATTTCGGCTCAACAAATTTGTCGAGGGCCCACGATAATTTAGGAACACACACTTGTCGCGCGGGGAAAGTATTTTGACACAACACACTAGTTTCGCTGACGGAATCGGCGCTAAGGAGTTTTTTCATGTAACTCGGTAGATACTAGGTTCGGGGAAATATTCATATCCACTGGGCAGTTGACAGGGGACTTATTTTCACACCAACACACTAGTCGGCCCATGACTGCTGTGTTGCATCAAAATCTCCGGCAGTAGTAACGCGAGTTTCATATCACGTATTAGTTGCGTACCCGGAAAGTATTTCACGTCAACACACTAGTCGCGCCATCTGGAGGGACGGACAACAATGTAAAGTAAAAATCTCCGGCAGTAGAGATTCGTGTTTACGTACACACACTAGTTGCGTACGCTATGATAAACTGCCGTGTTGCGCCATTGGACTTATTTAGGACCCAACAAATTAGTCGCGGATGTACCCGGAAGTAACTGCCGAAAAACGACGGGAGTTTCCGCGCAACTAACGTGTTGGTATAGCGATAGGCATTCCGTGATAACATAGCAGTTGCGTACCCGGAAAGTATTTAGGGCCAACACACTAGTCGCGCCGTATGGAGGCATGGACAATTATGTCGACCCCATAATTTAGTTGCGCCCGTGATATTTAGCCTTCACCGGCGTGTTGCGTACACGGACTAATATGTCACGCAACTGGCTACGGTCTGGGCGGGCCATGGTACCGATTGTATTCAAGAGCAACACACTAGTTGGCCCAGAGTGCGAGCTCAACTCCTAAGTCAGGTAAAAATTTTAGCGCGCCTGGTGATAGTTCGCGCAACCGGGGTGTGTACACAACAAGCGTGTGAGTCGAAAAATTAGTCCGGGTCCGGCCGGGACGGACGAGACGGGCACCGGGATCGAATTCTCACTCAGCATATTAGTTGGCCTTGAAGTGGCCGTGATAGTATTTCGGCTTAACATACTAGTTTGGGCGCTACGCTGGGGGCCCGTGCTGGGATCGAGGCGTATGCGGCAAGGGTATGGGACGGGCGTACATGACGACGCCCACCGGGCGTATGGTGGGCGCGTCCGTATGGGGTGTGTCGTCTAGTAGTCGGCGCGTGGTCGGTCGGCCAACGCTTCCGACTCGGGGTGTACTTCGGTTGCGCTGCTGCCGCTGGTGCGGCGCGTCGGGTCCGGTATGCTGGCGAGTATCGCCTGGTGCTCGGCCTCGGCTTGCGCTTTGATTGCCGCCATAACGTACCCGGCCCGGAAGGCATCCATGATGGCCCGACCCCGTGCGCAATCATCGGCGGGCGCACGTTCCCAGCCCACATACCGTGCCCAGGAATCGTACTCCCCGTCGGCGTTGGCCCACAGCCACCGTGCGCCGTGCTTGTCGGCCTTGCCTGCGGCGTCGCCAGCGTTGAGCGCTCCCTGAATGTCGCCTGCCGTTATGCCGTCTCGCGCCATGATCTTGTCGAGTACTGTTGCACGTTCCATTGTTGGTCCTTTGGGCATGGCCGCGCCCGGATGCGCGGCCGTTGTGTGTTGCGCTTACGCGCCGCTCCAGCATCCGCCTTCGTCCGGGTCCGGTCGGTAAGATGCCATTGTATGGCCCAATTCCTCGACGACTTCCTCCAATTCGGCCGCGCCCGCAACATCGCCACCGTAACGAAGCATCACAGCCGCGTTGCCATAACCTTCGATGGCCTCCTGGAGGCCCGCCGTTGCAGCGTTCATATACGCCACCACGGAAGGCCAATTGTGCGCCATCGTATCGGAGACTTCAATGACGCAAGTGATGCCTTGCGCCTCCAGCGCGGCGGCCTGGTGCGCGGCCGCTTCGTAACTTGCCGCCCGTACCGTTACGGTCATCCCGTTACCCTCCAAGTTGTCACCGTACCATCGAACCGGACTGTAGGATACCATATCCACCGGCCCACGCAAGGCCGCGCGATATTACCCACGCAACTGCTTGTTGCGGGCGAGTTTGGCGTAACCCAGCAGTTGCGCCGGGGACATATCTAAAGACGGTAACGCGGTGATAATATCAACACACTAGTTGCGCTCGAAGTGTCTCTATCACACAACAAACTAGTTGCGCGGTATGGACGGGGACGATATATAATAATGAGTAGCGTTAGATCATATCAACAAATTAGTTGCGCTCGGGCTTGTGTTTTCCAGTAACACACTAGTCGCGCGGTATGGAATGGTTGACATCATGGTGATCTCGTAAATTAGTCTGCCGGGATATATTTCATATCTCACACATTAGTTGCGGGCCGAAAGTATTTCCACACCACACACTTGTCGCGCCCATGTCCGGGTGTAACTCCTATGCTCATGGAAAAAAATAGCAGCGCTCGTGATAACGGGCTTAACTGGCGTGTTGTGTACACTGCTGTGTAAGGTGAAAAATTAGTCGGCGTCCGGGCCGGGGCACGCGCCGGGGGTGCGGGACGAGGGTCTCACACAACACACTGGTTGCGCCCCCCGCTCTATTTCGGTGTAACAAAAAAGTGGAACGCTACGACTACGGCCACGTCCGGAGGGGACGGGCGGGGCAGGAGGCGTACGTGGAAAGGAGCCGCCCGTATGCGGCTCCGTGTGTGTGCTGCTCTACCGGATTGTGTGTCGGTCGGTGACATCTCGGATGATGTCGTATGCCGCCCTTGCGCTGGTCTCCGCTGTGGCGCGGGCGTCCTCGCGCCCGGTCAGGCGGGCGGTGTCGGCCCACCGGATGCAAGCCACACGTGCAGCGTTCAGCGTGTCCACGGCGGCCGCCGCTGCCTTGCGGTAGTCGGCATCAATGTCGGCGGCTTCCGCATTGGTGACTACGACGTCACACTCAATGCCGACGTCCTGGAGGTGTGCGTAGGCTGCCTCCGCCTGGTGACGGTCACCGCATCGGATTAGTACGCGCGTTACGTTGCTTGGGCGTTCCATTGTGCTGCCTTAGTGTGGGGCAGCCCGGATGCCGCCCCGTGTGTTGCGTTGCGTTTACGCGTAGCGCCCGTCGAGCATCGAGCACGCCACGTACGACGCTGTCCAGGCCCGTATCCACCGGGTCCGACGGTCGCCCTGGCAGGCGGGGTCCGTGAAGCGTATGGCGTGCTCGACCACGTCATCGTGCTGTTGCGGGTCCTGCTCGTTGGCCCGGTCGGAGCGGTACGTTCGTACCGCGTCTCCGGCCGCTAGAGACTCTACCGTCCACTTTCGCTGCATTGCCGTTGCCTCCAGTGTGCGGCGGCCCGGATGCCGCCGCGTGCGTTGCGTTGCGTGTGTGTGCTACGCGTTGCGTTCCATGTAGTCTGTCCACGCCTTGAATACGTCGGCCATGGCACGCGCCGCGCCGTCGGCGTCGTGCAGCGTCATGCGTAATGAGACGGCCTGTAGTAGGGGAAAGATGGTGGAGGCCATCCTCCGCGTGGCCGCCTTGGCCTCGTCGCTGCGTACCATGCACTCCAGTGTGCCGTCCGGGTCGGTGTACTTGTCAAGGTGCATTGCGTTGCTCCAGTGTGGCGCGGCCCGTATGCCGCGCCGTGTGTTGCCGTTGCCTACAGGTGGTCGATGATGGCCCGAATGTCGCAGGCCAATTCCAGGGCGTGTTCTCCGGCGCAAGGCGCATTGCCTTGCGTGTACTCCGGCGCGGCCGTCTCCAGCCTTGCGGCGGCCTTGCGCAAGCACCGCGCGGCCATCGCCATCGCCTTGTCGGCCCGTTGAACGTGGTACACACGCTCCAGCCGGACGGACGTTGCAACGGCGTCGTCAAAGACGCGG